ATGAAACATCATTTAAATCAACAACCGGACGAGCTTCAACCGCCGCTAATCTAGATGAAACATCATTTAAATCAACAACCGGACGAGCTTCAACCGCCGCTAATCTAGCGGTAAAATTGCTTAAATCAACTGATGACGAAGACATTCCACCTGATGATGTTTCAATCATTCTTAAACGTTGCTCTAACATAGCTATGTTTCTCAATAACTGTATATTTTCCATTATAATATTATTGTATAAAAAAAAATGATATAATTATAGTACGCAATAATTATAATAATGATTATTCCAATTCGATGTTTTACCTGTTCAAAGGTTATTGCTGATAAATATGATTATTATCATCAAGAAAAGAATAAATTAAAAAATGATGATAGTAAAACTGATAATGATTTGAAATTTTTTAATGATATTCATACAAAAGAAATATTAGATAATTTAGGTTTAATCCGATATTGTTGTAGAAGAAGTTTAATGTCATCAGTTGATTTAATGGATGTTATTTAATATGTTCAAATATATTAAATATGGATATTATCGATATTACAAAATTAAATATTGGCGATATATATAAAAATACACTTCAAACAATTATTGATATTATTAATGATTTAACTTTTTTATTTAATGATGATAATTTTAAAAATTTTAATCAAATAATTGAGATTATCTTTAAAAATGATAGAATGTTTTATATAGGAGTAATATTTATAATATTATCTTTTGTTATATATTTTATAGACGGAGTTTCATTATAAAATGTGGTTTTATAATTATTACATCGCTATATTAATTTTAGCCATAATATTTTTTTTAATTTCAATGCAAAAATTAAATATTTTAATAGCAATTATTATTATTATTATAATTGCTTATTTTTATAATAATAAAATTAATAATTATAATGATAATAATAAATTAAATGATAAAAATATAATTTCTTCAATTAATAATGATATAAAGTATAGACAATATACAAGCGATGAAAATTATTTTTTAAAGAAATTTCCAAATGAAATAAAATATTTACATAAAAGCAAAGAATTATTGAATATTATATTAAATATTCGGTTTATGAAACGATATGATTCCGCAAAATATACAAATATAATATTTCAAATTGATAAATTTTATAAAATTTATATGTTTATATTGGCTGATAGATATGATATCGCAAAATATTTTAGTACTTTTATAATATTGCGGAATGCAATTATTAGAGAATTATATTCAATATATTTAATTTTACCTTTAAAAATGAAATACTATTTTGGATTTGATTCATTTAGCGAACTTAAAATATCAATAACTAATTTTGTTAATTATTCGAGAAAATTAATAACTATACTTGAAAGATATGGTAATCAAGAAAAAAAATTATATTATTTAGATGATACTAAATATAAACCATATGATAATAAAAATATTAATGAAGTTTTTTAATTATAGTAAATCCATTTCTTGAAATTGTAGAGGTAGTAATGAATACTCTTTGAAATTTAATTCACCATATCGAAATGCTTCTTGAGATGGATATAATTCTGCCATACCTCCTTTCTTTGTTTTTTTCATAAAATCTTTTCTGAAAGTTTTTATTAATTTATTAATAAATTCACGCATTACAATTTTTTTATCAGATGTTTTAATAGCTCTCCCACCTTTCTTTTTTAATAAATTATTAAAAGTATTAACATCAACTAATGTATTTAACATATTAATAGGATTATTTAACATATATATTCTATTATATGATATTTTTTTAATAATTATTATTTACTAATAATAATATATAATGACTGAATTTATTCCAAAAATTAGATTAGAAGGGTTTAGTACAAATGAGCCTTTTGTTAAATTTACTCAAAATCAAGAATGGACATCCAGTAATTTTTGTTTACATGTTAACAATGGTTATACAAATCTTAATGGATTAATTATTAACGGATTTGATACAAATAATACTTTTTATACAAGTAATAATAATTTTAATATGTCATTTAATGTTACCGGAAATAGTAATATTATATTTAAAACTAATAATACTGAAAGATTAAGAATATCAAATACAGGTAATGTTGGCATTGGTGCATCAACGTCGGAATATAAATTAAATGTTGCAGGAACAATAAATTCAACATTAATATATAAAAGCGGAAGAGAGTTAGATAGTATTTATTTATTAATTAAAAATAATTATTGGTTATTAAAAAATAATATTTTATATACAGACCCTAGTTCAAATATTGATAAAATTGGAATTGGCAATACAGACCCATTAGGTTATTTACATCTTGGCTCTACATCTACTACTAATTGCGATGCTAATATTATTTTATCTAAAAACACTAATTCAATTAATCGTAATTTTAAAATTGGCTATGATGATAGTTTTAATTTTTCATTTGGTGATTTTGGCAATGCTTCTACACCAACACCAACATGGACAAAACAATTTTATATCAACACAAGCGCACCTCAAAATTCATTAATTATTAATAAAGACGGAAATATTGGGATTGGAACATCAGACCCAAGCGATTTTAAACTTAATATCAATGGTTCTTTAAATGCAACTAGTTTAAAAGGAAATGGTTCTGAACTAACCAATTTAAATTATGATAATATTACTACAGGTAAACCAAATTTAGGTAATTTAGATAATTGGATTAAAAATGATAATGACAACTTTATTTATAATAAATATTTAGGAGCTAATACTACTATAGGTATTGGTTTTACTGCAGTTATTCCGGGGGATATAATATATACATTAGCTGTTGCTGGTCGTATTTATTCAACAGTAGGATTTTTTATTAATGGAAAAAATATTGATGATACATATATATCAAAACAAGATGCTATTGTTACATATGTATCAAAAACTGTATTTAATGCATCAAATATATGGCAATATAATCGTGCAAGTGAGAATATTACTGTATTCCCTGATTATAATAATAAGTTAATAACATTAGGTAATTCATCTAGTCCAACAACTAGTACTTTATTATTAGATGTAAATGGAACAATTCAAGCTAATTATTTTTCAGGTGATGGAACTGCAATAGATAATATTCAATGGGGAAATATTAACAAATTTGGTATACCTAATTATGTGATACAAACTAAATTAGATGAAGAATATTATAATAAAACATATATAAATACTACATATTCAAATAATATTTTGCAAACTATTAATAGAGGCTTTACATCTAATATTTATTTTAATGAGTTGGTAACTAGAGTAGATGAAGTTTATCTTGGCATAGATCTACGTGCTGTTGCTTTAAATATATCAAATTTGGCATTAAGTGGTAGGCTTACGATTTATTATTCAAATATTATAGATGTGCCATTTATTTTTCAAGTTACTAAATTAGGTCTTATTGAAACAAGAAGATATGGTTTTAATACTAATTTATCATCTGAAGAAATTGTAAATATAGGAGGTAGTTTAAAAGCTACAACTATAAAATCAGTAGAAAGTATTTATGAAAATGGTTCAATGTTAATTGATACATATATATCATCAAATAGATATCATAATAGCATTGTAAATTATGATAAAATAATTGACAGAGTTAAATCACATTTTGCAAGTGAAAAAACATATCCGCCTCAGTTATCTACTCCAATATTTAATACTTACTCAAGCACAATTTCAAATGCATTATATGGTAATGGTTTTTATGAAATGCAATCATCTACAAATTTTATAATTTTAGCTGCAGTTAATAATACTTCATTAAGAAATGAAAATGCACCAGCTTCAAATTTATTTAATTATAATGGTTCAACAACTTCATGGTCTACAGGTAATTTATATAAATATAATTCTCTTTTACCATATGGTATATCTACACCATCGTCGCAAGAGGCGGATAACTATCCTATACTTGCTACTAGAATCACAATTGATAGAGTAATATATGGACATTGGATATTATTATCTTATTCTGAAAAAATTATTGCATCAAAAATAGATATTATTATTAACAATCCAGACATAGATAATTCTGAATTAAATAATGCACCAAAAATAATAATACTTTTAGGAACAAATATTAATCCTTTTATTAGAACTACCTATATAGATAATTATATCAATCAAAATGCTTCAGCAACTAATTTAAAGTGGAATATATTAGTGGATAATTATAGTATTGATAATTATATTGGGTCTACTGCAACAATTAATATTGTAAATAATACTACAGCATATAATCATTATAAATTAATAATTACAAATTTATTTGGTAATGGTGAGCAGTTAAAAATACAACAATTAAAATTATATGCATTTGAAAATAAAAAAGAATGGACACATTCGGGTAATAATATTTATAGTTTATCTAATATTAGTATCGGAACTATCAATGATTTATCACCATATATATTAAATGTTAATGGTCATATTTATTCTTCATCTAATATTTATGCAAATTCTAATATTGGTATTGGTAATACTGCACCATTAGGTAATTTACATATTGCGTCACCTTCCATTACTAGTGATGGAACATTAATTATTTCTAAAAAAGATAATATTAATAATCGTAATTTTAAATTTGGATATGATGAAAATTTTAATTTTACATTTGGTGATTATGGTAATGCTTCTACACCAACACCAACATGGACAAAACAATTTTATATTCATTCCAATGCACCTGTAAATTCATTAATGATTAATACTATGGGAAATATTGGCATCGGAACAATAAATACTTCCTTAAATCAAAAATTAATTGTAAATGGAAACACAACAATATCGGGAAGTATTAACCAAACTGATAATGGCACATCTAATATATTTAATTCATATATTTATACATCTAATAATATATTTATATTATCAAATCTATATGTTAATTCAAACATTTATGCTTCTAATAATATTTTTATTTCATCAAATCTTAATGTAAATGGAATATTAAATACATCTAATAATATAACCATTAATAATTCAACTAATTCAAGTACATCTTTAAATATTCAATCATTTATTAATAATATTGGCATATGGAATGGATGTACTGCTTTAGCAAATACACAATATATATCATCATTTATTGGTAAAAATAGTACAAGTAAAAATGGATTTTATAATAATTATTATCATTTTGATAATAATAATAATAATTATTTATCATGGTCTGCTATAAATAATCCTTCATCAACTGATATTATTTTATCAATGACTGCTAATAAATATATAGGTATTGGTATAACTAATCCAACTGCTTTATTTCAAATTAGCAATGGTGGTAAATTTAAAATAAGTCCAAATGATAATGATTATGCATTAATCGGGTTATCAAATATGGATGGTAATTCTAATACTAAAATATCTTTAGTTGGCGGAATAAATCAAAGAATTGAATATTATGCATCAAATGGAGGTCATATTTTTTATACTAGTAATGGAAATGAAAAAATGCGAATAAATAATTCAGGAAATATTGGGATTGGCACAACATCAGATTTATATTTATTAAATGTTAATGGTCATATTTATTCTTCATCTAATATTTATGCAAATTCTAATATTGGTATTGGTAATACTAATCCATTAGGTAATTTACATATTGCATCTCCTTCCATTAATAGTGATGGAACATTAATTATTTCTAAAAAAGATAATATTAATAATCGTAATTTTAAATTTGGATATGATGAAAATTTTAATTTTTCATTTGGTGATTATGGTACTAATACTGATAATCCTTCATGGACAAAACAATTTTATATTAATTCCAATGCACCAGCAAATTCATTATTAATTAACACTTCAGGTAATATTGGTATTGGTAATACTGCACCATTAGGTAATTTACATATTGCATCACCTTCAATTACTAGCGATGGAACATTAATTATTTCTAAAAGAAATATTAATAATATTAATCGTAATTTTAAATTTGGATATGATGATGATTTTAATTTTTCATTTGGTGATTATGGCGATTTTAATGCTAATCCATCATGGAAAAAACAATTTTATATTCATTCCAATGCACCCGCAAATTCATTAATGATTAATACTTTGGGAAATATTGGCATTGGAACAATCAATACTACATTAGACCAAAAATTAATTTTAAATGGAAATATAGTACAATTGTCTTCAGGAGGACATCCAAATACTTTTCAAAATGCTATATGTATTAATACTACATCTATAGTAGATGATAATAAATTGAATGTTAATGGAAATGCTAATATTCAATATTTATTAACAACATCTAATTTAACTGTTTCTGGTGGTTTAGATCCTACAACAATATTATATGGTAAAGTTGGAATTAATACAACAGTTACTAGTGGTGAAAATGTACATATTTTTAATAGCACACGAATAACCGGAAATTTGAATGTAACAGGTAATTTGAATGTATCATCTCAAATTAAAGAGAATGATACTTTTTTAAATGATACTTATGTTAAAATAATTAATTTAAGTAATTTATCAATGATTAATTACAATTTAAGAAAGAAATTTGGGTATAGAAATGTTACAACAGGAGCATCAGGACCAGCAGGAACACCTGCGTTTGTAGATAATTCAACTAATTATTATAAATTTGATATTAATTTAACTAGAGTTACAACATCACTTGTAAATACTATAAATGGAAATACAGTTAATTATCGTTCTTTTAATATTAAATGTTTTTTAACAGATTGTAGTTTTGAAACTTTTAATAATGGTGTTCCAAATATTCTGCAATATGATGTTTATATGTCAGATAATCCAATTGAACCATTTTGTTATCCAGCACCAAGCATAAATAAAATAACAGGATTAAATATTTGTGCAATTGGAACACCTGAAAATTATAAATTAGATAATATATTACCCTCTTATATTAGTTTATTAAGATATGATGACTCTGCAAATAGGTTTAATTATTTATCAATAATTTCACCATATTCAAATCTTCAAGTATCATATATAATTGAGGATTATTTAGCTTAATTTTTTTTATATAAAAAAATGATTTAATATCTTTATAATTATTATTATCAATATTTGCAATAAAAGCAATGATATCTTATGAAAAAATATATAATATCATTACATCTATTGAAAAAATAGCATTAGAAACGAATGGTATAATATGGGGTGCTTATGTTACATCAAAAATATTACATGGTTATTATTCAAATATATATTATAGTCAAGATTTAGAAATAGATAAATATTGGAATAGTTCATATCATATTGAAACAATTGATAGAATATTTAATTGCTTTAATATTTCAATATGTTTCCAAAAAATAAATAACTTCTCTAAATTTATGAAAAAATGTAATGAAAATAATATAATTATCAATATCTTTAATGAAGAAGATGATATATATATGAATATTGAAAATTGTCCTGAAATATCTATCAATATAATATTACGTTCTCATGGTAATATGATGCCGCCATTTAGAAAATTATTATTTTTATGTGATGGTTTTATTATGCATAATGTTAATAATAAAACTATAATTGAATATTCCAGGAATACTGGAACAGTTATTGATTATTTAGATAATAAAAAATTTAAAATTGTTGAAAATAATATTATTGATGATATTTATAGAAAAAAAACTATTATATCAGATATTGATGAAGGAACAATATTTGATATATATTCAACTATATATGATGGTTGGGAAATTGCTAATTTACCATATTCATTATTGTCTTCAAATTATAATATTGATGATACACCCTTAATTAAATTTGCTGAAAATAATTGTTTCATTTGCTTAGAAAAGATATTTAAGGAAAATAAAACGATAGAAGAAACAGCAATTATTTATAGTAATATTTCAAATCCAAGGTCATATTATTATCCAATTCATCATAAATGTATAATTGAATATATATTACATAAGAATTCAAAAAGATTTACATGTCCATTAAAATATGTAATTGACTTTAATAATTGTAAAAAAATGTTTAATTATGAATATTATTTATTAAATAGAAATAAATATAATTATTAATATTATTATAAAAATGAATTTAGATATTTTTGTTAATTATATTATAGATGACAATAATAAAGGTAAAATAATAATATTAGATAAAGATATTAGTTTAATTAAATTACAAAGATATTTATGTAAAGTTATTAATAATTGTTTTGTATTTATTGATAATAAATATGATGATTATTATGATAATATAGTATATCAATTATATAATAATAAAATTTATGGTATTATAAAACAAAACAAAAATACTTTTTATATATGGAAGGTTAAATAATAAATTAAAATAATAATTATTTATAGATACGTCATGAATATTAATTTATTATTTTTGCTTATAATAATATTTATATTAATAACATTTATAATAATATTTTTTATTTTATTTAATTATAAAAAAATAGAGAAATTTACAGAACAAGAGAAAATACCTCCCATATATTTTCCACCATTAATTAATAATAGTGAAATTACTATATTATATAAAGTTTCCCCTGAAATTCAAATGGATTCAGAAACATTTACTGAAAGTTCATATAATGCTATAACTAATAGAAATATAAATATTAAAGAAAAATATGATATTACTGACACTATAAATGTTGCTAATAATTCATCAAATGGATTTGGAACATATTATATTCAATCATCTTTTTATGCAAATGGTAAAGTAGATGAAAATAATAATAATATAGCAAGAATATTAAATAATACTAATACTACTACTCATGTTGCTTTACTAAGTCCTAATTTATTTAGGCAAATTAATACAATCAATTGGATATCTATAAAATATCCTGATAGATTTCAATTTAGTAGAATACAAATATCTGCTGTAGCAAAATTTAATACAAATACTTTATCAGGAACAAATATATCTATTGAAAATATTAGCCATGATAAAATATCGATTGGTTCAGTTAATAATTCAACAGGAATATCATTTAGAATTAATTCAACTGTTGAAACAATTTTAAATAGCGATATAGTTACATTTATATATTCAATAAATAATCCTATTGTAATTGATAATTTATATATTATTTTTGGAGCATCTTTAAGAATTGTTCCATTACACAAAATAGAAATATTTGGATATCCAATAAATTCAGATATATATGTTGATATATCAACATCTACAGATGTTCAACAAGAAGATGAAAGTGTTGGTGTTTTTACATCAGATATAAATTTGCAATTTCCTGTTGTGTCTTCAAGATTAAGAGTAGATGCTTCACAGGAACAAGACTCCAGTTATATTACTGAATCAGTACCTATATATGAAAATTATAGAGCATTATTAGAAAATAATACTTTACCATGGGCAGTATATAGTGCGTCAAAAATATCAGGTAATATTTTAGGTGATGTATATAACAGAGCATGTAGAAATGCAACTATAAAAGGAACTTATTCAATTAAGAGTGATAATATACCTTCCATAAATAAAAATATTACTTATTTGGACGGTGATATAAATACAAGTATAACTTTTCCAGCAGGTAGTCTTCCTATTAATTATACAATTTGCATTATAAGTAAATATACTAATCCAAATAATAATAGAGGTAGAATATTAACATCTGATTCAGAAAATAATCCTAATTGGTTACTTGGTCATTATAATAATAGAGCAGTTGGAGCAATGTTTAATGATACAGATGTATATATAAATAATTCATTTGATAATGCAAATACTAATTGGAGAGTAAGTTGTGTTAAATCAAGAGCAAGAAATGTAAGCTATGGTGTAATATTTGATGATGTTCCTGTTGCAACCAAACAAGTAGGGATTAATAATAATACTAATGCAAGATTAGCAATAAATGGTATTGGATATAAAAATGAATTATCTGATTTTGGATTTTCATATTTACTTATATGGGATTATGCATTATCTGATAATGAATTATTAGTAGTGTCAAGAACATTAACAAATTATATTAGAACAGGTGATGAAATACCATTAATATCTAATTCTTCTTCTTATACAAATGAAAATTCATTAAATTATGGTACAAAAGAAAACCCTGGACAATCAGCAATTGATATTAAAAATAAAACTTGTACAAATATAGACGGTATTTATTGGATTAAAGACCCTACAAGAAATAATGTGGCAAAACCAATTTATTGCATTATGGATGAGAGTTTTCAAGGTGGTGGATGGATGTTAGCAATGAAAGGAGATAAAAATAATACAATATTTGCATATGATGGAGTAGATGCAAATAATAAAAATTATTGGACATCTGATAATGTATTTAATGAAAATGATATTGATACATCATTTGCAACTAGTGCTAAATATAATATTTTTAATTATCATCCTGTTAAAAGTTGCATGGCTATATTTGATATTGGGCGAGATGAAAATAATATATTAAATAAATATGGTTGGTCATGGATTGATGATATTCCTGGAAAATTATCATTAAAAGAGTTTTTTAGACAAAACAAATCATTTTTTGCATATTATAGTAGTGGTAATTATGATTTAACTGATTCTAACAATTATAATCAGTGGTTTACAAATACTAGAAATGATGCAATTATTATAAGAATTGCAAGTAAAAGGGCATTTGATGAAATGTATATAGATAAAGTATATTCAACAAAATATTGGTCACGTCAGGAAGAATTCAAATCATATGGATTTAATATAAGTAATCATTCTTGGAATCATAAAGTTAGATGGGGTGGTGTTTTTAATGAAAATCACGGAGGAGTTCCTAATTCGAGTGATGTTTCAGGAGGTATAGGATTATCAAGTAGAGGATGGGGTGCAGGAAATAGTCCTATTTGTTGCGAATCACATCCAGGTGCACATGCACAACAAATGGCTTTTAAATGGTTTATAAAATAAAATTATATAAAAATAAAATATATATATAAATTAAATATAATGTTTTCTGATATTCGCCATTTCATTTCATTAACATCAAAATCAAATATTGAATGTATTCAGAATTATGTTCCCTTAGTTTTTCCATCAGGTATTCCGGATGAGGTCAATTATTATAAAGATGCTAAAATTTGTTTAAGTGAAGTAGTAGATGATGCATCAAATAATTAATGATTTTTAATTATTTTTTTTAATTATTATAGATACTACCTATAATAATGAGTGCTGCAGGATTTGACCCGGTGTTAATATTATCAGTAATTATAATGCAAATAGGTGCAAGACATCTAGATTTAGAATTGACAGATTTTCAAAAGAAATTAATTAAAAATAAAATAATTCAAGGAATTATATTATTTGGTCTTGTTTATATACCAGTTAGAGATATTGGGAAAACAATAATGATTTTATTATTAATTTATTTAATAATATATGTTGTATTTAATGAAAATAATAATTATAATTTATTTTCAAAAAAATATCTATATAAGGAGGGTATAATTTCGAATTATAATGATTTTAAAAAGAAATATTATAATAATTTATCAAATTTAATTTAAAAATAAAAAATGATTATATATTTAAAATTAACTTATATAATAAATAGATATGTCAATATATAATGAATTATCATATAATGCTCAAAAAGTTATTATCGAGGAAGTTAAAGGAATTCAATTTAGTGTTTTAGGACCGGATGAGATTATTAAACGTTCAGTTGTTAAAGTAACTAAAACGGATACTTATGCAGGTAGTGAACCTATTGTTGGTGGTTTATTTGACCCCCGTATGGGTGTATTAGAACATAATAAAGTTTGCACAACTTGTGAACAAAAAAATGTATTTTGTCCTGGTCATTTTGGACATATTGAATTAGCAAAACCTGTATATCATGCAATGTTTTTTGATATTGTTAAAAAAATATTAAAATGTGTTTGTTTTAGATGTTCTCGAATGTTAATATCTCAACATACAACCATTGAAGAATTAAAGAATGAAATGACACGTATATTAGCTATTAAAAATAATCAGAAAAGATGGGAAGCATATTTTAAGTTATGTAATACAACTACTAAAATTAAAATTTGTGGTGATGATAAACATATTGGATGTGGTAGTAAACAACCGGATAGATATAATAAAGAAGCATCAATGAAAATTATAGCTGAATGGAAAGATAAATCCAAGGAAACATCAGTTCAGCAAGAATTTACGGCTGAAGATGTTTTAAGAATATTCAAACGTATTACAAATGAAGATATGGAATTAATGGGATTTAATCCAAAATGGAATAGACCTGAATGGATGATATGTACTGTATTACCTGTTCCACCTCCTGCTGTTCGCCCAAGTATTATTGAGGAAAATGGACAAAGAAGAGAGGATGATTTAACTCATAAATTAAGTGATATCATTAAAACTAATAATAATATCTTTGACAAAATTACTAAAGGAGCAAGTGAAGAAACAATTAAATTAATTACGATGGTTCTTCAATATCATGTCTTTACATTTATTGATAATCAAATTCCCGGATTAGCTCCTTCTCAACAGAGAAATGGGCGTCGTCTTCGTTCTGTCTGTGATAGAATGAAGAAGAAGGAAGGAAGAATTAGAGGAAATTTAAATGGCAAACGTGTTGACCAATCCGCACGTTCTGTTATTACACCTGACCCTTATATTAGTATTGATGAATTGGGAGTTCCTATTCGCGTAGCTTTAAATATCACTTTTCAGGAAACTGTGAATGAATATAATATTGAAGAAATGAGAAAATTAATTATGAATGGTTCAAATAAATGGCCTGGTGCTAAATATGTGAAAAAAACAAATGAATTAGGACCTATTAATTTAAAATATGCTGATTTAGGTAAAATTGCTGCTGAACTTCATTATGGTGATGTGGTTCATAGACATTTAAATGATGGTGATTATGTTTTATTTAATCGCCAACCATCTTTACATAAGATGAGTATGATGTGTCATAAAGTAATTATAATGCCTTATCAAACATTTAGATTAAATGTATTAGATACACCTCCATATAATGCAGATTTTGATGGAGATGAAATGAATTTGCATTGTCCTCAAAATATTCAAACGATGAGTGAATTAAAAGATTTAGCTGCTGTTCCTTATTTAATATTAGCTCCGAGAGATGGTAAACCGAGTATTGAAGTAGTTCAGGATACATTGGTTGGTTCTTTCAGAGCATCAAAAGATTATGTTGTAGTTGCTGATAAACAAATGGCAAATTTGCAAATGGTTAATAGTTATTTTAAAGGTAAATTAGAAAAACCATCAAAAGATTTTACATATACAGGAAAGGATTTATTTTCTGAAATTATGCCTCCATCATTATTCATTGAGATGACTAATAAAGCAGGTGAAAAAGTAATTATTAATAATAGTAAATTAATTTCTGGAACATTAGATAAATTAGTATTTCATAATATTACGAATGGTTTAATTCCTGTTATTTATCATGATTATGGACCTGTTGAAATTAAAAAATTCTTAGATAATACACAAAGATTAATTTGTAGATGGTTATTAACATCTGGTTTCAGTATTGGTATTAGTGATTTAGTTACTGATACAAGCACTGATTTAGAATTAAATAATAAAATCAAGGAAATGAAAGCAAGTGCATATAAAAAATTAGAAGATATGAGAAAAGGAGATTTAGAAAATAATTCTATATTTTCAAATGAAGAATTTTTAGAAAGAGAAATTATTGGAATTCTTAATCAAACTACAAATGAAGTTGCAAAAATTAGTTTAGCTAAAATTGATGAAAGAACTAATCGCATGTTTAATATGGTTAAATCTGGTTCAAAAGGTAAAGAAACAAATATTGCTCAAATTATGGCATGTGTCGGACAGCAAAATGTTGATGGACGACGAATTGCATATGGTTATACCGATAGAACTTTACCTCATTATACTAAATATGATGATGGACCTGAAGCTCGTGGATTTGTTGAGAGTAGTTTCATTAGTGGTTTATCACCTCAGGAAGTATTCTTTCATGCTATGGGTGGTCGTGAAGGTTTAATTGACACAGCCGTTAAATCAGTTACAGGCGATACACCTATTATTATTATTGAAAATGGAGAATGTAAATGTGTAAATATTGGAGATTGGATTGATTCTAAATTAGATAATCCAAATAATAAAAAAGATATAGAACAATTTGGACCGGAAGATATGAATATGGAAATGTTAGGATTATCTAATGAAATTTATATTCCTACTGCTGATAATGATGGAAATACTAGTTGGGGTGAAATTACAGCAATTACAAGACATGATCCACAAGAAGATTTATATAAAGTTATTACACAAAGCGGTAGAGAAATTATAGTACCAAATTCAAAAACTCTATTAATTTGGAATGAAAAAGAATTTGAGGCAATTAAAACAGAAGAAGTTAAAATTGGAGATTATGTTCCAACAACTATTTCTTTACCTGAACCTCCTATAATTAAAAATGAAATAGATATGTCATTAGATAAAATATCTAAATTTGAATTAAATAGAGAAAATGGTGTATTCATTGGATTATTTATAGCAGTTGGTAATACAAGAGATTTTACTGAAAGTGTTTCAATTACTACAGAAGAACCTTCTTTATTAGAATTTGTTAAAAATTGGTTTGAAAAGTTTAATATTACATATAAAACTGAAACAACATCTATTATTGGTAATAGTTCATTATTAGCAAGATTTTTAGATAAATTTGTAGGAACTAATTCCTATAATATTCCAGATATTGCTCATATTGCACCTAAAGAATTTATAGTTGGATTATTAGATGGTTATTTTTCAGGAGATTGTTCTGTTAAAGAAGATGGGGAAATTACAGCTACATCATCTTCTGAAAAATTAATTCAAGGTATTAGTTTATTATGTAATAGATTAGGAATATTTGGTAAATTATCAGTTAACTTAAATACAAATATGATAGATATTACTGAACAATGGAGTAGAAAATTTACAAGTGAAATAACATTAACAAATAAAAGTAAAAACAAAAGATTGGAAATTAATAATAATAAAAGTAATTTACATAAAAATTATAAAGAACATAATAATATTGTATTAGATAAAATTATTAATATTACTATTTTAAATCCTGATGAAAAAGTTAATTATACAAAGTTATATGATTTAACAATTCCTTCAACTAAGAATTTTATGAATATTACCGGTTTAACTGTATACGATACCTCAGAAACTGGGTATATTCAAAGAAGATTAGTAAAGGCAATGGAAGATGCAAAGATTAATTATGATAATACGGTAAGAAATGCTAATGGTGCAATTATTCAATTTATTTATGGCGAGGATGGGATGGATGGATGTAAAATAGAAACTCAATTAATTCCAACGATTGAGATGAAATTTTTAGATATGGAAGTTAAATATAATTTAACAAATGCGGATAAATTGGAAAGTTATTTAACATCTGAAGCAATAAAAACAATAACAAAAAATACATATGATAGATGTAAGGAGCATTTTAAATCATTAATTGAAGATAAAAATTTTATTATAACAAAAGTTAATAAAAATAAAAAGAGTAGTATTATTAATTATCCAATTCCATTTAATAGAATTATTAAAACATGTATTAAGAGACGTGAATCAAGTAATATCAAAGCTACTTTAACTGATTTAACACCTGATTATATTTTAGATAAAATAGATGAATTGATTGAAAACTTATATATTAAAGATACTGAACAAGGGATGATATATTTTCATATGTTATTAAGAGTTTATTTATCACCTAAAAAATTAATAATTGAACAAAATTTTAGTAAATCAATGTTTGATTGGCTTGTTTTACAAGTTTATGAATATTTTAAAGAAGCAATTGCACAGCCAAGTGAAATGGTTGGAATTATTGCAGCACAAACAATTGGAGAAATGGGAACACAAATGACTTTAGACTCATTTCATGTTTCAGGAACAGCAGCAGCGGTTAAAGCTACAAGTGGTGTTCCTCGATTGAAAGAAATTTTAAGTGCAACAAAGAAAACAAAAACACCAACATTAATTATATATATGAAACCTGATGTAGCATCAGTTAAAAATCCAAAAATGGCGGAAGATGGAATTGAATATATTGATGATAGAATTGAACAAACTAAAAGTATTGCAATGTCAATTAAAAATTCAATTGAAATTACAAATCTATCAAATATATTAGAATATAGTGAGATTTTCTGGGATAGTGGTAAATTAGATACAACTATTGAATCGGATAAAGGAATATTAGATATTTATAAGAAATTTGCGGCATTGGATAGTAGTGCAAATAAATGCAGAAGTGATTCACCATGGGTATTACGAATGAAATTTAATAAAGAAAAGATGAATGCATTCGGATTAAGAATGATTGATATTTATACAAAATTAAATAAAGCATATAATAAATATATTGATTGTGTTTATAGTGATGATAATGCGGATGAATGTATTTTCAGAATTAGATTAACCGAATATGCATTAAAAGATATTGAAAATAAAGATGAAGTTGCTGCATTAAAAGCAATGGAACATAATATTGTTTATCAAGTATTATTAAAAGGTATTAAGGGTATTAATAAAGTATCCTTAAATAAAAAGAAATATGATATTTATAATTTGGAGGAAGAAACTTTTGATAAGGTTGTTGAATGGGTATTGGATACTGATGGAACTAATTTAATTGAGATATTATCAAATCCAAATATTGATGCAACAAGAACAATATCAAATGATATTAGAGAAATTTATACAGTCTTAGGTGTTGAAGCAGCAAGAAATGCTTTATATCATGAGTTAGTTAATGTAACGGGAGAAGGTTCGATGAATTACAGACATTTATCATTATTAATTGATACTATGACATTTAGAGGTAATTTAATGTCAATTGACCGTCATGGAATTAATAGAAATGCTAGCAGTGCATTAAGTAAATCATCATTTGAGGAAAGTGTTGATATGTTGATTAACGCAAGTATATTTTCAGAATATGATAATACGAGTGGTGTTTCACCTCAGGTTATGTTAGGTAAAGTGCCAAATTGTGGTTCAGGAAACTTTGATATAATATTGGATGAAGAACATTTGATGGAATTGATTAAGGATATAAAACAAGTTAAAGAAAATAAATATAATTTAGATGATGTAGTTGAAGACGAGGATGAAGACATTGATTGTTTAGAAGAAAATCTAACATTTAATATTGCATCAAATAATAAAGATGAATGTTATAAGATTGAAGAACCAACAATAACAATTATATAAAAAAAAATACCAAAAAATAATTTTGATATATATAAATATTCTTTTTTAATCTTTGAACAAGTCTCTGATATTATCAGTAATGAATGTTTTGCTTACTCCATTTTCAGATGTTAATCTGACATGATAATCACTATTATGATGTTTCACGATATGAAATGAGATAGCCTCTTCACTATTAAACATATTCATGATATCTTCCTTTGAACTTTTATATACCATTGTAAAATTAATAACTTTTTTAATATTCAATTTTTAATATAAATACAATAAAAATAAAACTTATTTTTTTGAAAAGCAAAAACAATTTGTTTTTATTTGATTATTAATTTTTAAAGCTCCATCTGCACATGTAACAATTGTATCAATAATATCAAATATTATTTTATTTTCTAAAAGATTATTTATAGAATTTATAATATTTACATTATTAGATTTGATAAATATATTATCATTATCTTTAGTAAATTGCTCCAATATACTAATAACTAATATTTTTTTATCAGGACCTTTTAAATCTTTTAGTGTTTCAATTTCTTCCATAACAAATGTAATTAATTGAATAGCATTAATTGAATTAAAATCAATATTATGATTAATTAATTTTGTTTCAATATTATTTTTATCCATATTATATAAATATAAATATTATTTTTGTGAATTTATATGTTCGTTTATTAAATATTTAATAACTAATGGAACATCCGCCATTTTAATATAGATTGATTTATCACTTATTGGAATTATATTTTTATCAACAATTAAACTATAAATAGTCTTAAAATCATCATCTGATTTATATAAAATAATTAGAGGTCTATTTTCATAATTAATAGTAGGTGCTTTATAAAAAGTAGATGATAATAATAAGTCTTCTATATCACCTCTGATAACGGGAACATCTTTATTATTAGCTCCATATTTACTGCGATGAATAGTAATAATATTAATATTTAATATTTTAGACATTGCTAAAATATGATAATCATTTGGATATAATGGTTCTTTAATATTACTTATAATTGAAGTGAATAATAATTTACGGTCATTATTAGTAATAGTGCTATAATATTGTTCCCAAAAAATATTAAAATTAATGTATTTTTTACCGATAGCATTTGATAATAATATATAAAAATAGGGGTCATCAAATAAAGATTTTAATAATAATTTGACGGATGAATAATCTTTAGCTGTAAAAATAATTTGAATATCATTAAATGCTGAAGTTTCTAAATCGGAATAAGTTGTTTTAATGTTTAGATATTTGGCTAACCATAAATAGAAATCTTTAATAAAATTTTTATCATAATTATTATTTTTTATATAAATCATATTACTCCATGTTGATTTTTTATGCATTGTCCATTTACTATTTAATTTTTCTTGTGTTCCATTAAAAATTGCTGGAAGTTGAATTTGTTCATCTTCAATATTTAAATTATAAATATAATCTTTTGTTTGGAAATTAGTAAATGCATTATTTGGCGTTGATGGATGATAAATTAATAATTTAGATGGTATATGATGTTGAATAGCTATTTGAGAGAAAATGAATTGCGTTTTATCCTCTTTTATTAATGGATTTAAGAAATCATATTTATAATAAATAATAAAATCATTCAAAAATCTTTTAATGTGATTTTTACTTATAAATGGTATCTCTTCTAATATTACTCGTAATTTTGCTTTTTCAGGATTTTTACTTAAATTAAGTTCCTTAAATAGCTTTTGTATTCTTTCATTTCGATTTAAGGAAACTAAAGAATTAAATGTTTTATCGGATAAATTTAAAATATTGATATAAATCATAAGTTGTAATTGATACCATTTTTTATTGTCAATAGTATTTATTAATTGATATTTGTATAAATCGTCAATAATTTGAGAATGAATAATATCATTAGTTAAAGGTAATTTTTTAACAGTTAAATTATAATAATATTCAAATTTAGTTGTTGTTATTAACTCGCCAAAATCAACATTAATATTTAAGATATTACATTTATCAATAAATAAATCATAATCTCTAATTAGGACATTAATATTAACATCATTGCCAATAATATCATCATAAAATAGTATTTCTATTATATCTAAATCTATAATTAATCTTGGTAAAAAACTAATGCTAATTTTATCAGTGATAATAAAAAACCCTGATTTAGTGATAAAATGTGTAATAGATAAATCGCTATTTATAACAATAGTTGTAATTATAAATTTTTCTTTCATACCTAAATTATTAACTTTGCTCCATGAATGTAATGAATAAATATTATTAAAGATTGTATAATTTTCATTATATGTATGTTTTAATATGCTACATTCATTAAATAATTTTTTGATATGTTTGTATTCATTTAATGGTATTAATTTTTCACCATCAATTCCTTTTATTTTCAATTCAATTGGTTCAAAATAATATTTATCTTTATAAAGCATTAATATTTGTCCATTAAGTTCCATAGAGCCAATTAAATCTTCAAAACTTGTATAATAGGGACATATAATTGATGTTGTATCTCCTTGTTTTTCCCAAATAACTAAAAGAACATTATAAAGAGAACTAATTAATGAATATAGATAATAAGGAGATTTGCTTGTTGGATAATCATTTGAGCGAATATAATCTAAAAATTTTTTATAACTTTTAAAAATTCCCAAAAGTCGAGATAATTTATAATTAGCTTTTTCAAAATTATTAATTTTAGAATTTAAATGAAATTTTTCTAAATGTTTTTCCAATTCTGATATTAATAATTTATTATTTTCAGGTATGATTGGTAAATTATCCATGAAAGCTTTACATACATTACCATTTTCTAAACTCATAAATTTTATTAAATCTAATTTTTTTGTAATATCTTGAATGAAATATTCTTTTGATTTGAAATTTAATCCATGTGCAATTGCACTAATAATACTATCATTATGTATATTTTTAAGTTTTTTTGTTGTTTTATGTAAAATACCTTTACGAACAAAACATTTATCGGTTTTATTTAACATTTTTGAACATAAAGTAAATTTAACATTTGGAAATAATAATTCATGTAAGGATTGAGGAATAACTCCATATCTTCCAACATTAATTGGTGATGTATTTACAAGATAATTTTCATCTTTATTTATAATAACTTCTTCAGGTTGTTTATCATTATAAAATTTACATTTATTTAATTCTTCGTCTTTTGGTTGTTTCTTAAAACAACATGGAACACATAAATTATTTTCATCTGGTTTAATTAATTTGACATATCTTTTCTTTTTAGGGTCATTTTCAAAAAACATTTCCATTGGTTCTTCGCCTTCAATTGGACATTTCCCATTAGGATATTTATCAGCATTTAATGGTATTTTTGATTGAGGACACCATAAACGAGGACAAGTATAAACATTTTTAATATCTTCTTTACTACCATAAGTTATATCATTATCAAAATGATAATTTCCATCTTTGATTAAAGTTTGTTTATAATCTTCTGAAAATACTACGGGTTGATTTATTGCCTGACATTTACTTCTAGCATAATTATTTAAAAATAAATCTTTATCAGCTTTTTGTAATAGATTAATAAAATAACTGTGTTTTTCTTTACCTAAAGCTCCACCGCTTTTTTCATCATCAGAAGAAGTATCAAATAATAATTTGCCAAGATTTTCTTCATCGCTATGAATTTCAGGAGACGATGAATATTTTGGCAAGCTATTAATTATAACAGCAGGTTTTTTGGCATTTCCTTTATTTTTTCCTTTTTCAATTGAAGATGAAATAATTTTAGATAACCAATAAATAATATTTTCTAATTCTTTTTTATTTGGAATATTTATTATATTAATATAAAATCCATTTTTATATAATTCAATAATAACAATTGTATTTATTTTATTTATTGTTTCTTGTTGTTTAATATTTTGTTGTTCCATTTCAAATATTAATTCTTGTTCATCTTTTAATAATTGTTTAGCTTCATTTATAGTAAAATTATTTAAAATAACTAATTGATTAATAATATCATCTTCCTCTATACCTAAATATAAACAATTTTTAACATAAATATGCGCATCAAATCCTTGTTTATTATAATTTGATGAACGTTTATAAATCAGATTTATTGTATCTTTATTTGATTTAAGGATATCAAATATATCAATATATTCGCTTATTTTTTTTTTAAGATTTTGCATGGATACATTTTCAATTTCGATTGTAAAATTGGCTTTTATGCTAATTTCTTCAAATTTTAGTTTATAATTAAGATTACCGCTGCAATATTCAACTATAGCATTCATATTATCATGAATTTCTTTCCAATTTATATTTTTGCGAAGATTAATTGTATAATTTAATGTAATACGCATATCATTTTTAATAGTTAATTTAGCAAAAGTGCCATTATTTAAGATAGAATAACAATTTATGCAATTACTATTGGTAAATTTTTTAATATCAGTCCAATTAACAAATTTTTCTTGAGATAATTTATTAGTTTTATGTAATTTATAAATAATTTTATAAGTATCATTAATCCATTGAATGAATTCAATTAATGGTGTTGTATTAAGTCTTTCAAATATATCAACTAATTCATAATTTTTAGTTAATTTGCTTTCTAATTCATATCTATGAATATTTAAAGTTGTATCAATAATAGGTTTTATATCAACATCTTCGAGTTCTTTTAAAATTTTTTCTTTTTTATTTAATTGAGCTAATGATTGAAATGATTTATCAATAAAATAATAAGGATTATTTGTTAATTCAGGAAAATCTTTTTCATAAATTATATTAACACTACTATAATTAAATAAACCATAGTTATAAATATAAATAATCGGGTCTTGCAATTGTTTACTATTTAAATTTTTTGCTTCAAGAGGATTAATAGAATAACCATCCCAAGATATTGATTTAAAATTAAATAATATTGATTTATTATTTTTCCAAATATAAAAGCGGCTATTATTATTAATAGTTTTTGCAATTTTTGCACAAGCATCATCTAAATTATCATCTTCATATAAATAAATTTCATAAGTTTTAAAGTTTTTATTATTAAACCAATTATTAACAATAATTTTTTTATATAAATTCATATCTAATAATAAGTTTTAATATTTTTTTTTCATATAATTTAATAGATTGATTATTTTCTTTTATTATGTCAACTGCTGCCGAACTTGATTATGCTAAAATTAGAGATGCCATGGATTTGGCAAATGATAAATTAAGAAAAAAAGAAGCTAAGGAAGCTAAAGAAGCTGAAGATGCTGCTTCAAAATCAAAAATAGATGCTGATGAAAAAAATAAAAGATTTAAATGGATTGCATATGTTGTCGCAATTATTATAGGTATAGTTATAATTATAATTATTATTATCCTTGTTATGCGAATGTCTTCAAGTAATTCATCACCAAATATAATTAACCAGCAACCACCACCAATAATAAATAAACAATTCAATTATCAACCTTATGAATTATATCCAATGCAACAACCACAAATGCCGCCAATACCGCCAATGCAGTCAATACCGCCAATGCAGTCAATACCGCCAATGCAGTCAATGCCGCCAATGCAGCCAATGTTAAATAATGATAGAGCAACATATCCACCAACAACATCATCATTTAATTTCCCAAGCAATGATTCATCTTTTTTTAATAAATTAGATACTTCATCATCATTAGTTAAACGAGGAGGTTATCGAAAAAAAAATAATTTATTTTAATTTTGGCAAAGAACAAAAAAATGGCAAAATATATTTATATGATATATAAAATGCAATAATCATCCCGACTAATACAAAAAATAAATATTTAATTGAATAATAGCCAATTATTAATAAAAACAGAAATAGAAAAATATAATATAAATCCATATTTATATTATATAACAATTAATTTATTATGTCCAACTCGAATATCTGTATTAATTACAATTGGAATACCTAATTTAAGAATATTTTTACAAAATGCAACATCTTCTGAACAAACATCTCTTAAAATTTTACCTTCTTCAGTAATAATTTCTTGAAGTTCACAATTAAAATAAGGATATGTCATTTTTCGAAGAACTTCTCGAGTAATTGCAAAAAATCCAAGTCCTGTATAATGAACCGGTAAATATTTAAGATTAGTTTCTGTTTTCCATTTAGTAACATCTTCAGGAGTTAAGAATTTAAATGTTCCATTCTTTGCAAAATATTCAGTATCCCAATCTTTAACAATTGTATAAGATGTTAAATTACTCATACGATACATTCCGCTAACAACTGGATGTTGTTCAGTTGATTCAACTAAATCAATAATTTGTTGAGGAGTAAAAATAATATCACTATCAATTGTAATCCAAACATCAAAATCCATATTATCAAATGGTTTTTGTCCAATACCCCGTAAAACATCAAGTCCTAATGTTTGCATACGCGCAAATGTAACAAAAGAACTTACCCCAGTACTAACAACAATATCATATTTTTTGGATTCCCATAGGGCATTAATAGTAGCGGTCCATGATAAAAGAAATTTAGATGAAAAATTATCACCAGGAAGCCCAAATATTATTTTTTTTTTAACAACTGTAGGTTCTGCAATTGTTTGAACATTATTATTATCCTTAACTTCATATGCATTCGGCATTTCTTCGATTATATGGTTATTCATTCTTTTAATATCTAAAGATAGAATTTTATTCTTTATATATTTTTAATTTTATATAATATAATGTCTTTAGTAAATTATTATGATATAGAGTTAAATGAAAATAGTAATATAATTGAGCAAAATAATAAGTTAAAAACAAAATTAAAACCACATCAATTAACCGCATTAAATAAAGCATTAGATATGGAAATAAATGGAACAATACGATATAAAATAAGTAATACTAATAAATTATTATCAATAATGAATATGTTATATTCAAATATTCCATATTCATTATTAACACAAGCAAATAATAATATTATACATATATCAACAAATGTTGGAATATTTGGCGATATGGTTGGATATGGTAAAACGTTAATTGCATTAGCATTAATAGCAATAAATAATGTTGAAAATATACATATTAATAATACATATTCTAAAACTTTTAATAATTGTAAAAATTATAGTTATTTGAATATATCATCAGTTAATAGTTTAATAATACCCTCAAATAATATATTCAATACAACATTAGTTATAGTTCCAAGAGGTCCTGTATATATACAATGGGAAAATATGATAAAAACGCATACATCATTAAAAGTATTATCAATAGAAAATTTAACATTTATAAAAAAACATTTACCACGATTTACTGGTAATAATAGAGAAGAAATAATAAATTATTTTAATAACTATGATTTAGTATTAATTAAAAATACAACATTAAAATTATTATTTAATTATTATTATCATGATGGTAATTATAATATTATTAATAGTTGGCGTCGTGTAATAATAGATGAAGCACATGATATAATTAATCATTTGAAAATCCATATAAATTATAATTATTTATGGATGATTTCGGGAACATATGAGGATTTATTAAAGAAAGTTTATAATTCAAATAATTCATTAATATATTCAAATACAGCAAAAGAATTAATGAATGATGAATTTATAAATTTGATGTTAGTTAAAAATAATAATAATTTTATTAAAAATAGTTTTAAATTACCTGAAGCAATTGAAAAATATTATTTATGTAAATTACCAAATAATATTAATGTTATAAGAAATTTTATTACTGATTCAATTTTAGATAAAATTAATGCAAATGATATTACAGGAGCTATTAAAGAACTTGGAGGTAAAAATGAGACTGAAAATGATATAATTGATTTAGTATCAAAAGAATTAAAACGTGAATTATTTAATAAACAAGCAGAAAGAGATTATATATCAAATTTGGATATAACAATTGAGCAAAAAAATGCAAAACTTAAAGCAATTAATAATGAAATAGAAAATCAAGAAGAAAAAATAAAAAATTTAACTGAAAGAATAAGTTATATATCATCAAAAACATGTTCAATATGTATGGAATTAATGACAAATCCAATAATGATTGAATGTACTCATATCTTTTGCGGTGGTTGTTTGTTTAAATGGTTAAAAAATAATAATAGTTGTCCATATTGTCGTAAATCTATTAATAGTATGGATAAATTAATTGGAATAGTGAATGATAATAATGACGATGAAAATAATAATAAGCAAGAAATATTAAGTAAAGAAGATACATTATTAAAAATAATTAATGAGAAACCGGAAGGGCGATTTTTAATTTTTAGCAAAAATGAAAATAGTTTTGAGAAGATTAAAACAGAATTAATTAAAAATAATTATAAATATGAATTATTAAAAGGAACAACATCACATATGATAAATATTTTAGATAAATTTAAATCAGGTGAAATAAATATAATATTATTAAATACTCAATATGCAGGAAGTGGGATTGATATCAGTTGTGCAACCGATATTATAATTTTTCATAATATGGGAATAGATAAACAACAAGCAATTGGAAGAGCTCAAAGAGTAGGGAGAACTACAGAATTATATATACATAATTTATGTTATGAACATGAATTATAATTATTTTTTTTTATTTATAATCAATAGAGTATATTAAATGAGTTGTTGTTCAGCAAATTATCCTAATAAACAATGTCCATTAAGAATGTCTGATGGTCGTGCATTTACTAATTATGAACCTCGATGTAATTTTAATTCATATATAAATACTAAATTGGCTGAGAATAATATGATTAAATCAAGTTATGAAATGAGATTATATTTACAACATAATTATGATTCAATTGTTGAAGCAGAACGTAAAAAAGCAATTGAAAATATTACTCCATGTGGAGAATGCGGTATTGGTGATTTAATAAATACAAAAGAGCATGCAATGGATAATAAATATGTTGTAAGATGTGATGGTGTTAGTTGCTATAAAACAATGAATAACCCGGAAGGATTGGGAACAACTAATTTTTTTTAAAACATAATAATAGATATTTAACATAATATAAATGGAAAAAGTAGATAATGAATATGTAAATTGTGTTATTGGAAAAAATATTAATAATAAAATTAAAATATCAGGTTCAGTTAAAAATCCATCAAGTTATTCAAAGATGGCAATAACAGCACCAAATCCGATTGATAAAATAACATCTTTTTCAGGTAAAGGACTTCCTTTTCCATGTGAAACAATAGCATTTGAAAATACTCCAAATTTTGCAGTAATTGAATCATCCGGAACTTTTGATGTTGAATTTTTATATCCAAATAGTTATTATTCTCCTGATGGATATACAAAAATAATATCGCCAATCATAATAAGTTTAGATTCCAAAAAAATAATTATACAATTAAAAGATATATGTCCCTTAAAAACTTTAAGAGACCGTTCAAGAGGAGACCCTAAATTTTATGGTTTAAAAGAATTCATATTACCAATTGGAACTGCAGAAGAAGTTATGAATTATTATACATATTCTAAATTAACATATAATATTGCATAAATTATTTTTTCTCTAGAAGTTTAACAGCAATTTTATTTAGTTTTCTAAGTTCATGAGAAATCGAACCAAGATGTGTTGAAATATTTTCTCCTTCTTTATCAACGAAAAAATTCTTCATCATTTCAAATTGAATAATTGTTGTATCAAATTCATCATTATCACTTTCTTCTTCATCATCGTCATCTTCTTCTTTTTCCTCCTTTTCTTCGTCATCGTCATCATCATCGTCATCATCATCGTCATCATCATCATCATCGTCGTGTTCATCATCTTCGTCTTCATCTTTGTCTTCTTCGCTTTCATCTTTTTTTTCTTTAATAATTACGGTTTCATTAGTTAATTCTTCATCTGAACAAATGCTATTTGCGTCTTCGGATATAGGTTTAATCATAATTAATATAATTAAATTATTAAAATAAGTCTTATATAATTTTAGATGAAATAAATAATTCTTATATAATTTTAAGGTATGAATTTAAATTTAATAAAAATATTAAGTTTTTTTATTGGATTATTTATTGCATTAATTGCTATATCATATTATAAAATATATGAACCTTTTTCTGTTTCATCTCAATTAGAGGATTTAACGACTAATATTACCAATATTACAAATCCTTTATCAAATCCAATAATAATGTTATCAGAATTATCATCAATGGCAAATATTAATTTAAGCGATGATGATTCAATTATTCCATATAAAGGATATAAATTTATGTGCATCAATACTTATAAGGATATTAATAAAATATCAATTTCAGATGGCAAATGGTATGATATTGATGTAGAAAACAAACATTATGATTTTAATTATAATAATTATTTTAAATTTAATACAATAATTAATTTAGAAAAAAATACATTAAATAGTAAAAATGGTGTATTAGGTGCTAATTTATATAATAATGAATTATTAGGTCCTAGTTGTTTCAATTTTGCAAATAATACAGAGACATATGATTTAGTTGAATTTACAATGTTTATTACATGTAAAATTATAGGATGTTCAAAAGTTAATAATATAATATTTGAAATGACAGGTAATACAACGACTATTAATACAAAAATACCGCAATATACAACAAGTATTATTAATTTAAATTTAATAGTTAATGATAATAAAAACTATGATATTCATTTAACAATCGGAGATATTATTTATAAAGGAGAAGCAATTAATATAGATAAAGCAATTATTGAAGAAAGAGATTATATTACAATTGGATTATTTTATAGTAAACAAAAAATTGGATTAATTTTAAATAATAAACTTTATGAATATTCAAATATTAATGTTCATCCAATAACATTAGGTTCAACGCCTTTAATAATTAATAAATATGGTTCGATAAATATGCATTTATATAATTTTGTATATTATAAAAGTTTATTTGATTTTAATAATTATGAAATTTTAGGAAGATATAATAATTATTATATTTCAGGATTAAATTCAACAACTTGTCCTGCTCCTGATGTCCCTAAAATAACTGAACAAGAATATAGAAATATAGAATATAAGAAAACAACAATACCTAATTTTAAATATCAATTAGTTCATGATAAAAATAATGACGGTATTGATGATATTGATGAAGAAGAGAAAAAAGAAGAGAAAAAAGAAGAGAAAAAAGAAGAGAAAAAAGAAGAGAAAGATGAAGATACATTTGATAAACCAAATATATTTGATAGAATATTTGGATTTCTTAAATAAAATAATAATAACTTCGTTTATTTAAGAAATATAAACATATATATTTTTTAGTAAGTATGACCGAATATTTAGAATTTCCAACTAAACAATTTAATGATACAAATTTATTATTCAACAAAAATAAAATAAGTGCTGATATCGCTTCATTATCTTCAATGTCATCAATGTCAAGTGCATCAAGTATAAGGTCTAATATGAAAAAGAAAAATAAAATGCGAGATATTGGCGATGAATTACCGGCAATGCAGCAACCTAAGAAACTAATTAATCCTAATATTCGAATTAATAAGCAAAAATCTAATATTGATGATGATATGGATGTCAGAAGTAATAAAAGTGGTAAAAGTAATTATGACGATGAAGAAGAAGACGATGAAGATGAAGACGAAGAAGAAGATGATGATGACGGAGAAGATAATGAAGAAGAAGATGATGATGAAAATGAAGAAGATGGGGAATATGAGGAAACTGATGATAGAATAAAGAATAAAAAAACAGCAAAGATTAATCCATATAAAGATGAATTAAATGAAAAAAAGGAGATATTATATCAATTAAATAGATTACAGTTAAAAGGAGCTAAAATTCCTCATAATTTTACAATAAATTCAAATATTGATGATATGCGAAATGAATATAATAAAATAATTAGAGATAGAGATATTGATGCTAGTGTAAGATTTCAGAGAAAAATGTTAATGGCATTTGTTACAGGAACAGAATATTTAAATACAAGATATGACCCATTTACAATAAAGTTGGAGGGTTGGTCTGAACAGGTTCACGAGAATATTGAGGATTTTGATGATATCTTTGAAGAATTACATGTTAAATATAAATCTAAGGGCAAATCAATGCCTCCTGAACTAAGATTATTTATTAGTCTTTCAGGTAGCGCATTTATGTTTCATTTAACATCTAAAATGTTTAAGGAAAGTTCAATACCAGGTGTTGAAGAAGTATTAAAAGCAAATCCAGAACTAATGAAACAATTCCAAAATGCTGCAGCTAAACAATTTATATATAATAATATTGGAACATCTAAACAACCTCAGCAACAATCGCAACCAGCAATAAAACAAAATAATAATAATGGAGGAGGAGGTGGTGTAAATAGTTTATTTGGCAATTCATCTGGATTATTTGGAATGGTTAATAATTTATTTAGTGGATTAAATAGCAACAATAATAATACCAATAATATGAATATGAATAATTCAAGAAATGATTATAATAATACAAGACCAGAGAATGATATAAATAAGATTATAAATAATGTTCATAATAAGATATCAATACATCCTGAAGATGATTCAAAGATAGAAACATTATCAATTAGTGATGAGGAAATAACATCAATAATAGAAGATGCAACTGATGTTAAGATATTAAAATCATCAACAAGAGGGAGAAAAAGTAATTCAAATAATATGAATAATTCAAGTAGAACTTTAAATATTTAGCGTGATAAATTGCGAACCTTGCCTATTTGGCGACTAGTTTCACCAACATAATTTTTAATAGTTCCTATTTCTGATTTAATACGACCAGGAACTTTAGACATAGAGCCAATCGGGTCTCGAATTGCTCCCTTTAAGTCAGCAGAACCATCTTCAATACTTTTGACGACAGTAATCATAGTTGAGAAGAAAGTAACTACAAGAATATGGAAAACAAATACTAAGAATATTAAGATAAATTCTATTATTGCTCCAATCATAATTATTTCACGTCGTGAATCAACAGAACATTTACATTTTTCATTTACGAGAGCACGAGTATATTGAAATACTAAATAGATATAATAAATAAATACAAGGCAAAATGTTAAATCAACAAATTTATTAATTATTACTATATTTGAACCAAAGTTATCATATATAGTTTGGTCAGAAACTAGACCAGTAAATATGAGATAAATTATTGAAAATAATGTAAATCCTTTGATGAAATTAATATTTGGAGGTAAAGCACATTTACATCCCTTTTCCTCAAGATTAGTAATATAAGTATAAATTATTATTAATAATATTATAGTTATAACTGAATATAAAATCTTGGAAATGTATGAAAGACCGAAAGACGCCATTTACTTTTTTTTATTCTAATAAACTAAAATATTATTTTTATATATAAAAATTATCTCTTTCTTTTGGTTTAACATATTTTAGTTTTAAAAATTTAAAAATGTCTTCTTCTGAATTAATACTCATATTAATATTTTTATCAAATCCGTGTTCGCTTAATGATAAATTGAAATTAATTTTAACATAATGGCGAAATCCTATATTGAAAATATTTGAACCTGTGAAATATAATAAAGCATAATAATATTCTTTAGCGGGAGTTATTAATATATCTAAACGTCTTGCAGGTTCATTTGGTAATTTAGATATACCCATAAATTTATTTTTGCCAAATGCTAAAACTTCAATTATATAATTTGAATCAATTAATTTTTTTATAAAATCTTTAAAATTAAATTTAGGATTTTCCATGATAAGTAAATCAATATCACCCATAGATGTACTTCCACGGCGATATGACCCAACAAAATCAAATATTAATTTATTTTTTTTAATATCTTTATTTAATATGGAAATATGTTTTTTATATTCATTTAATGGTATTCTCTTTTTTAAATCATCATAATATTTAATTCCAATTTTTTGTTTTGCATTTAAAATATTTAAATGATTTTTACGCAAATCATCAAGTGATATAACGCCACTATCAACTATTTTATTTGCATTAACAGGTCCAATTCCATAAATATTTAATAATTCTTGTTTGAAATAATAGATATTATCATTATTAATATTATTTTCTATATAAGATATTTTACCGGTTTGAAATAATTCTTTTATTTTTTCTAAAATACTTTTTCCAATACCATCTATTTCTTTTAAATCCTTTATATCATTAATATCTTTATTGTGGACGAGGATATTATTAATAACATTTGTATAAGCTTTAACTTTATATTTTTCATTTTTATAATTTTCATAATCTCTGATGGTTATTAGATTATCAATAATTATTTTTTTATTAAATATAAAAGATGATGGTTTCTTTCTCTTTTCTGGTATTTTATAATTCTTATCCTTTTTTATAACATTTTCTATATATGATATCTTACCATTTTTACGCAACTCTGCCAACATTAAAAGCATTCCCTCGCCAATCCCCTTAATTTCCTTTAAATCCTTTAATTCCTTTATATCATTAGGATAATCAAGTAGATTATCGATAACTTTATTATATGCTTTATATTTGAATATTTCATTATTAAAGACTTCATAATCCCTGATAATTGATAATTGTTCAATAATAAGTTCTTTATTGAACGGATGTTCTTTTTCTTTCTTCTCTTTTATTATTTTCTTCTTTATATATGATATTTCTCCTGTTTCATAAAATTCCGTTAATAATGCTAATATTCGGACACCAATACCTTTAATTTCCTTTAAATCATTTAAATCCTTTATATCATTAGGATATTTAAGGAGATTTTTAATAACTTTTTCATAAGCTTTAACTTTTAGGGGTTTATTATTTTCATAATTTTTAATAATTGTTAATTGTTCAATAATATTTTTTTTATTAAAATTATTGTTCATCTATTATTTAATTTGAATGAAGATATTTTTTTAGATTTAATATATAATATATGAATTGCATTTTTATTTGCGTATTTAACCAAGAAAAATATATCGATATGTTTCTTCTTCTTTTGGAAAGTATATTACTTTATGGAAATTTGGACTACTATACAAATATATTAGTTTATACATCAACTAAATTTATGAATATTATAAAACAACATCGATTATTTAATAATGATAAAATAAAATTTGAAATAAATGATACATATGATAATATTGATAAAGCATGTAAAGCAAGATTAGATTTATTTAATTTAAAGAGTATTACAAATTATAATAAAATACTTTATTTAGATACTGATATTTTAGTAAAAGATGATATAAATAAAGTATTTGATATTTGTAAAAAAGATGTTTTATATGTATTAGAAGAAGGCGTTATTGATAGTGATACTGATTATTGGGGCAAAACATTATTTGGAAATGAGATTAATAATTATAAAGATAAATCAGCATTTACGAGTGGAATATTATTATTTAATAATTGTAAAAAAATAGAAAAATTATTTATTAGAATTAAGGAAGATATTATTAATAGACCATATAAATTTAGTTTTTATGACCAACCATATATAGTTTATAATGCGTTCAAATATAATTTATATGATAATAAGATTTTGAATAAACTTGCAGTGAATAATGATAAAAATATTTATAGTGATAAAGTAATACATCATTTTCCCGGTGGTCCGGGTTTTTACGAACATAAAATAGATGCAATGACTATTTTTTTGAATAAATTAAAGAATAATTATGATATAATGAATAAAAATTTAATGATAATATTTACAATTATGATGATGATAATTTTATTTATGATAATTATCCCAATGATAATTTTATTTATATATAAATATTATTATAAATATTAATATCATTATTGCAATGTGGAGAATTCTTTCAAAATATAATGAAGCAAATGCAAATAGAGAGATTGAATTAAAAGAAATTGAAATAATTATGAGAAAAGATAATTATAAAGAAAAATTAAAATTATGTAAACAAAATTTAATCAAAAATAAAATTGAGGATGATTTATTGCATCGCATGAAAAATGATTATTTAACAAAAACAAATTATAATGATTATGTTAATAGTAGTCAAGAAATTAAAGATATTTATGAAGGAATTTATAAAAAGATTTTTGATATTCAAAAAGACCAAAAACAATTGAAAAAAGAATATGAAGAATTATCATATTTAAGTAAATTATAATTATTTATATTTTTCAATAATATTTGTAATTTTAAATTTAGTTGATATATCTAAATTAGTGATATTAATATTATTAATTTGATTGATATATTTTTGTTTTGGAATAAAATCAATAATAATTGCTAATTCATCTAATAATAATTCATTAACATGTTTATAATCAGTAGTAATAATATATTTATTTAAATCATTAAAAATATTTTCGATAATTTCTTCAACAATATTCATTTTATTTATTTTTTTTAATATGATACATAGAGCTTTTATCATAGATATTGTTGATTTTTTTAATTTAACATATTCGCAATACACATCATAATTTTCATCATCAAAAATAGATTTATAATTTTTATTAATAATAGAGGGAAGCCATTCTTTTTCTTTTAAATAATTTGTATAATAATTAGTTATATTATTTTCAATATAATCTTTATCAAATAAATATAAAACATCAATATAAATATTATTATTCGATGATTTGATAAAATTAATCAATACATCAAATAATGAATTTAAAATTTCCGCATTTACTTGAGTAATAAAAGATGATATTTTATTATAAAAAACGTCTTTATTAACATCAGTTAATTTATTTAAATAACTTATAAATTCTTTTTTACATTTTGCATCATCGCTAAAATCAATATAAATAATATGAGGTCTTGCTTTTGGTGCTTTATTTTTATTTGATGCGATAATTTTCTTTTTTTCCCATAAACTACGAGCATCATAATTTGATACAAAACAATTATAATTTGTAATTAATTCATTTGCCTTATTAACAATATTATCTGAAATTATTGTATTAGATGCATTAAAATTATTTAAACAATTTTTAAAAACATTATAATTAATTTTAACTAATCCTATATCCTCTAATTCCATTATTAATATAAATAAATAAATATAAATATCTTTATATTATCTTTAATCATCATTAATATCTGATATTTCAACGGTATTATCATGAACTATTATTTTATCTGCTAATTGATTTTTAGTTCCTTCTGTTGATAATTTGCGTTCTTCGCATTTAGCTTTTAATTTATCAATACTTAATTTCATCAGTGCCTTTTTTATAGCATGACCACCGCCAACATTAGAACTTATAATTGATTCCTTATCATCATTAACTTCTTTCTTTAAATCAAAAATTTCATTAACGATTTGAACATTATTCTCTTGAATTTCCTCTTTATTAGCAGTAGTAAAATTAGAAACAGGAACATTTGTGGGAGTAGTATTAATAGAAGTAGGAGGTATAAATGAACATGAATCGGACGTTGAACAAAAGCCATCATTAAAAATTTCATTCATGATTATTTCAGCTGATTCGAGGGCGCTATTTGATTGATTATTAAATTTTTCATAATTATTATCTATTGATGGATTATTTAGTTCAATTTCAAGTTTATTAAGTTTATTTGCTAATAAATATACGCTTTGCTCAAGATAAATATATTTATATGCCATAAAAATTATAAATATAAATATAATAACACAGGTAGAATAAAATATAATATTGTTAAAAGATAATAATTTAAATATGAACATTTCTTAAATTCTCATTATATAATTTGTTTTTCATTTCAATCGCACTATTAATAATATCTTTGTTAAATTTATGTTTTTCTAATAATTCAATTGCTATAATTTGTTTTGAACCGCCTCTATTAATCTTATAATTAAATTCATATAATTTAGTTTTTTCATTAAAAGTTGCATTAACATTTAAATTAATAAATAATGATTTATATTTATTTTCTAATTCTATTAAATTATGAAAATGAGTTGTTATTATTAATGTTACGCTTTTTAACTTAGCTAAATATTCAGCAACTGAGAATGCAACCGAAACACCCTCAATTGGAGGGGTTGAATGCATTGGTTCATCCATTAAAAACAAACCTCTCTTTTTTGTTTTAAATAATTCATCGGCGATATTAATCATTTTATTACAATGACTTGTTTCAGCTTCAAAATAAGATTTACTTCCTACTTCATCACTAACTCTCATAAAAGTAATAACAGCATCATATAAATATACATTCCCTTTGAGAGCATTAATTATTCCGATTGTTTGAGCTAAAATAATATTAATAGTGATAGATTTTACATAAGTTGTTTTACCTCCGGCATTAACACCTGTAATAATAATATTTTTAGATAAATTAACGGGATTTGAAACTTGGTTTGATGATAATAATGGATTATTAATAGCTAATATTTTAGTAGTAGTATCATTATAGGAAGGTATACACCACATTTTAGATTTCTTTAATTTGCATATAACATCAATTGCATCAATGGTATATATAACTTTTAATAAATTAATTATATCAGTTTTATAATTTTCATTTTTCCATAATTTATAAACAGTTGCTAAATTATTATTTAATGATGATAAATTATTTAAACTTTTTTCAATATCATCATCAGTTAATGTATTATTATATAGAAAAAATGATTTCCATATATTATTTGATTGTTTTATAATAGTTATAGAAGTTTTAATAAATTCGACTAATCCAACTAATTTTTTAAATAATTTTTCTCTTGTTTTATAGATGATATATGATATATAAAATGTTTGATAAATACTATAAATATATATTGCCAAATAAGCGAATACTGTAATAATTTTTGTTAAATCTGATTTAATATTTCCGCTAAATTTGAATAATAATTTTATAAATTCATAAATAACACTCATATATTTTACAAATGACATATTATAATGTAAATATTTATTGATATAATAATATGGTGTATAAATGATTGATAATGGATATATTAAACTGGTCATAGGCATAATAATAATTTTATAGAAATGATAAGTATCAACTAGATAACAATTATAATTCATATTATTTATTAAATATGTTGATGGATATAAAAGATTAATTGCCAAATCATCATCTATTTCATCTTTTAATGTCATAATCCATAAAAGGTCTTTTTCATTATTTTTAAGTATTTCATTTTGATAATTACGGAATTCATAATTTACTTTTTGACGCTGTATTAATAATTGTTTATCATTAATAGGAGTTTTAATTATTTTGTCCATTATTTTCATTCCACCCATGGTTGTTGGTTTTTTATTAATCCATTCATCAATATTAGTATCAGTATATACATTATCACTAACAATTATTTTATTAGAGGTATCATTATTTTTAAGAATATTATCTAATAAAATATTGACCGTTGTATCGGGTATTTCGAAGAATACATTTAAATCATCTATTGTATTCATTTTTTAATATTATAATATAATTAATTATACTGATAAATAACTCACATATAAAAAATAAAAAATGAATATAATTAATCAAACTTAGTTTTTATTTTATAAAATGGATTATGTCATTATTATTCACAATGATTATATTTATAAGATAAATAAAGAACCTTATGAAACCGACGAAAATACTTATTTTAGAGGATGGTATATTATTAATAATAGTGATGATATAAATGATGAGATAATATGTCGGTCAATAATGTATCTTAATGAAAATAAAAATAAAATGAAATATTAATTTTAAAAAAATTACTTACAATATGAAGCACCACCACGACCGCAAGAAGCGCCAGCACCACGATATTTGCGAGATTTAGGTTTGACACCGCCTTTAACTTCATCATCTTTATTATCGCCAAATAATTCACCTAAATTAAAACCTGAATTTTTGTCAGCTAACATACGGGCGCCAAGTAGCGCAAGAGCTGAAATAAATGGAGTTAAAACAAAATCACCTCCTTTTTTGGATTGATTACCTCCACCGCTATTGCAAGCACAACCACCTTCCATACTATATAAAAAGCCATTTTCTAATTTCATTTTGTCATAGGAATTTAATTTCTTTTTAGTTGCACCTCCTTGAATTCCAGGAGTATTTTGACTGGCAATTATAGGGCTTGCTGTTGATGGAACATATATTTCAGGAGAGGAAGCTATATTATTAGCATAATTAATATTAGCTATAGCATCATGATTAACTGTTGAATTTAACATATATTCGCTTGAATTTGGAGAACTAGAATAAGGAGCAATATAACCACCTCTTCTTTGTTTTGATTTTAACATATCTATTTAAATAAAAGATTATTTTCTAATATAGAATACTAAAAATACAGCTGCTAGAGTTGTAAAAAAATTTAGGAAGATAATTAATATAACAAATGGTATAATATAATATAATAAATAAATTAATATAGGTTTTATTATTTCAGTTCTAATATCTTCATTTAGAACTTCTTTACGTATAAAATTAATAATCAATTCTACTAGTTTAATATTATTCTTTTGTTGCGTCATTATTATTATATTGATTACCTTAATATTATACAGAATGAAACATTTATTAAAATTTCCGCAAAAAAAAACAAAATGTTATGTGTCATATTTAGAAAAATCTTTTAAAATACAATTAAATGAACTTAAAATCCTTAATATTTTTAATAATGGGTTTAATATTGAGTGCCAATTGCCTTTAAATAGTAATGAACAATCTATCGCAATAATAGAAGAACTTGATGATATATCTTTAAATACCCTTAAAGAAAATCCGGAATGGTTTGAAGAAGAAATTAATATTGATAATGTTTATACATATTCTTATATTAATGATATATCAACAATAACATTATTATTAAATAATAAGACGGAATGTTATTATAATGGAATAGATAAAAATTTGGAGGATATAATAGAAATTTTAAAGAATACAAAAAAATTAAAAGATTATAATATAAATGTTGAGGTAAGCTTTTTAGGATTATTTATATATGATAACATGATAATAAATAAATGGATAATAAAAGTTATTAATATAGAGGAATTGATTGATGATTTTTCGGATTGGAATAAAATAGATATAGAGACCGATTGGGAGAATGAAATAATAAATTATGAGAATAATATAAATGAAAAGATAGAATTTTATAATAAATCATTGGAGACTGCTAAAATATTATTAGAAGAAATTAAAAATGAAACTAATTTTAATATTTGGGATAAAAAAATATTAAAATTAAAAAAACAAATAATAAAAATATAATTATAATTTTATCTATATTATTATAATAGATAGATATTAAAATGAGTTCTAATAGTTCATCAATTGTTATTTCCTTTTCAATTGCAATATTATTATTATTAACATTACTATTACTGATATCTTATAATTCTAAATGTAAAATGGATAATATCGAGCGATTTGAGAATGATAATGATATACAACAAATTCAATCACAATTAACAAGTGAAATATTACAACATGCCGGAGGTCAACCATCATCATCTGTTGCAAGTAGATCAAATGTTGATTTAAATAGAGCTTCTAATCCGACATTAGGCAGTATTAATGCAAGTGAAGCGAATATTGGTTATACATCAACTTCCGGTGAATATCTTCCAAATAGTGGTAGTATTGGTGGTGATACTTTTGTAGGAAATACAGATGTTGATAGTTCATCTGATTCATGCTTTGTTCGAGATAGATTAACAAGTTCTGATTTATTGCCAAAGGATGCTGCTAATTCAAAATGGGCTCAAATTAATCCGGCTGGTTCTGGAATTTTAGGAGATCAAAATTTTTTAACGGCTGGTTATCATGTTGGAATTAATACAATCGGACAATCATTACGAAATGCTAATTTACAATTACGCTCTGAACCACCTAACCCTCAAATTGCTGTAAGTCCATGGGGAATATCAACAATAGAACCCGATGTTCGTGCAGTTGCATTTGAAATTGGAAGTGCAGCATCATTTTAATCAAAAACAACAAAACATTTAGTATTAATAATATCTTGTTTAGGAACTAATGAATTTTTATTAGAAATTTTTATTTGTTTTTTGTATGAGAATTTAGACATATTTTCATATATTTTTTTTTGATTTTCAATAGCATAAGTTATTATTTTTGTATTAAATGCCCATTTAAAAAAGTTTAATTGTCCAATTGTTGTTTCAATATATTTATCTTCGTCATCATTATTATTAATTTTAAAAGATATTCGGTCATGTCTTCGAAAAGCATCAAAATTAAATTTTTTAAATGATTTTAGTTGTGCTCTATAATCTAGATATAATGTAATTTTTTTATATTTTTCATTATTATAATTATCTGGTAAATGATAATAAACATTATCTGTTTTTTCATTTATCCAATAAATAATATTATGTGTTTTTGCATATCTCGTTACCAACCAATCTATCATTCGCAATGATAATTCATGTTTGCCGTCAATTATTGTTTTTAATGTTGATTTATAAATATCATGATTATTATAAAATAAATTTAAAGAAGTTAATAATAATTCTTTACTGCTATTATTATCAGACATCATTAATTTAATTATATTGAAATCTTTTATATCATTATTTAGTAAATATAATCATATCAAATATTAATGCTATTATTGATAATGCCATTAATATGCCTATTCTTAAATCCCACATTAAAACATAAATATTAATAAAAATAATTATTAGTAATATCCAATAATGTTCATATAATTCTAATAATTCTTCAGGATAAGGAACTGAAGGGCGTAATCCATAAATTAATAAATATGCTGATAATATACCTATGATGAAATATCTTATAAAAATATCTATATAATTTATCATTTAATCTATTATTTTAATTTAAAATATTATTTTTCTTTTCCATAATAATATTAGAAAAATGCAATATTCAACATTAGAAGAAGCATTTCCTAATTATAATTTACCTCAACAAAGTAATAATAAACGTGCATCAAATAAAAAAAAGCAATGTGATAAATTTATAAATGATTATGCAAATACATCTGATTGTTATTATAAAAAAGAAGGTATTGATATGCCATCATGTGAAACATTTGCTACCAATAATACCAATAATACCAATAATACAACTGCTACTACCAATAATACCAATAATACTAATAATAATGATAGTTATGCAAGTTATGCAAGTATGGTTAAAAAAGATTGTTCGCCATTACAACCACCAACATATACCTTGCCAATTGATAGTAATACGCAAAATGCATTTAAGAAAGCCGTTGATATTTCCTTAAATCCAAATTTGGAACATAAGAATGACCCTGATAAATATGCAATAAAGCCATATGATTACGATGAATATGATGCATATTTGAGTATAAATGATATAAATACGAATAATAGAGATGAGACACCAGAATATAGAACAACACCATTTTTAGAGGATTATTTAAAAAATTTAAGAAATAATTTTAAAACGGCATCATCTGAAAAGCAAGGAATAAAAATAAATGATGTGGAACAATTTACAAATTTTATAAATAATGTAAATAATATAAAAGTAGATATTAATTTATATAATTTATTTTTATTTATATTCATAGGTATAGTAATAATATTATTATGCGACCAAATTACAAAATTAGCAATTATAGTAGCTAATAAAAATATATAAGCAATGACAAGTTTTTAATAAGTAGAATGAAATATTTTACACATTTAGTATGTTCGGGAAGTGCTTTACGGTCATTCTGTTTATTAGGTGTTTTAAGATATATATATTTTAATAAAATGGAGGAACATATCAAAAATGCTGCTGGAACATCGATGGGGTCTTTTTTTTGTTTAGCATTTGCTTTAAAAATTCCAATTGATGAACTTGAAGAAATGATAAAAAAATTAATTAAACATCCTGATATTATTACAATATCATCTGATAAATTTTTAAATATATTTACAAATTTAGGTTGTAATGATTGTAAATTATATTTATCAGGAATTAAAGAATATTTAAAAAAGAAATATGATAAAGATGATATTTCTTTTATAGAATTATCTAAACTTACAGGTGTTAATGTTTATGTAAGTGTAACAAAAATAAATACAGGTAATAATTTTATTTTTAATGTTAATGATACTCCTAATGTATCAGTTTTAGATGCAGTTGCTGCGTCAATGTGTATTCCATGTATATCACAGCCAATTAGAATAGATGATTGTTATTATGTAGATGGATGTTTAACAAATAATTTACCATTTGAAATATTTAATAATATTAATCAAGATGATATATTAAATATTGCTATTTATGTTAAAGAAGATTATGATATAACTGATATAATTGATAAAAATAATGAATTAAATTTTTTGACTTATTTTAAACAAGTATTTTCAACCATATATTCAAATTCTTTACATGCTAGTTATATATCAAAATTATCTACAATAAAAAATCCACTAATTATTAGTAATAGCCCCTTTAAATCATTTTATAATTTTAATATAACTGATGATAATATTGCTTTCAATATTCATGATGATGATATTGAAAATTTAATATTACAAGGATTTACAGATATTAGTAATTATATGAGTAAATTTGAAATTAATGAAGAAGAAGTTTTTTCTTAAATGATTGTTCGGATACATCTTCAAGTTTCCAAGAAATATAAATATTATTATTATTTGGTTCAGGTAATATAGCAACATATAAGCCACTTTTTTTTAATTCTGATATGATATAATTCATACATGTTGAATAATTATATAATGGATATCCGATAATTATTGGAGGTATAGTATAATATAATGATTGACCGCCTATTTCAGCGATAGTTTTAATTTTTTTATGACATGAATTTAAAATAATATTAAATGCATCGTTTAATTTGGCATCTTTCTTTTTCTTAATTTCATATAAATCATATAATGATAATTTTGAAGTCATATTTATATATAATATTATTTATATTTAAGTTGTAAATTCCCAATTTGGATTTTCACTTTTAATTACATCATTTGCAAATTTAGTTAAATCAGCTTCAGTTCTATCACCACTATAATTAGATACCATTTTAGTATTTTTATTATATAATAAAATAGTAGGTGTGCTTGTGATATTATATTTAACTCCTAAATCTTTACCTGTGCCATTGTCCATAATATCATATTTTATTGTGTCAAAATAATATTTATCAGGATTATTATTTACTTTATCAGAATAACCTGACCATACTTTAGTTTCAAAATCTCGACAATAACCGCAATTTGTCATACAATAATATTGTAATGTATAATTCTTACTTGCATTAGTAAAATTTTCATATTTCTTATAATAAGTTCCTGAAACTATAGCCCCAATTATAAGTATTATTAATAATATTACTAATACCCAAAATCCTGAACTTGATGATGATTCTTCAGGATATGATTTTGAACTTAAACGTGAACTTGAACTATATCTGGATTTATAGGAAGTAGGCATTAATCTATTTAATTAAAATATTTTAATTGAATAATTATTAATATATATATATACTAATATTAATAATAATAAGGTATATATACAGAAATCAATATAAATAATATATTTTACTATTAAATCATTTATATTAGTTATATTTTTATCTTTTAGCCAAATTATTGAATTAACAAGCAAGAACAAATATATTAATATTATTATAAAAACGAAGATATAAATCATTTTATTTTAATATTATAATCTATTATTAAAAAATGATAAAAAATAATATCATTATATTTATAATGGTGAATTTAGCTTTTACATTAAAAAGTTTATTTATAATTGGTAATACTACGCCTACTATATATTCAACAGTTAAAAATTCTAAATTATCGCTTGAACATGTATATCCTAAATGTTATATGTATAAGAAACATTATAATGACGCGCATAATATTTTCAAATGCGATGCTTATATTAATAATATGAGGTCAAATTATAAATATGTTGAAAAATATAATAATACTTTTGTAAGATTATATGACACTGATAATTTCGTAAATACAAAAGATAAATTATTTATTCCAGAAGATGCCAGTAAGGGTATTATAGCAAGGTCAATAATGCATATGTGTTATGAATATAAATATGATTATAAAAAAGTTATTGATTATAAAAATTTAATTGAATGGTGTTTAGATTATCCACCAACAAAAGAAGAAATATTTCATAATAATTTTATATTTCAGAAACAGAAAACGAGAAATATGTTTATAGATTTATATTATAAAAAGAAATATAAGAATTTATTAATTCAATATTTCTCATAAAAAATGATTATTTTTTTGTTATTATTGAAGTAATATATGTCAATAATAACAACTAAACAAAAATTAGGACAATTTTATACAACTAATTATGATTATATTTTACAGAATTTATATATACCTCAAAATATTACAAAAATAATTGAACCTTTTGCGGGAAATGGTGATTTATTAAATTTTATCAAAGATAAAGAGTATTATCACATTGAATGTTATGATATTGAACCTAAGAAAGATTTTATAATTAAACAAGATACACTTTTACAACCTCCTAATATTACTAATTCATTTATAATAACAAATCCGCCATATTTGGCAAGAAATAAATCAGATAATAAAGAATTATTTGATAAATATGATACGAATGATTTATATAAATGTTTTATTGAAATTTTAATTATAAATAAATGTTTAGGTGGAATTTTGATTGTTCCATTAAATTTTATATGTTCGATACGTAAAAATGATATTGATTTGAGAAAGAAATTTATATCAAAATATAATATTTTACATATGAATATATTTGAAGAACAAGTATTTGAAGATACATCATATACAATATGTAGTTTTCAATTTGAACTTAAGGAACTTAAAGAAGACAAGGAAATGAAAGTATTTATATATCCATCGAATAAAGAATTTAATATTAAATTGGATAAATATAATAATTATACAATTGGTGGTGAAATATATAATCTAAAACAAAATTCATTATATAAGATTGATAGAGCAACAAGATTATATGATAATAAAGATAATTTTACAAATATTTTAGTAAAATGCATTGATGATAACATAAATAATAAAATAGGATTAAAAATAGTAGATGATATTATCAGAGATAAATATATTGATAATACACCTAAATTATCTGCAAGGTCTTATGCTGTATTAGTAATAAAACCAAAAATAACAATTATACAACAAGAGAAAATGGTAGAAATATTTAATAATTTCTTGAATGAAAAAAGAGATAATTGCAATTCATTATTTCTATCTAATTATAGAGAAAGTAAAGATATTGCAAGAAAAAGAATTTCATTCACATTAGTATATGAAATCTGCAATTATTTATTAGATACTAATCATGATTATATTTATCGATAAAATATTGTTGAATTTCTATATGATTACCAATAATTAAATTTTCATTATTGCTAAATTTTTTTTTCAAATCATTAAATTTAGTAGTCAAATCAGTATCAATTAATATTATATATAAATCAGAAATTAAACTATATTTAATAATCCATTCACATAAATTATAAGCTTCCTCAAATACATTATCTTGATGTCCGCCATTACCTATAACTATTTTAGCAAATACCCAACCATTTATTTTTCCATTTAATTTTGCATCAAAAGATTTTAAACAATCATTTAAGGATATTTTATTTTTCTTTATATCAATATTATTTAAAATTAAACCATTTTTAGTTGGTCTATATGCATTTACTGATAATTTATCCATTGAAATTCCAAATTTATTACATGTAATATTACATGTATCTATTTGCAATAATTCATCTTTTGAACTTTGTCTTGATGCATTAATTGAAATTCTTCCTGCTAATATTATTAATGAAATTATATTATCATTACATTCATCTAATAAATCATTTTCAGTTTTATTAAATTTTGATAATTCTAATAATATTCTTTTGTATTCTTCATTATTTATATCTTTATTTAAAATTCTTTCTTGAATTCTTTTCATAGCTAATTCATTATTTATTTTTTGTCTTTCATTTCTAATATTATAAATATCTATTTCAATTGGTCTTATAATATCCATGTAAAAATAATTTAAGGAGATTAATAAATAATCTTTATATCATTTTTTTTTATGTAAAGATAATTAAGTGATATAAAAAAATGATTATGAATTAATAATGACAAGTAATTTATTAATATTTAACGAATGATTTATACTAAGCGGAGGCAAGCCGAAAGTCAAGATGAAATTTTTAATAATAAAGATATTAATAAGAAACAACAAATATTTTTAGATAAGGCTGCCGAAATTGCAAAATATTCAACAATGCAACAAAAACATGGTGCTGTTGTTGTATATAAAAATAAAATAATTGCATATGGTTTTAATTATATGACTCATTATTTGAATGATAATAATAGTATTCATGCAGAAGTTGCAGCAATTAGTCAAGTTTTTAAAAATAAAACAATTCTTGAAAATTGCGATGTTTATGTTGTTAGAATTGCACCGGCAAGATTTAATAATTGTTTAAAATTATCAAAACCATGTGAGAAATGCACCAAATTTATTAATAAATATAATATAAGATGCACTTATTATTCTACTAATTATGAATATGAATATATGTGTACTTCTACATCATCTTAAATATCTAAACTCATTGAAACCTTTGGAATTATTCTTTTAATTGATTTTTTAACTATCATCTCTCGTTCTTCCTTATTAAAAATTTTTGCCAATAATTCTTCACCTGTTAAATGTTTATTATTATTTATAATATCTCTTACTTCCTTAATATTAATTGGTTTATAAACATTCTTTACATTCGTTTTTAATCTTCCATTTTGTGTATTTAAATCATTATAATTATATTTAAACATAAATTCTTCAATTTTATTATTTAATGCTTGTTGTAATGTCTTTCTCTCTCGAATTGCAATTTTTAATTTTCGTATCGCATCATCATATTTAAACCAATCAGCAACCAAATTTTTAAATGTATCCATTTCTTCCGTAGTTGGTTCAGAACTTGTTTTAATAATATCTTCAATCAAATCTATATTATCCATTATATGACAAATATTAAAAAAATCTTTAAATCTATTTTTTCTTTGTTTTAGGTTTAGGTTTAGATTTAGGTTTAGATTTAGGTTTAGGTTTAGGTTCTGATTTAGGTTTAGGTTTAGGTTTAGATTTAGGTTTAGGTTTAGGTTCTGATTTAGGTTTAGGTTTAGGTTTAGATTTAGGTTCTGATTTAGGTTTAGGTTCTGATTTAGGTTTAGGTTTATCATAATTAGGAACATATGTTTCAATAAAACTGGATAAGTTTTCCATATTTCGTGTATCTTCAAATTTAACTTTTTCACTACCATTTCCAACATATGCAACTATTGTTGGATAACTCTTTATTGATTTGAAAAATTCAGGAGCTTGTCTAATAGTTGTTAATTCTATTTCATAAAATTGTTTTACATGCCCATATTTATCTTTTAATATATCCCATATTGGCATAAAATTACGACAATATCCGCAATTATCCCAATGATATAATATTATACATCCATGAGATGATATATCATTTATAAGAACATTTAAACTTTTATCATCAACTTTAGTTATAACTTTCGGTTGAGTACTCATTAATTTTCTATATATATATAAATAAAATAATTATGGATTTGGATTTGGCTAAACAATCTTATAATATATCTTGTGACCATATAACAAAATTAAATAATAAATATAAATATGAAAATGATTTATTTGTTAATAAACATTTTAATTGTAGTGATAAAATAGATATTGATGATTCAAATTCTAAAAATAATATTAAATTTTTAAAATCAATTTATTTAACTAATAAATCTTGTATATTTAAATCAACAGAACCCGATGATTTAGAATGGACTTCGAGTTTTAATAATAATGATAATATTCTTAAATATAATGATGATAATGTAAGAGCATTATTTAATATGAATACAAGACAAAAAATATTAACTAGATATTAAATTAAATATTAGAAATATATTTAATTTCTTTTTCATATTCATCTGATGGTTTTTCAATAATAATAATTGAATTCTCAAAATTATAAACAAATTCTTTTAATAATGATGGATGTATTTTACCCTCAAATAAATATTCATGTCTATCTACATTTGCACCTTTAATATTTTTACTATTATTTAAATGAATACATAATATATCATCTTTATTTGGTATCATTGGTAAAATTTCTTTTAAATCATATCCTGCATTCCAAATATGACATGTATCAATACATATTTTAAATAAATTTCGTTCTTCTTCAGTAAATGAATAATAGAAATCCATAAAATCATTAAAATCTTTTAATAATTCAGTTCCTTGTCCTGCAGGTGTTTCCAATAATAATTTTGTTTTTATATTATGAATAATCATTTCATTTATAATATTTTTAATATTATTTTTCATCATCATTAATGCTTCTTTAATTGTTCCGGTTGTTGATTTTCCAACATGAATTACATAACCACGAGCACCAATAATATTTGCAGTAATTAAATCATTAAAAACAATTGTATCTGTAATTTCTAATTGTTTTTTACCACTTATAAAAGGTTTTGCAATATTAAAAGCATAAGGCGAATGAACAATTAAGAAAAAATTATTAATTTTGCAATATTTTTTTATTAAATGTGATTCTTGTAAATATTTATCATTTGAAGTTATATTTAAACTTCTTGGATTAGTTGTGAATATTTGTAATGCATTTCCACCATTCATTTTAACTTGTTCCATGGTTTTAATAATGGTTTTTTCTTTTGTTATGTGAGCTCCTATAATCATTCTTTATTTTATATAATTAAATTTTATAATAAATATCAATTTTTATATAAATATAAAAATGATAATATTTATATATATGAATAAATAATGTCTAATTCTTCACATCCATTAATTATTAAAGGAACTCATATTATTATTGATATTTATCAAATATTTGATAACGAACCTTTAAAATTTAATGATACTATTATTATTATTCTTGATAAAATTGTTGAAAAATTTAATTTAAATGTTGTTGGTAAAGTAATTCATCAATTTGAACCATTTGGTGTAACAGGTGTTTATGTTTTAAGTGAATCACATTTATCAATTCATACATTTGTTGAAGAAAAAAAAATAGCAATGGATTTATATACATGTAATACATTTGATAATAGTATTGAAGTTGTAGAATATATTAAAAGTTTATTTAATCCGTGTATGTGTAATTACAAAATAATATCAAGATAAATATCAATTATTATAATCAATAAGATATTTACATATATTAAAATCTATTTTATAGCGATATGGGCATTTGAAATATAATGTCTTTTTTTGTGTTGCAAAGAATTTAACTAAACATAAATGATGAATATAATAATTATTTGAATGTAATCTATGAATATTTTCAAATAAATTTATTATTTCTTTTTTTGAATTAGTAAATTTATCTAAACATATTGGACAACAATCATGTAAGCCGGTATTTGTTGTAATTATATAAGGTAAATTATTAATATTCCAACCAAATCCTATCATTTTATAAATATCATGAAATATTTCATAATTAGTATGAAATCCCCTAATATATTGTGTTGTTTTATTTTTGACATCTGTAATTATTTTTTGTGTAATTATAGAATTATCAATATTATCATAAGGTGTTCCCGTATTTTTAGAATAATAATATTTTATTTTTTTATCATTTCTATCATCTTTTGATAATAATAAACCATAGCAAATATAATTATTATTTTTAAATGGCGGTTCATCATTAGAAATAGTTATTTCTAATGTAATTTTTAAAGTATTAATGTTATTAATATTATTTGTGATAAATGTATAAAATCTTATATAGTCAGCACCATTTATAAATGCTATTTTTATTATAGGATTTTTAATAAATCGGTCAATCGTTTCATTATCATATGATATATCATAAAACCTATTTAAGGAAAGTTTTTTATTCATGAATGCTTTTTTAAAGAAATTTGCCAATAATCTATCACAAACATATTTATCATAGATGATACCATTATTACTTAATATTTCATTTTCTAATAAAAATAGGAAATTATTTAATTCATCGTAATATAACATTATAATTTAGATTTTAATAAATATTATTATCATTTTTTATATAAAATTATATTAACATTAATTAAAAAACATAATTGATATGATTGTTTATTTAAATATTCCATATAAGGACCGTAAAATAGTTAAAAATTATGGAGCATTATGGGATGCAAAATTAAAGAAATGGTATTGTGAGGAAGATAATGAATTATGTTCTTTATATAATATTTATAAAGATATTGAAATAATTGGGGAAGATAGAACATTTGGAGAAAATAAATTATATATTGATATGATTCCAAAAACATCCTATTTTAAAAATGTGCGTTCATTATTTAATGATTGTGATTGGAATTTGATAAGACATCATATTTATGAGAGAGTTAATCATAAATGTGAATGTTGTGGGAAAAAGAGATTTAAATATTTAGATGCTCATGAAAGATGGGAATTTAATGAAGAAACTAAAACACAAAAATTAATAAGAATTATTGCATTATGTAAATTATGTCATGCTGCAACACATTATGGACATTCAAAAAGAACTAAAAATATTGATAAAATCAATATTCATATTAAAAAAATAAATAACTTTAGTGATGAAGAATTACAAAATCATATTAATGAATCATATAAAATTTGGAAAGAACGAAATAAGACTAAATGGGAACTTGACTTAACTATTATAACAAATTCAGGATTTGAAATTAAATAAATTATTATATTTAATATAATAATTTATTTATAATAATGAGTTATAAAAATAATGATGATACATTAATATTATTGAATGATTTTATTATTGAAATTATAAACAAACATAAATATTTTACTGATACTGAATATAATTCTATTAAAAATATAAATAATAATTGTAAAATTGATAAAGATAATGATTGTCAATGTAATATCAAAAATAAAACAGATATTCAACATTACACATTTTATTTTTTATTAGAATATATAAAAAATATAACATCATGTAATAATAAAAATAATATTTAAATTTAATTCTTTATAATCTCTCAATAATAGAAAATTGAGTTACATTATTTGTATTATTTCTAAAAAATACCATCCAAATTGAACAATTACCTGCATTACATATAATATATTTACATTTACTCATTATTAATGTTATTGCTAGATATTTTAATGAATAATCATAATTTAGTTCTTTATAAACTATATCAACTGTTGATAATTGTTTTGACATATGTCTTATTTCATCATAAAAAATTATATTATTTGGAAATTCATTTTTCATTCTATCTAAAAAATCTGTTTCGTCTGATTGAATAAGAAATTTAATATTTGGTTCTTTTTTTAATATTTCATTTGCATGTGAAATATAATCATCAAATGATGGTAATGCAATCTCGGTTATTTTATCATTTCCTCTATAAAATAATACACAAATATTATCATGGTCAATTGAATATTTATTTTCTATTTCTGATTGTATTTTTAATATTTCATCATTCGGCGTAAAATATTTACATATAAATTGATTTAAGGAAACTAAATCTAAAGTTTTATAATTTTTATATTGAAAACATTCATGATAATTAATATCATGAACATGTTTAATATCAATATTATTATCATTATAATGTTTGAAATAGTTAAAAGTGATATCATCTTTTGTATTTTTTTTATACCATGTATAAAATTCTGTTGTATCATAAATATTTGGTAATTGTTTGTATTTATTAAAAATTAAAATTAAATAATATAATCTTAGAGAGCAACATGAAAAAAATCCTCCATCATGTGCAAGAGCAAAATTCATTATATATTTAAAAGTATTAAAATAAGTCTTTATATAAAATAATATTGATTATTTTATTATTTATATATTAGAATTAGTATTATGACTTCAAGTAATAAAATAAAATTACAAAAATTAATTGATATTATGTCAGAGCATATTCCTGATACTAATAATTATTTTACCTATAACGGAAAACCATTAACAACTAAAATAACTTTTGATAATCCAAAACAAATATCAAAAATTTATTATAAAAGTAGTTCCTTAAATCAATTTATTAAAGAAATAAAGACGGGAAAACATGGATTTATATTAAATCAATATAATAAAAGTTGTATTCAAGAAAGTTATAATAATATTTCAAATTCTAAATGTATGTCTGTTGAAAGTTATAATAATGATAAAATAAAAATTAATATTATAAATAAATCATTAAATATTAATCCTCAAATTATAAAATTTTCATTTCATAATAATTATTATGAAATTTTTATTGAAGATAATCAAGATAATGACGATGATAATGAATTATCTAATTTAGAACTTATAGCAAAAACATTAAAATCATCTATAAAATCGGATAAAATAAATGATAAAATTGTTTCTGATTTTTTTAAATTAACTACTTCATCATAATGACAAAAATATTTTACTATTTTTATCATATATATCATTTGCTTTTATTTAGCGATTTGAGAAAATTCCAAGAATAACCCACATCATAATCGCAATGATGATACCAAATCCAACATCACTTCTTTTTGATTTAATACAATCAGTCCGAATTGCGTTAAACTCGCTAAAATTAGCAAGATTTGTGCAATCAGTCGTCTTATTCTTAAAACAATTGTAAATCTCATCATCCTGAATTTGTTTATGTGCCTCAGAGTTGCAACTATTTACAATTGCCTTATTTGCATTTTTCATATAATTACGAGAGAATGCCCTAAGGTTGCGACATTCAGTCATACTAACAACACTCAATAATGCAACAATCAAAATAATGGCTTTCATTGAAAATTTGATGATTGTTTTATAAAAATAATAATATCAATTTTATAATTATTTACTTATTTAAATAAACATATACATTTGTATTAAAATAATAGTAAATGTTTATAAAATTGAAGGATATTTAATAGTAAAATATTACGGTCAAATACAATGATGCGTTTATTTTATCTCGAACCCGATGATCATACCTACATTTACGGAGGTGATTTATTTGAGGCTGAATATAATCCTGAAACGAAAGAACTCCTTGAGCCATATACTCGTAAAGGTTCTCGACATAAAACGATTAGGTTCTATCCATCAAAGAATTTATTCGTAGTGTATGTGAACAAAGTTATCAAGGAACTTATCTTTGTGATGACTTGCTGGTCGGATGACTTCAAAGCCTACAAACTCCATGATAATATTGCGACTTCATATCGTGAATGTTATCATGGACGGAGAAATCCCAAGTCGTTCCCGTGTAATTTCAATTTCACGGAGTACATTGAGAAGAACGAGTTGGAGATGAAGGATTAAATTCGAGCTTGTGGAGATATATATGTCAAAGTTTTTTGGCATTTATAAATGTTTTTAGATAACCATAATAATTTATAATAATCTTTTTTTTCTATTTTATTATTTGTTTGCATTATTATTTTATTTTTATATTTTATCATATTTCCATCATATATTAAATTTGATTTAAGGCGCTTATTAATAAATATTAAACCTAATAATCCTGAACCGGTTGGAAAATTATCTGATATTCCATAATAATTATTATTGATATTGTTGATAATATTATTAATAGCTCTTAAAAATATTGGATTATTTGCTTTAGTAATTATAAATCCGGTATTTATTAATAATTTATTATAATAATAATCATATTCACCAGTAAAATAATTATTATCAATAAAATTTATTAATTTAAATTTACAATAAAATTTTACATCAATATATATACCACCATATTTATATAAAATGCAATATTTCCACAAATCATTTTTATATTCTATTGGTATTAAATTATTATAGGCTTTATACACATAATCAGGATAATTATCAAAAATAAATTTATTACAATCATTATTTTCATCAAAAGAAAAATAATTAAATTCAGGATTATAATCTTTAATCGTTTTTATATTTTGATATATATTTTCATTTTCTAATAATTTTTTATTATAACATTGAAAAATATTTAATGGAACTTTTGCATAAATGCCAAAAATTGATAATGGCATATTTATAAGAGAATAGGAAATTTAAATGCGACCAGCAACGAAATTGAATAAGTCCTTCCAAGTCTTAATTATATAATTTTTATCATTATATATAATCGTGTTGAAATCATTCAAATTGCTATAATCAATCAAATCTTTAAATTCTTCAAAATCATCTAAAATAAGTTTTATATTTGAACTATTATATTCAACTAATTCAAAATTGTCATTGAAATCTTTATTCATAATAAAACAACTATTGAATGTCTCAAATTCTACTACTACATAATTATATGTAGCAGTACGACTTATCAAATATAACTTATCATCATATCTCCTATATAAGCAACCTTCCATTATGCCTTGAAAAGTATAAAAATAATAAGAAAATCATTTTTTAATTATTTTACTATATTCAATAAACAAATATAATTATTTTATTATATTTAAAATAATTATAATTATAATTGCTAATAATAACATTGTAATAATTGATATAATTATTAAATTTTCATTTTTATTATTATTATTATTTTCATTATTAGATATAATTGTAGCATTATCATAAAAACTTTTTAATGTTCTTATTTTTCCTAACCCATAATGTTCATCCTCGTCGTTTATATTATCTAATGATAATAACCGTTTAACTTTTAATATTGCTTTATCAGGACTAAATGTTTTTTTATTATCAGTGTGATATTTAGGTTTATTTTCTCTTCCATATTCATGATATATAAGATTTTCTTTTGGCGTGAATACATCCCATCCATTTGTATAAAATTTAACTGATGTTAATATTTCTTCTCCTTGAAACAAATCATCTAAAGTAGGGTCAAATGGAATTTCATTTAAAAATTTTGATTCACAAAAAAACATTCCTGCACTCATAAAATAAGATTTCAAAAAATCATTATTATTATTTGTATATATTGCAGTGCTTAATATTAATATTCCTACTTTATTATATTCGGCACTAAAAATATGTGGTATTCCGGAATCAGTAATATCTTTTTTGATAATATCAATTGGATAATGACTTAATACAGGTTTTAATGATAAATTTCTATCTTTTATTTCATTAATCATATTTATTAATTTTTCATCCCAATCTTTTACAAATGTGCTATGACTATCAATTTGTAAATAATATTCTTCACCATTCCATAAGCCTGAACATAAATATCTAGCATATGTCGGACCTTTAGCTTCAAAATATGGTATTCTTATTATATTTATATTAGATTTCCATTTACAATTAATTAAACAATCATCATCAGTATCAAAATTATTTTGTTGGCAAATACCTACAAAACAATTATTTTTATATTTTGCATTTTCAAATAATGAATTAATTGTTTTTTGACATTCGTCATCTCTATAACTTGCAATTGAAATAAATATTGTATTTTTAATTATATCAATATTTCTAACTTTAGAATTCATCTTTATAATAAATAAAGAACAAAAAAAAATAAATTTTTTTAGAATTTCATATAAAAATCTTCATCTGCTAAATCTTCCCATTTTGATGAAATTTCAAGATTAATTTTAGGCTTAGAAACAATATCAACCCATGATTTAGTTTTTTCTTCTTTAATTTCTTCTTTAATTTCTTCTTTAATTTCTTCTTTAATTTCTTCTTTAATTTCTTCTTTAAAATCATCTAAAGTTAAATATAAATTTTCAGAAAAATCATTATTTTTATTAACACTTTTATTTTTTTGTGAAGATTTAACATCTGATGTAATTTCAGTTGCAGGACAAATTTTATTAAATTTATATGATACAATTAATTTTTCTCGATTAGCAAATGATAAACGATGTCTAAATCCGCATATTTCTTTATCACATAATTGTCCAAATATACAATTTTTTTTACGTTTTTCTGCATTTGGTTCATCTTTACTTTTATTTGAAATATCATCATAAAATTTTTTAACAATTTTTCTATCTTTATATGTAATATAATGATTATATAAACAATCAGAATTAACACAAATACAATTTAAATTGCATGTAATAGTTGCCATTGTTTTCTCTTAAACTTTATAATAAATATTATATATGATTATTATCATTTTTTATTTTAAAAATATATGTAAATAAAAATAATTTTATAAATAGTAAGGATTATGTGGATTTAATATTACATCATCCGCAGTTAATTTATTTTTAAACGTATTATCATCATCCGGATAATTTTTTAATATTGTAATTATTTCTTTATTTAATGTTTCTAAATCATTTGTATCAGTATTATTAAAATACTGAGGTTTATTTAATTTTTCAATAATATAATCTATAAAAGTATAAATATTAGTTGAAAATAAATTATTATTATTTACACCACCACCATGTTTTTTATATCGGAAACCATCTTTAATAATTTTAGCATAATCTTGTGTAATTGTTAAATTTTTTCTACGATTGTCATAAGTACCATATTTATTATTATTAATTCTTTTGCTATTTTGAAATGGATTTATTAAACCAAAATCCCATATAACTATTAAAAATCCAATATTTTCAAGATAAAAATCTTTGCCATATAAATTATAATGAAAATAACCACCTGGTTTTATTTTATGATAAAGAAAATTACCACTATGCGCATCACAATGAAAAGCATTAATATATTTATAAAAAAACATAATTGATAACATTATTTGAATTAAGGTATTCCAAATAATTATATCATCACTATAATATAATTTAATAAAATTATGAATATCATTTTCAGCTAGTTCATTTAATGTTATAATTATATTTGATTTATTAGCATTTTCCGGTAAATTATCCAATAATAATTCTAATGATTTTTCAGATTGTTTTTTATATGATGGATTTATATCACTTGAATATACACTTTGTATTTTGCTATCATATTGATTTGAACATGTTAATTTTCCATATGAAATAGGAAAATGAGGACATTCATTTCTTATAACACAAGCTGTTAAATCTTTTAATACTGTATATTCATTTACATTAATAGGATATGAGCCATCACTTATTTTTGTAGCAAATTTTAATAATTTACCAAATTTTTTATTATGTAATCTATAATGTGATAAATATATTGCACCATATACACTATCAGTACCAATTTTTTTTTCTAATATAACACGATTACCAATTCTATATATTGGTTTTCCTGATTTATCATATTTATATAATCTTATGCAATTATTTTTATATTTATTTCTTGTTTCAATATATTTATGTAAAATACGATAAAATTTAATGCGATTTTCAATTGTAGATATTCTATCAATTAAAGGTGCTAAATATTTACCAATTTTTTTTGCATTTATTTCCTCAAATTCTTCTCTATCCGGATGTAATCTTTTAGTTTCTTTAAGTAATTTTTTAATTTTTTCTTCAATTTCCTTATTTTCTTCTTGAATATTTTTAATATCTTTTAAAATATCACTTGGTGTTTTTGTTCTTATCGTTTTAAATGATTTAAATGATGGTGATTGTGATGATTTTGTTTTGAATGATTTAAATAATGTTGAATTTGATGATGTGGTTTTTGATGATGGAGATTTTGATTTTGATAATGATTTAGGATTTGATGGTGTTAACATAGATGATGTTGTTTTTACAGATGATTTATCAGTAATATTAAAAGAACTGCTTGATTTTCTTAATATATTTTCAGGTGCTTTTATTGAAGAAGAAGAAACAAATGATTTAAATAATGGTGATGAACTTGAACTTATTTTAGGAGATAATATTTTTTTAAAAACTATTTCTTGTTTTATTTTCTTAGGAACTATTTCTTGTTTTATTTTCTTAGGAACTATTTCTTGTTTTATTTTCTTAGGAACTATTTCTTGTTTTATTTTCTTAGGTGATATACTTTTAATTTTTAAAAAATTAATTATATCTTTTTTTCTTTGAGTTTTAGGTGCTTTAGGTTCTTTAGGTTCTTTTACTGTTTTTTGAGTTTTAATTTTAGGTTCTTTTACTGTTTTTTGAGTTTTAATTTTAGGTTCTTTAGGTTCTTTAGGTTCTTTTACTGTTTTTTGAGTTTTAATTTTAGGTTCTTTAGGTTCTTTAGGTGCTTTAGGTTCTTTAGGTTCTTTTTTAGGTCTTCCTACTTTTTTAGGACCATCTTTAATTATTTTTTTTAATTTTTCTTTATTATGAAGTAAATATTCTTTATAATAATCACATGCTTTTTCGGAAGCTTGTTTTTTATTAGCATTATATAAATTAACGCATAATGAAAATGGTACTTTATCTCTTGAACATTTTGATTTATATTGAAAATATGGATTTGGTTTTACGCATTTTTCTTTTGCAATAGAATATTCACATGCAGGAGGTTTACATTTAGTATCATTCATATTTATTCTATATAATATATGGTTTTTTATTTATAATATTAGAAGGTTTAATATTTGTAAATGTAGATACATATTTAATTAAAATATTTAAAATATTATTATTAATATTTGATAATAATGAAATATCTGTATTATTTGAATATTTATCTAACATTACTTTAATTTTACTTATTATATCAGTAAAATCTGTATTAAATAAATCATTATTATCAATAATTCTTGAAATTGGTTTAATATAATCATAAGTAATTTTAACTTTCTTTTTATATTTTCCAAATTTATTATTATTTATTGATTTACTGTTATTAAATGGTTGAATTAATCCAAAATCCCATATTACCCATAAATAACCTATATTTTCCAAATAATAATCTTTACCGTAAATATTATAATGAAAATATCCTCCTGGTTTTATTTTATGAAAAAGAAAATTACCCGCATGTGCGTCATTATGATATGCATTCATATATTTATGAAAAAACATTAATGATAAATAAATTTGCGAAATAGCATTTGATAAATAAATATTATTACTGCGATATGTAATTCTATAATTCATAAAATCACCTGATGCTAATTCATTAATTTGATAATATAATGATATATTATTATTAACTAATTCAGGATAATTATCTTTATTGTTAATAACTGATTTATTTAATTTTATATTAATTGGATTACTATAATTACTTTTAATATTTTTATTATCACATGTTAATAAACCATAAGTTATTGGAAAATGAGGACAATGAAATAATAAAACTTGTTTTGTAGCTTCTTTTAAAACTTTAAATTCTATTTTATTATTTTCTGAATAATTTATTACCTTAATTGCAAATTTATTTAATTTAACATATTTATTATCATAATTAATATCATATTTATAATGAGCTAAATAAACAATACCATAAGCACTTTTTGAACCAATCTGTTTATCTAATATTATTTTATTTCCAAGTCTATATATTGGTTTTTTAGTTTTACTGTCAAAATTATATAATCTCATACAAATATTTTTATTTTTTTTTTGAATTGAATTTATATATTTTTTAATAATGATAAAAAAATTAACACGGTCAATTATATTTGCTGATACTCTATTTATAAAAGGTTTAAATATTTTTTTAATTTTATTTACCGCTTTTTCATCATCATCCTTATCTTCCTTATCATCCTTATCGCGACATTTTTTATAGTATTGTTTATATATATTTCCTGTGGTTGAAATCTTTCTATTAGTTTCAGGATTAATATTTTTATTTTTAATCCATTTTTTGCATAATTCATCAGTTATATTTAATGATTTTTTATTATAATTATTTTGATTATTTAAAAGTTTAGAACATTTAGATTTTAAACTTTTATAAATTGCTCCTGTTTCATTAATTTTTCTATTACTTAAAGGATTAATATTTTTATCTTCATACCATTTATAACATAATTCTTTTGTTAAAACTTTTTTATTTGGCATTATTATTATTTGTTTTTATCTAATAATATATGGTTTTTTATTTATTATTTTAGATGGTTTGGTTGTTCTAAAAGAACTCATATTTTTAAGTAAGAATTCTAAAATTTCTTTATTGATTGTTTTTAGAAATTTAGTATCATATGTTTTATTATATTTTTTTATTATATTTTTAAATAATGAAGTGCATATTGTATTTTCAGTTAATGTAAATCCTGAAAAATTTTCAACATTATTAAATTTATATAATATGTTAAATAATAAATAATAATCATTATTTATAGATATTTTATTATATGGTCCATCTTTAAAAGGCATTATTAAACCAAAATCCCATATTACCCATAAATAACCTATATTTTCTAAATAATAATCTTTACCATAAATATTATAATGAAAATAACCACCAGGTTTTATTTTATGATATAAAAAATTACCGACATGCATGTCCATATGATAATATTTTGTATAATTATGAAAAAACATAATTGAGATTAAAATTTGTGTAATATTATTTAACAAATCTATATTTCCTTTTAATATTAAATTTAATAGATTACCATCGGCTAATTCATTTATTTGAATATAAAAATTATCATTATTATTAATTAATTCTGGAAAATAACTTTTAATATTATGTTTATCTTTAATCATTGTATAATCATTATTTAAATGTGAATTATTACATTTTAAATAGCCATATGAAATAGGAAAATGTGGACATTTAAAATCAATTACAAATTTAGTTAATTTTTCTAACATAATTATTTCATTTTTATTTTGTAATGTTTGATTTGTAATTTTGATGGCATATTTATGTAATTTTAAATGTGCTAAATAAACTATTCCATATTTACTAGGTATTCCAATTTGTTTATCTAATATAATTTTATCTCCAATTTTATAAATTGGTTTATTTGTATTTTTATCAATTTTATATATTCTTAAACAATTATTTGTTTCTTTAATGGATGATATATATTTTTTCATTATGATAATAAAATTAATACGTTCTTTAAAATTAAATGTATTAATTTGATTTACTAAAGACATTTTATATTTTTATCTAATTATATATGCGGTTTTATTAATAATATTTGATGGTTTTATTGTTGTGAAAGATGAAACATTTAATAATAAATAATTTAAAATTTCTTTATTTAGGTCATATAATTTTTTATAATCTGTTATAGCATTATATGTTAAAACATTATCATATAATCCTTTTTTCATATAATAAGCATCTGATGTTAATTTATAATTATAATAGCCTAATGCATTTAATATATAATTATAATCATAATTTATAGCTACCTTCGAATGTTTTTTACCATACTTATTTTTATTTTCAAAAGGATTAATTAATCCAAAATCCCATATTACCCATAAATAACCTTGATTTTCTAAATAATAATCTTTACCATAAATATTATAATGGAAATATCCGCCTGGTTTTATTTTATGATAAAGAAAATTACCACTATGCGGGTCTCCGTGATAAGATTTAGTACAATCATGAAAAAACATAATTGCTATGAAAATTTGAACCATTATATTATAAAAATCAAATTTTAATGGTCCTATTATTAAACTATGTAAATCACCTGCTGCTAATTCATTGATTTGAATAATTAATGATTTATTTGAATTTATTAAATCAGGGAAATACTTCTTTTTATTATGTTTATCTTTAACAATTGAATAATCATCCGGATTATCACTTTTTATGGTAGAATTACATAATAATGACCCAAATGAAATAGGAAAATGAGGGCATTTTAATCCAATAACTTGTTTTGTTAAATCTTCAAGAACTTTAACCTCATTAAAATTATTTTTACTTTGATTTGTTATTTTAACGGCAAATTTATTTAATCTGTCAAATTTAGTTCCATATCTAACATTACTTTTAAAATGCGATAAATATACAATTCCATACGCACTTTTAGTTCCAATTTGTTTATCTAATATAATTCTTTTACCAATTCTATAAATTGGAAGTTTAGTTGTTTCATCAATATTATATAATCTTAAACAATTATTTTTTTCTTTTATTGATAATAAATATTTTTTCATAATAATAAAATAATTAATTCTATCAATAATATTTACCGATGTTCTCTTAACATATGGAATAAATAATTTATGTATTTTCTTTATGGCTTCTATTTTTCTTTGTTCAGAATTTAATTTAACTTCGGATTTAGGTTTAACTTCAGATTTAGGTTTAACTTCGGATTTAGGTTTAACTTCGGATTTAGGTTTAACTAAACATTTTTTTGATAATTCCTTATATACACTGCCATTTTCTTTAATTTTACGCAATGTTGTCGGATTGATAGTTTTATTTGCTAACCATTTATTACATAATTCTTTTTCATTTAAGTTTTTATTTTGATTTAAGGAACATTTTTTTAATAATTTATTATAAACTGGTCCATTTTCTTTAATTTTGCGGGTTGTTTCCGGATTGATAGTTTTATTTGCTAACCATTTATTACATAATTCATTTTCATTTAAGTTTTTATTTTTAAGCATTTATCTATTTATATAATCGGTTTTTATTGGAGAACCCTTTTTTAACATAATTAACAATACTACTAAAATATGATGGTTTTATTGGAGATTTATTTCCGATTGTATAAGGTTTTTTATTAATAATATTAGATGGTTTTATAGATGTAAATGAAGGAACATTATCAATTAGATGGCTTAAGAGTTCTTTATTAATATTTCTCAATAATTTATAATCTTTTATGTTATTATATTTATTTATTATATTTGATAATTGTTTTCTCAAGGTGCTATCATCAGATGTTAATATATCATCATAATATTCTATTGCATCTAATATATAAACATAATCAAAATTTATTGAATAATTATAATTAGTTGGTCCATATTTATTATTTTCAGTAAAAGGTTTAATTAATCCAAAATCCCATATGACCCATAAATAACCTTGATTTTCCAAATAATAGTCTTCACCATAAATATTATAATGGAAATATCCACCTGGTTTAACTATATGATAAAGGAAATTACCTGCATGAAGGTCAGTATGATATGATTTTGTAAAATCATTAAAAAATAGGATTGATAATATTAATTGTACAATTGTATTTGATATATTTTTATTTTTATTTAAATTTAAATAATTGTTTAAATCACCTGCTGCTAATTCATTTATTTGTATTAATAATGATTTATTTTTATTTACCAATTCAGGGAATAATTTCTTCTTTTTATGTTTATCTTTAACAATTGAATAATCATCTAAATTATCACTTTTTGCACGTGAATTATTACATCTTAAATGTCCATATGAAATAGGAAAATGCGGACATTTAAAATCAATAACTTGTTTTGTTAAATCTTCAAGAACTTTAACCTCATTTTTATTTTCTTTAGTTTGATTTGTTATTTTAACTGCAAATTTATTTAATTTATCAAATTTAGTTCCATATTTAATATTTGTTTTAAAATGTGACAAAAATACAATTCCAAATACACTATTTGAACCAATCTGTTTATCTAATATTATTCTATTTCCAACTCTATAAATAGGTTTCTTAGTTTGTTCATCAATATTATATAATCTAACACAATTTTTAGTTTCTTTTATAGATAACATGTATTTTTTCATCATAATATAATAATTAATCCTGTCAATAATATTTATAGATATTCTCTTAACATATGGAATAAATAATTTATGTATTTTCTTTATGGCTTCTATTTTCTTTTCATCTGAATTTGCTTTTACTTCTTTTTGATTTTCTAATTTATCTGTTAAAATACCAAATTGTATTTTTTGTAATTTCTCTGTTATAAAGTTAGCTTGTTTTGTTTGTTTTTGTATTTCATTAATAGTTTTTTGAATTTTTAAATTAATAAAATCAATTTTTTTAGGATTATATGAATATTTTTGTAATGATTGTTTTTCTAAATTTAATCTTTCATTTAATAATTTAATTGCAGTTGAACGCAAAAATCTATCAAATTCTAATTCTTTTTTTAAATCTTTTTTATCTTTACTTTTAGCTTTCAATTTTTTAAAAGCATCTTGAATTTTAGTAGCAGCTTTTTGTTTTATATCACTTTTTTGATTTAAGGAACATATTTTTTCAAGTTTCTTATATACATCACCATTTTCTTTAATTTTGCGCAATGTTTCGGGATTGATAGTTTTATTTGCAAGCCATTTATCGCAAATATCTTTTTTTGCTTTTTCTTCTTTTTGATTTAAGGAACATTTTTTTAGTAATTTATTATAAACAGGTCCATTTTCTTTAATTTTGCGCAATGTTTCGGGATTGATAGTTTTGTTTAATAGCCATTTATCGCAAATATCTTTTTGATTTAATTTCTTATTTTTTAACATTTTTATTCTAAACATTAAACAGATAAAATAATGAAAAAATATGTTTTTATTATCGATTTGGATAGTACAATAATTGGTGATTGTAGTTATCAATTACAATTATATAATATTGCTAAAGTAATGAATAATGGTAATAGACAATTAATTAATATAAATAAAATATTATCATCATATTATAATGAAAAATCAAAATTAGTTCGACCGTTTTTTGTTTATTTTATAAATAAAATGCGTGAATTATATAAAAATGATGTATATTTTTATGTTTATACTGCATCCAGTAAAGATTGGGCTAATCTACAAATTAAATTAATAGAAAAAGAAAATAATATTAAATTAAGCAGACCTATATTTACGAGAGAAGAATGTAAAGAATTTAAAAATAAAAAATTACAAACTTATTCAAAATCAATTGACCCTTTATTAGATAAAATTAAACCTAAAAATCCCGAAATTATTATAATTGACGATAGTGATGTATATACTGATTTTAAACATGTTCAAATTCAATGCAAACCATATAATTATACATCATTTTGTGAAATTTATCAAGTATTACCAGGAACAATGCAAAATGATTTAGGTAAAGGAATGATATGTCCATATAGTAAAGATAATTGCACTATTTCAAATAAATTAAAATTATATAAATGGTTATATAATAAATGTCGTGAAATAAATAAAAATAATAAAAAATTTAAATTTGACAAATTTTGGTTAAATTTAGCAAATGCTATTGAAACTAATAAAATTACTGATTTTAATGCAAATGTCATTAAACAATTAACTACGATTGCTAATAATTAGGAATTACTTTATTATTACAATAATTTACATTTAGAATATAATATAACCAATAAAACGGACCAGTAAAGATACCAAGCACCAGACCTAATATTTTTTCACCAGGTGAAGATTCATAAAATAAACATACAATACTTACTATAAATCCAAATAATCCAGATATTATCCATATTAGAATAATTAATGAATAAAAAAATATGTAAATATTATCACTGATTGAATAATCTGAAGTATCTTCTATTGATGTTGTAGGCGATTTTGTTGGTGCTGTAGTAGATATTCCACTCATTTTAATATTAGTTATCTATATAACATTAATATATTATTAATAATATTTATTATTAAAATTATCAAATCTATTACAATAATTTAAATTATAAATATAATATATCCAATAAAATGGACCAGCAATTATTCCAAATATCAAACCTATTATTTTATCTTGGACTGATGAATTATAAAATAAACATACAATTCCTGCTACAAATGCAGCAATACCAGAAATAAACCACATTAATGCAAGTATAAATATAAATATCGCAAATATAACATTAATTCCATCGATTGTTTTATTATCTTTACTTTTATCATTTTTATTATCACTCATATTATTTTTATTATTCTATATTATATATATAAATAATTATTTTTTATTTTGAATATGATAAAATACACACATTAAAAATGCATCGCATAAATCATCTTTCTTTTTATGAGTATTAATTATTGTTAATATTTCATCATTTTTATAAACCGTTTTTAATAAATGAGTGGTATAATAAATAGCATCTAATTTATTTTGTTTATATTTATTTGAAGCAATTGTATCACTGAATTTATCCATAATTTTTAATTTATGTTTAGGGGATACATATACAGTTTCAATATCTAAATTTAAATGTTTACTAATTAATTTAAAATATGTATTTATACATGTTTGAATATTGCGCATTATCGATGTCATCTGACATTCAATTAATATTATTAATTTATCATTAATATCTTCAATATTTAATTTAATCATCAAATCATCTAAAAATTCAATAGTATTATCAATAATTGCTTGAATATTATTTTTATTACAATTTAAATCAATCTTATCTATATTTTTTATATTTAAGTCATTATCATTATCATTCTCACCAATAATAGAATAACAATATGCCATATTTTTAATGCCAATATCAAAAGATAATAAAGTTTTCATATAATAATATATTATATGAAAACTTTATTTATATTTAGGCGGGATTTAAGACTTTACGATAATACATCGTTAAATTTAGTTAAAAATAAATATCCAAATTCAGAAATATTACCTATATTTATATTTAACAAAAAACAAATAGATGAAAATGAAAATAAATATTATTCTAAAAATGCTGCACAATTTTTATTTGAAAGTTTAGAAGAATTGGATTTCATCAATTATTATTATACAGATAATGAAATTAATATTTTAGATGAATTATATAAAAAATATAAATTTGATGTTATCTCTTATAATAAAGATTATACACCATATGCAAAAAAAAGAGATGAAGAAATTAATGTTTGGGCAAATAGTAAAAAAATAGAAATTATCGCAAGTGAAGATTATACATTACATAATATGGGTGAAATAACTAAAGATGATAAAAAACCATATTTAAAATTTACTCCTTTTTATAAAAAAAGTATTCTTAAAAAACCACGGTCATTATTTACAAACAAAACCTTTAATTTTATTAAAGATGATAAATCATTATTATCCTTAGATTTCATAAGACCTAAACCAAATAAATTTATATTAGTTAATGGAGGTCGAAAAAATGCATTAATTATATTACAACAATTAAAAACAGGTAAATTTAATAATTATGATACTGAAAGAGATTATCCATATTTGGATAAAACAACTAAATTAAGTGCATATATCAAATTTGGTTGTCTTAGTATTCGTGAAATTTATTATACATTACCTATAACACATGGAATTGTCAGGGAGTTATATTGGCATGATTTTTATGCAATAATAACTTATTATTTTCCATATGTATTAAAAGGCGAATCATTTATTAAAAAATATGATAATATTAAATGGAATAATAATAATGATTTATTTGAAAAATGGAAAAATGGATTTACCGGATTTCCATTAATAGATGCTGCGATGAGACAATTAAAAATATGTGGATGGATGCATAATAGATGTCGTATGGTTGTTGCGTCATTTTTAGTTAAAAATTTATTTATTGATTGGCGCAAAGGAGAAGAACATTTTGCAAAATCATTAGTTGATTATGACCCTTCGTCAAATAATGGAGGATGGCAATGGTGTGCATCAACTGGAACTGATAGCCAACCTTATTTTAGAATATTCTCTCCGACATTGCAAATGAAAAAATTTGATAATAATTGTGATTATATAAAAAAATGGATTCCAGAACTTAAAGATGTATCAACTAAAATAATTTTAAATTGGGAAACAAAACAATATCCAAATATTAATTATCCAAAACCAATTATAAATACAAAAGAAACATCTAAAATATTTATAAAAACATTTAAAGAAATTTAAAAAAAAATCAAATAATATAAAGCTATTATAAAATTAAAAAACTAGTTTATGAGTAATTTAAATTTAGGTTTTTATACTTATTTTTTTGGAACAAATGATAATCCTGCTTTTGCAATTCCTAATGTTCCGTCTTTAAAATATAAATGTTATTATTATACCAATAATAAAACTATTTTTGAAAAATTGAAAGAAACTGAATGGATTTGCATTTTCATTGATATTGAATTTAAAGATGATGTATTTGAACCTAATATGTATGGAAAACATCTTAAATCTATGCCACAAGAATATCAAGAACTTAAAGATTATGATTATTTATGTTTTTTTGATAGCAAAATAAATAATTTAAATGTAAATTTTATTGAAGATAATATTCATAAATATTTCATTGATGATAATAAAGCATTAATATTAAGATTACATGAATCTATCATCGAAATATATCATTGTAATATAAGGTCTGAATTTTATTTAAGTATGCATCAACCAAGATATCATATTGACCATGATAAATATTTAAATTATATCGATAAACAATTGAATAATGGATTTAGCGAAACAGATGATTATCATTGTAATACAGGATTTCTAATAAGAAATATGAAACATACAAAAATAATAGAATTTAATTCTACTTGGTATAATCATATTAAAGAATGTGGAATTCAATGTCAAATGTCTTTTTTCTTTGTTAAACAATTATTTAAAGAGTATATAATACCAATTGATGGAAAACTAATATATAAAGACATTTAAAAATAAAAAACCTAAGTAATGAGTAATTTAAATTTAGCTTTTTATACTTATTTTTTTGGAACGAATGATAATCCTGCTTTTGCAATTCCTGATTTTCCATCTGAAAAATATAAATGTTATTATTATACAAATAATAAATCTATATTTGAAAAATTAAAAGAAACTGAATGGATTGGTATTTTTATTGATATAGAATTTAAAGATGATGTGTATATACCTAATATGTATGGAAAACATCTTAAATCTATGCCACAAGAATATCAAGAACTTAAAGATTATGATTATTTATGTTTCTTTGATAGCAAATTAAATAATTTAAATGTAAATTTTATTGAAGATAATATTAATAGGTGTTTTATTAATGATAATAAAGCATTAATATTAAGATTACATGATTATATTACTACAAATAATGTATGGTCTGAATTTGGTTTAAGTATGTATCAACCAAGATATTATAATGACCGCTATAGATATTTAAATTATATTAATAATCAATTAAATAATGGATTTAAAGCAACAGATGATTATCATTGTAATGCAGGATTACTAATAAGAAATATGAAACATACAAAAATAATAGAATTAAATTCTACTTGGTATAATCATATTAAAGAATGTGGCATTCAAGACCAAATCTCTTTCTTCTTTGCTAAACAATTATTTAAAGATTATATTGTTCCAATTCCATTTGATGCAAAACTAATATTTAAGGAAGTTTAAATTAAATCTTTAAATGCTTTTGTTAAACTAGGAAGAGTAATATAAACACATTCATTTTTAATGGATAATTTATCGCAATATTTTTTATAAGATTTATATAAATTAAATACTAATTCTTTAATATGACTAAATGATTGTTCATTTTCTAAATTATATTTTTTAATTATCATTTCTAATTCTTCATTTTTTGTATCTGATTTAATATTAATTATTATATCATATGGAATATTTTCATATTTGAGAAAATTGCAATAAATAATATTTCGCAAATAATTATATTTTTCAACTGTTAGTATTTCGTCTTTTATTTTTTCATTATTGACATATTCAATATTATTATCTATATAAATTTCTAATAATTTTATTTTCGATATTTTATTTAAATTTTCACATAACATACCTTTTTTAAAATAATGCATATGTATACTTGTGATTAATTCCATCTTTGTCAGTTTTTCTTTCTGAATTACTGCTCTACTTGTCATTATAAATGATAAATATTGATTAATAATATAATTAATTATCAATTTTTATTATAATAAAAAATGATTTATTTTTATTTATAAATATTTATATAAAATGACTACTATTACTACTCATGATGAAAAGTTCTTCGAAAATGAAAATGGAATTTATTTTAAATCACGTTATCCTTCTCAATGGTATATTTCAAATTTTAAAATTGATAATATTGAATATAATTGTTGTGAAAAATATATGATGGCTGAAAAAGCTAGATTTTTCGGTGATGTTGAATCTGAAAAACTTATTATGAAGTCAGATGACCCTAAAGAACATAAGAAATTAGGAAGAAATGTTAAAAATTTCGATGCCGATAGATGGAATGCTGTAGTTGATGATATTGTATTTAAAGCAAATTTTGCTAAATTTACTCAAAATTTAGAATTGAAAGTTAAACTATTAGCAAGTGGTGGAAAAATGTATGTTGAATGTTCTCCTTATGATTGTATTTGGGGAAATGGTATGAATATTACAGATACTCTTAATACTTCAATTGAAAATTGGAAAGGTACTAATCGTCTTGGATTAGCTATTATGAAAGTTCGTAATACATTAAGAACTATGTAAAAAAAAATTATTCAAAAAAGAAACAAAAAGATATTTATTCATTTTCTTTTGTTTCTGATGCAACAGATACAACTTCATCAGATGCAGGTGTTGCTGCGCCTTTTTGTCTTTTCCATTCTTCAGTAGCTTTTTTCATTCTTTCTTTTGGATTACATCCATCATTTTTAAGAATTGCCATTTGGTCTTTAATAAATAGATTATATTGTGAAGGAGCTTTTTTAGGTTTATCGACACCATTTTTATCAGTATTTTTAGTATTTTTATGTGCTTCTTTTAATAGTTTAACTAAATCTGAAATAGAATAAGAAACTGAAACATCAACTGATGATACAAATTTATCGATAATTTGTTTAGTAGCCATTTTATTTATTTGTAATATATATATCTTATGTTTATATCCATTTTTATTTCAATTTATTTGGATAAATAAAAAAATGATATTATTTTTTTAATAATTATTATAAAATAGGATTAATAATGAGCGGAGACAATTATTATAAAGTTTATCAAGATTTTACACCCGTCGTTTTAACTAAAAAGAAAACATTTCAATCATCAGCATCTCAACAATCAAAATCAAATATTCATGTTGATATTAAAAAGGATAGTGATGATATTACACCAATTATTTATTATCCAATTGATAAAATTAATATTATTAAAGAAGCACGTATGGCTGCTAATTTAACACAAAAAGAATTGGCAAATAAAATAAGTCCTGTTATTCCTCATGATTTTATTACTAAAATTGAAGGTGGAAAATATCCATTTGATAATAAAACATATAATAAAATTTTACAAGTATTAAAAATTAAAAATCCTAAAAAAACTTAAATTCATATTTTACCATTTATTGTTTGTATTTGACCATTTATTGCATCTATTTGATTTTTTAAATCTTTTATTGATTCTATTATCAATCCTGCCAAATTTCCATATGCAACATTCGAATATCCTGCATCATTTATTGATACTGCCTCAGGTAATACAATATTAACTTGCTGTGCTATTACTCCTGTTTGTCTTTTTGTTACTGTTCCACCATTATTCAAATATGTAATACCACTTAAAGAACATAATTTATTTAAGGCATCATCAATAACTCTTATATCAGTTTTAAGACGACTGTCGGCATTTTCGAATAATGAACCATTTAAATTAAATTCAAAATTATTTATTTCTGATTTATAATTAATTTCTAATGCATTCTTATAATCATTTGTTATATTTGTATCTATAAATACATTTTTATCATAATTTATTAAATCATATTTCTTCCATATTCCAAATGTCTCATTATGAGAACCAATTCTATATATCGAATTAAAATCTTTATTATCAGAATTAACAATTTTTATTATTTTTGTATTGAAATGAATAAATGATTTTGAAGTGCATGAATTTAATGTTATAAAATTATCATTGTCTGAAAAATTATTTATTTGAAATAAATTATTATTTATTTCATTCATCGTATTGCCATTTATTAATATTCCTCCCTTATAACTATCTCTAAATCCTACTGCAGGATTTAATATTATATTTTTAGTATTTAATTCAAAATTTGTTGTTGATGATATATTATTAAGCATTGATATTATATTATCATACAATGATACTCCATCACTATTAAATATATCACCTTTTAATAATATATTATTTGTTTCTATATTCCCACTTGTCTTTAATGTTCCATGTGAATCAATATTTATTAATTTTTTATTATTTAAATATATCTCATAATCATCCGTATAACTATAAATATTATGATTATTATTATTAATATTTGTTTGTTTTATTAATGGTTGTTTTAATGTCGTATTTATATAGGATATAGTTATATTATCTCCTTCATACATATAATAATAATCATTTATTGTGATATTTAATGGTATATTATAAATAATATTATTTATTTTTATTGGATATAATTTTAACTTATTTATTGTATACGTTTTTATATTTGATGTTAATCCTTCAAATGGTCTTAAATAATCAAGTCTATTATTTATTATTATATCATCATTCTTTGTTTGTGTTTTTGTTATAGTATTCTTATAACTATTATTATATAAGCTAGTAGGAATTATATTATTAAATCTTATTAAATTATATTTATAATTTAATAATTGAATATTTAATAATTTTAAATTAAATGATGAATATCGATTATATGTAATATGATTTGTTATTTTTATGTTATTTTGTATTGTTTCATATTTAATTGTTATTGTTCTAATATCATTAGTATCTGATGAAGTCCCAATTATATGCGTTGTTCTTAATATTACTTCATCATGACTTCCTGTTTTAAATTCAGATTCAACTTGAAATTCATTATATATTTCTCCTTGTGTTGATTTATCTATTGGAATTGGAACATGATAATATATATTATAATCAACAGGTGTGATTCTAAAAGTATATGCTTTCAATCTATAATTAGTATTAATATCATAATTATAACTTATATTTGCATCTCTTGGTTGTATTATTGGTAATAAATTAACTATATTACTAGCATTTATTTCTTGATGTGTAAAAGGTAATATCTCACTAATATTATTATAACTAACACTGACATTACTTAATGTATATGGAATAGTATCTAATAATATATTTGATGAATAACTAAAAGTAGATGTTGCTATATCATAATCTGTATTTGTATCATTCAATTTTGAATAAGTTATTCCATTTTCATTATATTCAACTTTTAATTTTTCAGATACATTTATAAGTTCTGGTTTAAATATTGGTGATATAGATGTATAATTATTTTTTAATTCTAATGCTGTTTTATTATTAAAACTATTAATAAACAAACTAGAATTATTAACAGTTGAATTTACAGCAATTCCATTTGATGTTATATTAAATATATTTGTAGAATTATAATCAAAACTATAAATATTAGAAATTGATAATTTCCAATTATTAACACTATTTTGAACAAATGATAATAAAATAGGATTTGTCGATGTGTTTGTTAATTTTAATAAATTATTTGTTGTATCTTCATTTATATGAACAATTGCATCTTCACTTATACAATTATTATTAATATCATAAAAATTACCACTCCCAATATTTAATATATGATTATCATCATTTATTGTATAACAACTAAAATATGGTTTACTTGATTTTTTCCTTATTATCTCAAATATCGTATTATCTCTTGTTGATTCTACTTTATTAACATCACTTCTATGATATATATGTGATATTTTCAATGATACACCATCAATTATTGAATCTTTAAACGAAAGTTCTTGTTTTTTTAATGTATCTATTAAATTAATATCAATAGATGATGATGATTTTAATGATAACAGATTTCCTGTTGATGTTATAAATTTATTTGTTCTACAATTAAAACTACTTGCGCAACTATTAAATTTATTATTATAAATATATGCAGCTGAATCATTATCTGTATCATTTACTGTTTCTAACCATTTTGAATAATCATTATCATGACCAATTATTAAAGATTTTTTTGGATATATTTTAATATCATTACCTATAATTAAAACGTCTGTATTTTGTCCTGTGGTATTTATTGGTGCTATTGTTTTTATAGAAGAATTAACTGAATAAGATAAACTTGCAAATAAAACAATATTTTGAGATATATCATTCCATGATAAATCAAGATAAGTATTTGCATATTCAATAAGATAATTTAATAAAGTCATAAGTGATAATGAAGTATTAATATAAATATTAATATAATTGAATAAAGCTTCAACTAATAATGTAGTTGAATTTGCAAAATTATAACTATTATTGATAATATTAATATATTTATTTGTTGCATGTAATATTAATTCTAATAATATCCCTTTATCATTTCCGATAGTAGTATTATAATTACTAAGATTTATAATATCATATTTTAATTCTCTCAATAAATTTATATGATTATCCAATATTTCTATAGTATTGTTATAGCAATCATTCAAATCTTCATTTAAATCAAAAATATATTTATAATCATTGCAAATATTTATTATATTTGATTTATAAATTGCAAATAAATTTAATAAATATTCACCAATATATTCTTTTATTCTATTGATACCATCATTTATTTTATTATCATTATCATAGTATAATAAATTAGAACTAAAGTCGGGATTAAATTTTGATATTATATCATCCAATTCTATTGTATTATTTCTATTTATTATAGATTTTTGTAAATATATATCAATATCTGTATTTATTGCATCAACAATTTTATTTGTTAATAGTTGATTATTAATACTTATATTTGAATTATTAATATTTATTCCATTGTAACTAATTGTAGATAATAACGTAGGATATAAATTTGGATAATTATCTAATATATTACCATAAATATTTGATGTATTCATTAAAATATCTAATGCAAAATCCTTATTACTTGATAATATTAATGATGTAATTTCTGAGTTTGTTTTTATATTATCTAAGTTTGAACATTTAAAATAATTATTAGATGCATATATCATATCATTTGATGATAAATATGTTAAATTAGATGTTAATAATTTTATATTTCCTAAATTATCATAATAATTACTTGAATTATTATAAACATTAGATGCTAAAATTTTATTACTATTTCCAGTCATTATAATATTTGCAATATCTAAAATATAATTCTTATTATTATAAATATTCAATAAATCATCATATGCTGAAGTTGATTTTGTTAAATAATTAAATGATAATGTTTTATATTTATTTGCAAGTATTATTGAACTATCAATATAATTATTAATATAATACATATCATTATAAATATTTGATGATATATTATAAGTTTTAATTGAATATAATTTATTACTTGTTGTATTATCTTGTAAACGTGGTATTGGTGTGTCATTTGTATTCATATAATTACTTGCCCAGAAATCATAATTAGAATTAGTAATCTTAATTAATTCTAATCTTAAATTAGATGTAATATTGCTAAATTTTTCAATTACATTTGAATTTATATAAATATCATTTATTTTATCTATATAAATACTCGTATCATTTGTAATATTTGATATTAATATATAATTACTATAACTAATATTACTATTTATTAATGCACTATCCATATAACTGCGTATTGGTAGTGATAATATATTATATAAATTATTAGTATTAGTAGTATTTAATGATATCATATCATTTGTATTGTTTACTGTTGTTTTTAATGGTAATATTATATTACTAATATTATTATAAAATTGATAATATATATTTAAATTATCAAACAAATAATTTAAATTATTAGATGTATTTAATGCAATATTTTTATTATCATTCAAATAATTTGGATAAGTCGTGCTAGTAATAGTATTTTTAATACTATCTAAATTATAATAATAATTACTTGCAACATAATAATCAGTATACATCAGTTCTTTTGAAACAAAAGCTAATGATAAAACTGAATTATTTGGATTTCGAAATAATATTTCATTACTTATATTTGTAATATTATTTTTATAATTTATTGTATTATCATAAATATTTGATGATAATTCTAAATTACTATATCCATATTTAAAAATAGTATTGATGTCATAATTATGAATAATATCTTTATAATCCACAACCATTAGATTTGATACATTTCTTACTAATCCAATTTGATTATTTGCCGCATTTACTAAATTAAATGAATTATTTGATGTATTTATTGTCCTTAAATAGAAATTATTTATTGTATCATAGATATTGGATGATAATGTTAAATTGCTATATGAATATAACATATTATTAGATGCATTATATACTAAAGTTGAAACTACTATATCAGTAGGATAATTATTAAAATTTGAATTAATAAAATAATTATTGCTAATTGCGGGTGATATAGATAATATATATGATAAATAATCATTTGTATTATTTGATGTTATTTTATAAAAATTAGAATATGATATTATATCATCTAAGATAATATTATTTAATTTATTATTATTTGATGATAATATGTAATTACTTGCTGAATAATTAATATTTGAATTTTTGTTAAAATTATTTTTATCATCTAATATATTTATATATGTATTATATGCCAAATTACTATTTACAAATGATATTCGTTTTGGATGATTAGGTGATAAAATGGTATCAAAATAATAAACATTATTACCTAATGAATAAATCTTATTAATTATTGTTTCGACAGGATTTGGTGAAAATAATATATTATTATCATTAAATTTATAATTACCTTTAATATTTATAGAACCATCCAATTCTATATCTCCTGTTATTCTGACATTTCCTGTAATTCTTACATCTTCCTTATTTTTGTTAAAATCAACGGGTGTATTATAAGTTATTGGATTATTAATATCTATATAATATTTTTCATTGTCATAATATAAATTTATGCACGATTTTTTAGGTTTATAACCATTTTTCATATAACCAAATTGTAATGGACCAGCATAATATTCATCATCTGTAATATGATTTTTATAGATATACCATTTATTTTTATTTACATTATTAATATTTGTTGAATCATCGCAAAATTCTATTCCCGAATATCTTGAATTATCCGTAGAACGATAAAATGTAATTACACTATTATTTATCTTATTATTATTAAGATTTGTATTTTGTATTTGTAATGACATAGTTATCTTATTATTATCCAATTGAACACCTAAACCTAAATTTACATTTTCAATTATAGCATTATTCGAATTTATATTAAGATATTTAATTGAACATAATTTATTATTTCCCTCATAATAACCATCATAAGAATTTATACCTCCTTTCACATTTAATTGTTTTTTATTATCATTATTATCATTATTAATATTAATATTTAAATTTGATATATAATTATTATTATTATTTTTGATTATCATATCACATTCATATTCTATATTGTTTTTTCGGATATAATAATTGGATGTTATAATATCTCCATTAATATCAAGTGTTCTTGTTGGTCTTAATGTATTTATTCCGATTTTGTTATTTTCAAATATACCTAAATTTGGTGGTGTGTTATTAACTTTAGATTTATCCTTACCAGCATAAAAATAAATATTATTCCATGTTGTATTATATTGTGTTAATATAACTAAACTATTATCGAACTCATTATCCAATGGATTTAATTTTGCATGTCCAATATATGCAGCAGAACCATATGCGGTTATTGTCGAATCATGTAAATATAATTCAAATTTATTTTTTTGATTATCTTTATATTTATAAATATTTACTATTTCACTATTATAATTATTATCAGTAATATTTGATGTTGTTCCTCCAATATTAATGAAATTTGTAATTGTAATATTTGGTATATTACTATTTATATTTGTTGTTGTTCCTGATGATGATGTTCCAATATTAGCTAAATTTATTAATGCATTTTTATAATATAATTCACCTGTAATATTTAAGTTTTTAGTTGTTATTGCATTATCACAATTTAAGCTATTCATAGTTGTTTCATCTGAAAAAAAGCATCTATTATTGAAATCACAAATTCCTGTTCCATTAACAGTTAAATTATTATTAATAAATAAATTTGTTGCTATTAAATTATTATTCACATTTAAATCATTTGTTATTTCTGAATTACCATATATCATCAATTTATAACTATTTGCATTTGTTCCAATGTATACATTCGAATTAAAAATAAATTCTGATTTATTAAAATTACCTCCACGTATTTGATTAGCTTCTAATGTTAATCCTCCTGCTGCTCCTTGTCTAAGATATAAACTATCTAATGATTTAGGTTGTCCGGATACATAATCATTTATAATAATTGTATCAGCGTATAAACTTTTTCTAACATATAATTTTGGAAATTCTGTAATATTTATACTCTTAAAATGAGATGATACATTTGAATAAAAATCATATGTTATCATAGTTGTCAATTTATCCAAATTTATTAAAACTGACCCATTTGTATCCAATGATAATGACGGATGTTGATAATTCGCATAATCAGGAGTATTTGTTCTATCTCCATCCTTTAAATATAAATTATCTATTTCATCATAAGATTTACTAATGTTAAAATGTAAAGGCATATCTTTAGAAGTTATTATATGACTTGGTGAATTATTAACATTTCCAATAATACCACAACTAAATCGCGTTGGATTATTATAAGTTTCATCATTATTTTGAATAACAAATTGAATATTACTAACATTATTATTGCAATGTCTTGATATTTTTAATGGATTTGTATTATTATCAGCATTATTTAAATTTCCAATTGTTACATTATGTGTTGTATAAATATTATTCTGTAAATAATCTTTTACTGAATAAAATACTAAATGTGATGATATTCTATTTAAAACTTGATTAAAACTTATAATATTTTCTGTTAAATTTGCTGATATATTAATATCTTCCGATAATATTATATTTTGCGCAGTTATACTACCGATACATTGAATATTACCCTCAACTATTAATGACTTATTTGGCATTTTTAGCAAATTACTTCTACTTGTATTAACACCAACTGCAGTATCAGTAACAACTAAATTATAAATATGATTTAAGGAATTTGTATTATCATGACCTTCATTATAAATTTCACCAACAGCTAAATAAGTTTGAATATAATTATCTTTTGTTAAATCTAAATTATTTATATTTGATAATCCAATACCAATTGAATCAATTTGTATTCTAGTATAATCCATTTATATTTATATATAAATAATTTTTAATAACTGTTTATATAATAAATTAAAATGTATTATATTAATACATTATTTATTTCAATATTATTAATCAATTATTGCTATATTAATTTACAATTAAGAGTTAAAAAAAATTATACAAGAACATTTGAAGTTGATGAATTATATTTTTAGGGGGTAGTATCCGGGGTTGATGGAGACATTCTTAATAATAATCTTCTTATATCAGCTAATTGCTTATTAACTTCTAAATGATTTGATATTTCAGACGCACTTGCTCTATAAGTATAAAATAATAAATGTTTGAAAAATAAATTCATTTGTTCTTTTGATAACTCTTTTGATGATGATAAAGTTGATAGTAATTGGAAAGGGTCGATATTATTTTTATTTTCAGTATATAATATATTTTGTAATTGAGTATTAATAATATTATAATATCTCATCATCTCTTCTCTATTTTGAGGTGTTAATACCTGATATTGTTGCATTTGCATTTTCTGCATTTGTTGCATTTTATTAAATTTGTCAATGTCTTTTGTTGAATATTTTGATTGAGAAAAACTACCGTCTCTTTGCAGAATACTTTGCATTTCATTAAATTTTTTTATATCATCTTGAGAATAATCTTCTTGAGAAAGATAACCTTGATTAGGAATATAACCTGGTTGAGAAGGATAACCTTGATTAGGAATATAACCTGGTTGAGAAGGATAACCTTGATTAGGAATATAACCTTGCATAGGATACGAAGGATAACTATTTAACATTGAAGAATTCATTAATTATATTATCTATATTATAATAATTTAATAAAAAAAATTAATCATTGGTTGTTAATTGTCCATAATAAATTAATGCTTCTTTACTTACATTATTTTCCGCATCCTTTTTTGATATTCCTGTAGCGGTTGCTATTGTATCTCCTAATCTATTTTTAACACTATAATTAAATATTTTAATGCAATCTTTAGTTATTATTCCTAATTCACTAAATTTTGGTGTATCTTGTATGGAATGTTGCATATATGAAACCAACATATCTTTATAATTAGTTTTTTGTATAATTAATTCACTGAAATCAATATAATTTTCAATAATATAAATAATCCATTTTTCGGCTATATAATAACCAGCGCCAGTTAACGGAATTAACTTTAATCTTTCTGGCAAAATAATACTATCGTCCGCATTTTGAAAATCAGTAAATAATGCTCCAATAAAAGCTTCAAATATATCCTCCATTATTTTATAATTATTTCGTCCGTTTGCTTCCTCTACTTGTTTAGATATTATTGCAAATCTTGCAAATCCTATTGTATTTGATAAAAATCCTAGCATTTTACCATTAACAATACGAGTTCTAATTTTAGATAGAAAACCTTCGTTTTGGTCGGGAAAACGAGAATAAAGATAATTAGCAACAACCATATTTAATATTGCATCGCCTAAAAACTCTAATCTTTCATAAGACATATCTTGAAGAGCGATACAATTCTTTGGACAATTCATATTTCCGGTTGCAAAATCAGCATTTTTCATCGTGCAATAAGATTTATGGATAAATGCTGTTCGATATAAATTAATATTATTATATTTAATATCATTCAAACCATTATTATTAAAAAAATTCATTAAATCTTCATGGTTTAACATAATATTTGTACTATTATATGGTAATTCTTCATTTTGTATTATTTTTGTTTTATTATGAATACTTTCTATTTTTTTCATCGTAATAAAAAATATTCATCATAACATTATATCATTTTTTTATTATAATGGTCCGACTGGTTCAATTAAATCATCAAATTCTATAAATATCTCATATAAATTATCATTTTTCATTATAAATATTTTATAAAAATTTACATAAATGATATCATCTTTAATAAAACTACCGTTTAATCCATTTATAATTACATACATTAAATTATTATATTCAAAATATGGAAAAATGGCAAAATTAGGAATATCATTTTTAAATATATAGCGTCTAATATAATTAATTATATCATACACTTTCATTATTTCTGTCATTATTAATAATTATTATTTATCATTTTTTGTTAATATATATTCATAATTATTGTTGGTTCGTTTAATAATAATCATATTAATATTTTTATTTATTATTATTATTGTTTTTTTATTGACATCCATTTTATCATATTTATTTTTCCATAATTCTAAACGTTCAATTAATGATTTTAATGCCTTATTTGATATATAGATATTGAATAATTTATGTAATCCATATTTCCAATATAACTCACATACATTCAATTTATCCAAATTATCTATTTCACTTATCTTAAAATTTTCAATAGATTTATTCAATATCTCATTATAACTTTTTAATATATTACTTAAATTAAATAATCCATCTATTATCCTATTATCCCATTTTTCTAATACCGGTATAACATCATTTCTTATTTTACCTCTCTGACTCCAATTAGGAGTGCTATTTTTTAAATAAGGCAAATTATGGTCATTTGCAAATTTATATATATCATCCTTTGATACATCAATTAAAGGACGAATAAATTTTATTCCATCTATTACTGATTTATATTCAATTCCTTGCAAATTCTCATATTTATTATTATATGCAATATTTGTTAATATATTCTCAAAGCAATCATCCTTATTATGTCCCAATATTATAACCGGATTTTCATATCCTTTCTGCAATTTTTTATATGAATTAAATCTTACCTTTTTCGTATAAGCCTCATAAATATCCCTTAAATCATTTATCATACAATCATGTCTATTAATTTCAGTTATTTTGCGAACATATAAATCAATATCTAAATCACAACATAAACAACGTAGAAATTTAACTTCTTCTTCAACTTCTTTACGATTATTATAATTAATATGAATTGCAACTATTTTTACATTTTTATAATAATTATGAAAATTATACAAACACACAACGGAATCAACTCCACCTGATAAACTTATTATTATCATATCTGTATCAAGTTTATCAAAGTTTCCTATTTTATATAATTGATGTTCTGATATTTCCATTATTGGATTATTATCTAAAATAGTTCTATCAAATTCACTTGGATAATTATAATAATCTAATTCTTCTTCAAAATTTGCTCGGGTATAAGTAGCTTTAATAAAATTCTTTAGAATTTGATTTTTATTTGATAATTTCCAATATTCATTCATGACAAATATTAAATTTTCTTTTATATTAGAATGTCTATAAACTAACATATAGAAACACCAATCATTTATATTTAAAATATTTATAAATAACTGATTTTTATGTTTATTGGCAATTTCTAAAGCTTTCCTATTAAAATAAATTAATATATGATTATTATATTCTCTTCTATAATAATGTCTTGTTAATTGGTCATATATTAAAATACCTAATATTGGTTTTAATTGAATATCATAACAATAATCATTTATTAAATCTCCATATTTATCAGATAAATATTTATCATTCTCATCATTCTGACAAAACCAATATTCTTTTCTACTAATCCAATCATCATAAAACTCATTCATCTTAAAATGTATGAGTATAAACAAAAATAAATCAATTTTTTCAAATTTTTATTATATATATATATATATGAGCGAATCACTAAATACAATAAAAATAGGTGTTGTAGGAGATGGTCCTATTGGTAATTTAGTAGTTGCTAAATTACTTATTGAACATGGTAAACATAATAATGGAAAAAATAATATTGAAATAAAACATTTTACTAGCAATAGAGTTTTGACAAAAGGATATACTCGAAGACATATATTATTTATTACAGAAGAATTTGTAGCTGAATTAGAAAAACATGTATTAGAATGCGACAATTGTCCATAAATATTAAAAATAACCAAATATTAACTGAAGAGAATGAAGTTGGGCAAAAATTTTTATTTACCATAAGAGTATTAGAAAATATAATTGAAAGAGAGTTAAATAATAATAATAATAGATATTGCACAGGTACTACTAATTGTATATTCAAAAAAATACCAAATACGACTGAAGATAACAACCCTCCTGACTATTTTAATGATGATTTAGATTATATTTTCTTTGCAACAGGGACAAATTCAGGAGCATTAAGGTATAAATATTTTTATGATAAAAAAGCACCTAATACTACTACAGTTAAAATAATATCTAATGAAACAGAACCAATTATTGCTTTTTATACACACCTAGGCACTGCAGATATTAATGATATAGAACAAATTATTAGTGAAGATAAAAATAGTCAAATTCAATTTATAACTAAAGAAGATTTAAGGGATAATGATATTGATTTAAATAAGTTAGTAGAACAAGTAAATATTATAAATAATTTTTATCTTTATATACAAAATTTTCTAAATGATAAAGAAATTATGGCAAAATATAATAATCAATTCTTTATAGACAAGAAAACGTGGCTTATGGGTAATGACTATAAACAAAGAAATTTAGGTCTTAATGGTTATGATAATTTTAAAGAATTTCTTGAAAAATATCATAGTGCAATTAATATGATATTAGGATTATTTAAACCTTATCCGGGAAGAGATAATGCGGATGTTATAGCAACTAAAGTCTCATTATTTAATGATTATATTCAATTTTTACTACCAAAAAATTCACGAAGTGGAGCTGCAAAAGAAGCAGCTCAAGCAGTATATAACGAAATGATTGATACAAATGCTGCATATACTAATAAAATATTAACATCATATTCACACAAAATATATACATTATTAGAAAAAAAATATCAAAAATGCCCAATGCAAGCTGGAAAATGTGAACAGCAAAAATTTTTAGTAAATGCTGTTTCTCAATCATTAAATAGTTATGGTATTATTAATAATAATAAATTAGTATATGCAGTAGAAATAAATGGAAAAAAATCTTTTATGATTGGTGATATGGCAAATGCTTATTCAGCAGGTATTTCTGTTGAAATAGGTTTTAGATTTGTTAATTATATAATTCCAATGTTTTATAATTTTTATATAAATAACGAAAAAACAATATTAAATTGCAGTGAATTAAATATTGTTGAAATTTTAGATGATTTATTATCTGCAAAATATACAGATTTATTAAATAAATATATAAATAATGGAACTGAAGATACTGAAACTACATTAAACCAATTAATTGAAAATATTAAAATAAATTATGAAAACGACAGCAATACTTTATGTAATAATGCCGATATATTTTTAGCATATTATAATATAGTATCTTTAATACAATATATTAAAAATTCAGATTTAATTATTAAAGGACAAAAACTTATAGGAATTTCAAATACACTTAGACCTTCTAAAGGTCCATATATTCCTCGTCCTCCTCCTCCTCCTCCTTCTCCTCCCGAATACAATTATAAAATTATAAATAATAATAAATCAGAACCTATCACACATGGTCAACTTGAAAAATTTGGTGGTAGAAAGAATAGTAAAAGAAGTAGTAAATTAAAGTTTTAAATTATATATATCATCAACTAAACCAAGATTAATTGCTTCTTCTACATTCCATTCAATATCTTTTTTTAAGATTTTTGTTAATTTTTTTGCAGTCAATGATGTCTTATCTACATAAATATCCATTAGATGTTCATGGACTTTCTTAAAATTTCCGTATTCTTCCTCGATATAACTCATCTTACCCCATACTCCTGAACGTAATTCATGGATTAACATATATGCATTTTTCCCCATATATCTCTTAGTTCCACATACACTTATAATTGTTCCAGCTGATGCAACAAAACCATCAATTACTGTATATACAGGCAATGATAGCGAATTCATACAATCAATAATACTTAATGCTGAATGAATTAATCCTCCATTAGTTGTTAAATGTAGATAAATAGGCAAAGGTTCAATATTTAATATCGCCGATGTTGATTTTAATCTTTGTTCCATATTTCTCAATTCTTTATTTAAATTAAAAGCACTTGATACATCAATATCGCTATTAAAATAAATATGATTACTATGGCAATAAATAGACGTTCCAATTAATTTATGAATAATTGGAGTAATTGTTGGAGTTGCTTCTTCTTCGTCATCATCATTATTAACTTTGATTTGTTTTCTTTTTTTGTTTTGAGCTGGAATTATTGACATCCAATTATATTTATCCATGTAGTTTAGTTATTATAATAAATCTTTATATAAATCAAAAAAATTAATTTAATATCATTTCTACAACTTTTAGAATTTTTGATTTTATTTTTTCATTATTATCTAAAATAAATATTGATGGATTTGATGATAATTCATTCCAATTAATTTTATCTTGATTTTCTTTAAGTAGTTCTATCGCATTTGGATTTCTTGATAATCTTTTCCAATCAATTTTAGATGGATTTTCTTTAAGAAGTTCAATTGCATTTGGATTTCTTGATAATATATGCCAATCATTTTTATCAATTTTATCAAGATTATCTTTAATTAGTTTAATTGCATCTGGATTTGTATTTGATGATAATCCGGTCCAATTAATTTTATCAATATTTTCTTTTAAAATTTCAATAGCATTTTCATTTTTAGATAATTCATACCATGTAATTTTATCATGATTATTTTTAATAATTAATTCAATAATTTCTTTATTTATATTAGATGATAATAATAACCAACTAATCTTATCAAGATTTTCTTTAATAAGTTCATGCGCATTTGGATTCATCGTTAAATAAATCCAATCAATTTTATCAGGATTTGCTTTAAGCAATTCAATCGCATTTAAATTTTTCGATAAATGACCCCAATGAATCTTATCAAGATTATCTTTTAATAATTCAATCGCATTCGGATTTGATGATAATAATATATTCCAACAAATTTTATCCGGATTTTCCTTAAGTAGGGAAATACTATTTGGATTTGATGATAGTATATTCCAATGAATTTTATCTGGATTTTCCTTAAGTAGGGAAATACCATTTACATTCATTGTTAAAACCATCCAATCAATTTTATCCGGATTTTCCTTAAGTAGGGAAATAGCATTTGGATTTGATGAAAGATTATACCAATTTAATTTTTTAATATCAATCCAATCTAATAATTCATATGATGGTTTATAAATATGATGTGAAATAATCTCGCATATATCTGTATTCATTGTTTTATATGATAAACAAAAATAATATTAATTATCATTTTTTAATCAATTATGATAAAGCTAAATTTAAATTTCTATTTATTTGTTCAAGTTTTAAATTATTTTTATTATGGTCCAATTCAAATATTGATGCATTCGCATATAACATTTGCAGGTCATAACAATGAAATCTGATATTATCCAAATTTTCTTTTATTATTTCAATCGCATTTGGATTTAAGCAAAGATAAAACCAATCAATTTTATCTAGATTATCTCTTAATAAATCAATTGCATTTTTATTTGAAGATAATGCTTTCCAATTAATTTTATCTTGATTTTCTTTTAATAGAGAAATTGCATTTTCATTTTTAGATAACCAATTCCAATTAATTTTATCTGGATTTTCCTTTAATAATTCAATTGCATTTTTATTACTTGACAATAACATCCAACTTATTTTATCTGGATTTGCTTTTAATAATTCAATTGCATTTTCATTTTTAGATAGCCAATGCCAATTAATTTTATCTGGATTTGCTTTTAATAATTCAATCGCATTTTTATTGCTAGACAATGCAATCCAACAAATTTTATCAAGATTTTCTTTAATTATTTCAATTGCATTTGGATTGTATGATAATAATCCCCAATCAATTTTATCTTGATTTTCTTTTAATAATTGAATAGCATTTGGATTTGACGATAACCATTGCCATTTAATCATAGCCTGATTTTCTCCTAATAATTTAATTGCAGATGGATGTTTATTAGATGATAAATATCTAAAATCAATATTATCATGGTCAATCCAATCTACTATTTTATATTTAGGTTTAACTAAAAAGTTTGCAATAACAAGACAAATATCATTATTAAGTTTTGGCATTGAATGTAATAATTAACAAAAATAATATTAATAATCAATTTTTATTTTTTATGAAAATATTAAATTTAATATCTTTGTTTTATTTTCAATATTTTTTGTATTATCATGTAAATGAAATATTGATTTATTTTTTGATAACATAGTATAATTAATCATATCGGGATTTTCTTTTAATAATTCAATTGCGTTTGGATTTGATGATAAATTAAACCAATTAATTTTATCCTTATTTTCTTTTAATAGTTCAATTGCATTTGGATTTAATGAAAGTCTATACCAATCAATTTTATCTTGATTTTCTTTTAATAATTCTATTGCATTTGGATTTGACGATAGCCAATACCAATCAATTTTATCAGGATATTCTTTTAATAAATTAATTGCATCTGGATTATCATTTGATGATAAATAATCCCAATGAATGTTATCTGGATGTTCTCTTAATAGTTCAATTGCATTTATATTAGATGATAATAATTCCCAATTAATATCATGAAGATTTTCTTTTAATATTTCTATTGCATTTGGATTTACAGATAACATATCCCAATCAATTTTATCAGGATTTTCTCTTAAAAGTTCAATTGCATTTGGATTTGCTGATAAATTATTCCAATCAATTTTATCTGGATTTTCTCTTAATAATTCAATTGCATTTGGATTTGATGATAGATATAACCAATTAATTTTATTAGGATTTTTTTTTATTAATTGAATTGCATTTGGATTGAAAGATAATAAATTCCAATCAATTTTATCCTGTCCCTTTAAAATATTTTCTTTTAATAATTCAATTGCATTTGGATTATATGATAATGTGCTCCAATTAATAATATCTGGATTTTTTCTTAAGAAGTCAATTCCATTTATATTTAATGATAAATAATTTTTATATTTTAATTCTAATATATTAATCCAATCTAATAATTTATATTCCTTATGAATTAAATATTTGGATATTACAGAGCAAATATCATTATTCAATTTTGGTAATTGCATAGTTCTTATAATTTTTTATTAAATTAATAAACATAAATCATTTTTTAAATAATCTTTAATGAATTTGTATGATATTATTGATAATGATAGAACAGATAAAAATACTCTACATTCTTATTTAGATCTTTATCAAACTTTATTTAATAATAAAAAAAATACTGCTAAAAATATATTAGAAATTGGAATATTTAAAGGAGGTAGCATAAAATTATGGAGTGAGTTTTTCATAAATGCAAATATTTATGGTATAGATATTATGGACATAAATGCTAATTGCGATGATATCATAAATAAAGAAAATATTATTTTATATGAAAAGTCAGATGCATATGATTATAATATTTTTAATGAAAAAATTTTATTTAAAAATATTAAATTTGATGTTATGATTGATGATGGTCCTCATACATTAGAAACTATGATACAATTTATTAAATTATATTCGCAATTAATGACTGATGATGGTATTTTAATCGTTGAAGATGTTCAATCGATTGAATGGATTAATGAACTTAAAAATGCTGTTCCTGAAAATTTAAAATCATATATAAAATGGTATGATTTAAGAAAAAATAAAAATAGATATGATGATATTGTATTTACAATTGACAAATCTTTATAAAAATGATTTAAAGATAATTTTAATAAACCTTTAAATCATTTTAGAGTTCAAAGATGGCAGTATTTTTTGATAATATAGTCCAATTAATTTTATCTTGATTTTCTTTTAATAATTCGATGGCTTCTGGTTTTGCAGATAATATATTCCAATCTATTTTATCCTGATTTTCTTTTAATAATTCAAGCCCATTATCATTATTTGATAATGAGCTCCAATTAATTTTATCTGGATTTTCTTTTAATAGAGAAATTGCATTTTTATTTGAAGATAGGAAATCCCAATCAATTTTATCTGGATTTTCTTTTAATAATTCGATTGCATTTTCATTTAAATTTAAAATTTCCCAATCAATCTTATCTCTATTTTCTTTTAATAGAGAAATTGCATTCTTATTGAATGATAAATTTGACCAATCATCTATTTTATCCATATTTTCTTTTAATAATTCTATTGCATTTATATTTGCAGATAATAATTCCCAATCTATTTTATCCATATTTTCTTTTAATAATTCAATTGCATTCTTATTTAATGACAAAGAAACCCAATCTATTTTATCAGGGTTTTCTTTTAATAATTCAATAGCTTCAATATTTGTTGATAATGCATTCCAATTAATTTTATCAATATTTTCTCTCAATAATTCAATTGCGTTTGGATTTAATGATAATTTTAACCAATTTATTTTTTCTGTATTTTCTCTTAATAAAAAAATAGCATTCTTATTTTTTGATAATTCATTCCAACAAAGCTTATTAATATCAATCCAATCTAATAATTTCATCTTTTTTATATTTATATTCAAATATTCTTTTATATTATTAAAAAAAGACCAAAAATTAATTTAGCCTTTATAAAACTTACATTACTTACTTCATCAACGGAATCATCTTTACACAGAGATAATCTCTCTGTGTTCCGAAATGCTCACAAATTTCGCAATGCAAGTTTTTATATCTGAATGATATAATCGTTTCCCTTTGCACACACCAATGTTCAGGAAAGACCTTAACATTTCTGATTGATTTACCAATCTTCTTGTTTAGTATCCTTCGCAGCTCACTGATTGTCATATTCATCTCATATCCTTGTTCCATGATACTGAAGTTTAAATCTTCAACATTATACGGCTTGCGAACTTGCTTGATGTAATCACATATGTACTCCATTTTTCCACCCAATAAATAATAATAACTACAATATCATTTTTTAAGATTTATTTATAATAACAATACATATATATAATTTTTAAAAAACTTTAATAAATAATATTATCATTTAATAGAATGGCGCCAAAATATTATTATTTTATTGAAGATTTAGATATTACATCTGATAATATTCCAGATGGTGTGTTAGTGCGTCAATTTACAATAAATATTCAAAAAAATTTAATATTATATAATAAAAATATGTATTTATCTTCTGATAAATTAAAAACTATAATTGATGATATTACAGATGTTAATGATAAAAAAATAACAAAACCAATATTATTATCAACTAAAGTTATTAATGAAATTAAAAATAAAATAATATATTTTGAGAAATTACCAAGAGTTATTATTAGCAAGAAATCTAGTTTTGCACATTTATTACATAAAAAAAGTATTAATATAAATAAATTACTCCAAAAATTAAATATTATATTTTCATAAAATAAGATGAAAGCTAAAAGAGTATTTTATATTCTTGAACAAATTGATGTTGATGGAGATAATATACCTGATGGTTTTTTAGCAAGTCAATATCGAATTGACAACTATGGAAATAAAATATTTTTAAAAAATAAATATATTACATTTACTGATTTAAAATCTAAAGTTAAATCTAACGGAGGTGCTAAATCTAAATCTAAATCTAAATCTAAATCTAATGCTAATGCTAAACCTAAATTACAACCAAATAGCAATGATGTTATTATTATGACAAAAGATGAATATAATAGATTTATGAATCAAAATGCATATAATCAACAATATCCAAATCAACAACAATATCCAAATCAACAATATCCAAATCAACCATATCCAAATCAACAATATCCAAATCAACAACAATATCCTCCGAATGTATTAGTTAATAATGGTAATAATGGTAATAATGGTAGTTTCATGAGTAATTTAGGTGCTAATTTTGCATATGGTGCAGGTGCAGGTGTTGGACTTGCTGCAGGTGATGCTCTTTTTGATGGCATAGCAAGCTTTTTTTAAAAAAATGATTATTTTTATTTTATAAATATTTTTATTGAAAAATGAATATTGAAAATATTAATATTGATAAGTTGGTTATTTCTGATATTAATGTAAGAAAAACTCAAATTAATGAAATTACTGAATTATCTAATAGCATTGATATTAATGGTTTAATTAATCCTATTACAGTTAGAAAAATAAATGATGATAAATATGAAATTATTGCAGGTCAAAGGCGATATTTAGCTATGAAGGAATTACATAAACATACAATTCCATGTAATATCATTATTGCAAATGATAGCAAGGCAGAAGAAATGAGTTTAATTGAAAATCTTCAAAAAAATAATTTGTCAAATTGTGATAAAGTTAAATCATTTTCTAAATTATATGATAATTATGCAAATGATTATGATAAAATAAAATCGTTAGTCAAAGTATCAAAAGCAACTATTAAAAAATATCTTAGAATTAAAGATTTACCAATTGAAGTTTTAGAAAAATTAGACGCAAACGATAAAACTAAAATTAATGTTCCAACTGCAATTGAATTATTACCTATGGTTGATAAAGATATTGATTTAATTGATGTTATCGATAAATTAGCATCCCTTAAATCAAAAAATAAAATTGCGGCAATTAAGAAATTCAATGAAAATAATTCAAATGATATTAATGATTTTGATGATATTATTGAAGAAATAAATGATAGTGAAAAAGTTGATTATAAAGGACCATATGTATTTGATAGTGTTAAACAACAAAATATTTTAATTCCTGAAAATATGTATTCTGATATTATTAATTTTATCAAGGAAAAAATCGAAGATAAAGAAATCATTTATTTCTCATAAATGATTTGTATTTATAATTATAAAAAAATATAAAAAATGATTTTTTGTTTTTATAGTAAAAAATTACGGATTAAAAATGAAATATATTTTACTTTTTCTTGCGAATGTTGATTATAAGGCTAAATGTGATGAAATCATCGAATATAGCACTGAACTGAAAGACTGTCGCATGATTCCTGATGATTATATTGAAACGATGAAAAGTTTAACAGGTCATCATTTCAAAAAGTTCATCGATATTCAAACGTATCCTGATAATTGGGGTTGTCATAATAAAGAAATCATCTCTTTTATCTTCAAGGAAAGATATTGCGAACTTTCTGAATTGAGAGATGATATCACTAGTTATATGTCAATTCGAATATATCCGTCAAATGTTCGTTCGATTTCTATTAAATGAATGAATGAATATCAATATAAAGTCAATAACATTGTTTTTGGCTTTTTTTGTTTTTTAAATTTAAAAATTGATTTAATTATATTTTTTTTTAATAATTATAACAAAATATGAGTGTTAGAATAAATGATAATTCAATTGTTATTTTAAATCATAGAATTACAATTGATGATATGATTGATGAAATTCATTATTTATGTAATAATGCACATAATAATGACCAAAAAATAGCAGATAGTATATATTTTGAACATTTGAATAAAGATGATAGAGATAAAATAAATAATTTTCGAGAACAAAAATTACATGATGCTGCACAAATATCACCAAAAATAAAACCACTTTTTAATAATAATAATATTAAATATCAATCATATAATAATAAACTTTATTGTATTTCTATAAAATCAATATTGGATGATTATTATAATAATATCAATTGTATTAATGATTTTATGATATATATAAATATATTTTATAAAGTATTGAAATTTAAGATTAAACAAGAAAGAATAACTAAAAATATTTATAATGATTTACAATTAACTAATAGAAAAATTATAGATATTGAAATAAAAATCAATGATATTAAAAGCACCTTAAAATCATACGAAAAACAAATAAATAAAATGTGTGAATGTATCGATTATATATATAATAGCAATGATATTTCAATCAATAAAAATACTATTATTAATAATTGCTACAATGATATTAATAATCAATTTAAAATTATTAAGAATAGACAATTTTATATTATTGTATTTGTAATAATTTCTACTTTTATCAATTTCCTTTTCATACTACTATAAAATGATTTAAAGATATATAAAAGTAAATTTGATAAAAAATGATTTGAATATTTTATATATAAATCAGGCAAAGATGGGAAGTGGTGAGAGTAAATATGTTCAAGACCAAGAAAGATTTGTTAATGCGAATGTTGATAATTTCAAAAAAGCATTACCTGAACATTATTCACGTTCACAAATCAAAGGAAAATTGAGGCAGTTATATGCGAATAGTGATACAAAATATGATAATCGCAATTCATATATTGCTGACCACAGTTGGCAAAATGCAAAAACAAAAATTACTCCGGTTTATTCTAGTAATAGGGAGAAACTAGGCGAAAGAAGATATCACTGATTGTATAATCATTATATAAAACAAATTTATTTTTGTTTTTCATAAAATAAATGATTTAAAGAATATTCAAAATTATCCTTAAATATGTTTCCAGTATTTAGTTGTTGTTGTTTTACACCTTTTAACATTTAAAATGCCGATTTAACAGCAAAAAAATATTCAAATTATTAAAAATTTGATTATTACATAGCGTGTACTATGTATGAATTCTCGTAAATATGTCTGGTCTTTTTCCTATTGTAAATATACTTCTTACAATATTTAACATATTTTGAACGGCGTTTTTATCTCTATTATGAATTATTTCGCATTTCTGCTTATCCTCTTGATGAGAAAGTAATCCATTAACAGTTATTTTTTTATTAACCTTTATATCGTTAGGTTTATGACTTTGTCTTATCATAAATGGTTCTATTTCGTGATGACAACAATTACATAATTTAGATGTCTTAAATTCATTTACTAAATAAGTCCTAAATCCTGCATTTTTAAATATTTTTCTAAACTTTTTACATATTGTAGGTTCTAAACCACTTATATTATTACTACCTTTATCGTAATCACCCATTATAAATAATACATCGTTAGGTTCTCCAAACTTTTTAGTAAAGTTTTTTATCATTTTACTCTCGCTTTTTTGAGTATTGATGTACTTATTTAATTTGAACTTTCTAAAAAATGTCTTTTCATAATGAGAAAATAATAATAAGTTTAATTTATTTTTTTCAATTAGATAATTTTTGAACTTTTCATAATGACAAGTTCTTTTATTATGATGCATAATAAAAAGCAAAAATATAAAATGTATTGATTGTAATAAAAATATAACTAGATAAAAAAATATCACGATGTTATGAATGTAATATTAAATTTACATTTGATAAATATTTAGAAAAAAATCCAAATATGATTCCATATGATATATTAAAAAAAGATTTTGAAGAATTAAAAAATTATACTACAATTAGTAAAAAATATAATATATCAATAAATATAATTAAGACTTGGTTCAAAAAATATAGAATATTAAATAATGAAGACACTAATGAAGTTTCAGAAGTCATAAATGAAGTTTCAGAAGTCATAAATGAAATATCAGAAGATACTAATGATGTCTTACAAGAAACTAATGAAGTTATAGAATATACAGAAGAGATAATAAAAAATAAATGCATAGATTGTAATATTACAATATCAGATGAATCTAAAAGATGCAAAGAATGTAGGAATTTTAATATGTTTAAAGAAAATTTAAAAAATAAACAATCGTATGAACAATTAAAAAAAGATATGATAGAATTAAAATATTTTACATCAGTTGCAAAGAAATATAATGTTTCTGATAATTGCATCAGAAAATGGATAAAAATATGAAAAATATTCAGATAAAATATCATAAAAATAAATATAAATTACAAGAACAAATTGATATACTAAAAAAACAATAGATATTATAAAATACCAAAAAATATTTTTTGGTATTTTTTTTAGTTTTATTTCTTAGCACTTCTTGTGTTTTATCTTCAACTAAATAATATTGAACTGCTGTTAATTTATAATCATTACTTTTATGTGTAGGCATATATATTATTAAATTATTTTTTTTATAAATCAGTTTTATAAAAAATTGATATGAAATACTTAAATAAATAAATATTATAATTATTACATACAAGATGAGTGATCTTTTACAAACAACGAGTGAAATTGAACCCAGCAAAAACGAATTGATAAGCACCAATAAAACCGAAGACACATCCAAAATGAACTATTCCAAGATGAAAAACGATGAACTCAAGGCAATCTGTAAGGAACTCAAAATCAAAGACATTATTGGTAAGAAAAAGAATGAACTGATTGAAATGATAAAGCAAATAGATGCTATGCCAGTTTTAGCACAAAAAATTGAGGCGAAAACTGATGTAATAAAGGTTGAACCACCAGTAAAAGTAGAGATGAACTGGACTGGATGGTCCGAAAAATCAAAAGATATTCCATTTAAATCTACACAAAAAGGTATAGGAGATGGGGAACAAAAAATGTCTGGCGAGTTAGATACACCTATTAAAGGGCAAAATAGTTCATTTGATATGAGTCCAACTTTAAATGGCATCAAGGTAAAATGCGATGTCAAGAAACTTGATTCTCAAAACGATTTTAACACAGGAAAAACAGGCAGAGATGTTCTCCGTCCTATGAAGATGCTACATACTACATTGCTTGATTCTATTAGTATATTTGAAAACAGCGATATATTTACTCGTGAGCAGAGAGAAAAATTTGCAACTGTTAAAGATACAAGTCCAGATGAACTCGCTGTAGGGACACTTCACAAAATTAAAGAAATTTGTGAGATTCTACATGAGAAGAAAACAACCATTCGCTCAAATCTTCCAAGTGTTCCATGTACGCTATACAGTCAAATAAAAGAGATGCCCCTTGACATATTCTACCATAACTGCCAAAAACTTGGACTGGAGTTCCCATCCGAATTTACTTCCCATATTGAGTCAATTCTAATTCTTCAAAAAATGGAACACGTCTACATTGATAAACCAGCCAAGTTTATGGAAGACCTCAACAATATTGTAGAAAAACTCTTTAATGATATAAGGATTATTATTGTTGATGATAAAAATGGTTATATTATACTACCAGATATAACCAGAATTAAGTTCTACCGAATTACCCGCGGAAACCCAAGGTTTCAGGTTCTATTTTAAGGGGCGGTTTCAAAGATTGTGCTGAGAAACTCAGCAAACTTACAAGGGACTGCATTACCAAGTTGTCTATACATAGATGAGATAGAACCTACAAATTCAAAGGAATCCGGAAATGTCTGAATTCTCGCACATTCTCGCACAGTCAATCTTCTTTTTAGTGAAGGATGATTATGAATAACAGGTCCGCCATTTCCACCACCTCGTCCTGTAATTGTTGGAGAAGGTTCGTCCCATTTGAGTTCTCGGTTTCCAAGATATCCAGTTACTGCACATTTATGCTTTGTTCCAATATGTTGGACATCTGTTTTATATTCAATCGGTAAATCTCCAATAGCATCTTTCAATGTTAAGATTTTTTTAGAAGGCTCAGGCCATTTAGGGGTAAAGTGAATGTCAGAACGAACACCAATAATAATAACACGCTGTCTCTTTTGAGGAACATTGTATTCTTTAATATCAAACAGTTTAAACTGCACATTGTATCCACAATTCTTCAATTCATTTAGAATTACTTTCATAACTTTACCTGTTTGTTTTTTTTTATCCTCTTTTGTATCATAACCGCCCATGTTTAAGAGACCTTTCACATTCTCAAGTAGGAAGTATCTTGGTTGTTTTAGTTTAAGCAAACGTAGAATTTCAAGGTACATTTCGTTTCGGTTGTCTTTTTCATCTCTATATGGATTTGCCATCGAGAATCCCTGACAAGGAAACCCGCCAATAAGGATATCACAATCAGGAATCGTTTTTATCTCCTTAATATCACCGCATGTAGGTTTAATCTTGAAGTTTTTCTCGTAGGTTTTACATGCTTCTTCATCAAAGTCATTTACGAATACATGCGTATATCTGGTATTATTATGAAATCCATAGTCAAGTCCTCCACAACCAGCGAATAGAGATGCTACACGAATCTCTTTTGACATACCACCGCAACCACAAAATGGGTCAATTACATTTAATGTTTTTATATCAACCTCAATAATTTGCGTATTTTGTGGTGCTATTTCTTCATTTGATAAAATTATTTTAGGTTCTTCACCAACTTTGTTTTTGCCGTTAATTAGTTCTATTAATTGTGATTTATTTTTTGAACTGCACTTTGTAATACCCAATTCTTTACACTTTTCCAATAACTCTAATTTACTCATTTTTGATATATCCATTTGTTCGGCGATGTTAACTGTAATATTGTTTTCTGTATTATTTGAAATCATTTTTTTATTTAATTCAATCAATTTTTCTTCAACTGCTTTGTCTATTAATGCTTTTATCTTATCAGTTTGTATTTCGCAAGGATTTTTACGAGTTAAGTGTTTATCATAGTGTGATTTTTGAGAAAAGGTCTTAGCACATTTTTCACAACTATATTTACCCATTTTAGTTATATATTTTATTTTTATATTGTTTAACTAAAAATAACTAAAATAGTTTTTCCTAAATAATATCCCAGACATAAATGTATATTATTTAATAATAAAAAAACGGCGTTTGAAATGTAAAATATTTTTTGGAAAATAAAGATACACAAGAGAACACTTGTAGAATATTTAAATGCTCTGTAAGAAGTTTATTAAGATGGACTAAAAGATATGAAGAAGAAAAAAGTAATTAAACGACATAATAGAGAACCTATATCATATAAAGTTAAAAAAGAACATATTAAGTTTATATTAGAAGAACTTAAAAACAATAAGACTATTACAATAGAAGATTTACTAACTAAATTAAGCAATAAGTATTCTAATTTAAACATTACAAGAAGACATATTAGTAGAATAATTAAAGAAAATTATATATCATTAAAATTAACTAAAATTAGACACGAACCTATAAAGCGATTTGATAAGGATATAAATATTAAAGAAAAAATATAATATTGACGATGTTATTTGTATAGATGAGACAAGTATAAACTCTTTACAACTAAGACATCATTGTTATAACGAAGTAGGTAAAAGATGCGTAATTAAAACTAATTCACAAGAAGTTTTCAAAAAATATACAGGTGTTTTTGCTATTTCAATAAATGGTGTTATTGGATATGAATTATATAATAAAGGTGGTATTGATAGTGATAGATTATTAAACTTTTTAGAAAATTTTATTGCAAATAAATATAAAAATAAAGTTATAATTTTAGATAATGCGAGTTCTCATAGAAACGAAAGAGTTAAAGAATTAATAAATAAAAATAATAAATTGATTTATTCAGTACCATATCAACATTATACAAATAGTATAGAAATGTTTTTTAGTCTTCTAAAATCTAAATTACATAAGAAACAAGGATTATATTACGAAGACTTAAATAATAATATTAAAGAAGTAATAAAAACAATACCAGAAGACTATTATAAGAAAATATTAAATGGAACATATAATAGACAAAAAGATTATATTAAGAAAAATAAAATAAGAAAATACAAGAATTATAAAGACTAAAATTCGGCATTTTAAATGTCCAAAGGTGTAAGACTGATTTATTATCTAAATTTATTAATAAACAGCAGAAAGACGAATATAATAAGAAGAAGAAAACATGGCATTCATTGGTAATAATAAACCAAAAAGTGTTTATCATGGTTATTCGAATGAACTTAAAAATACTGATATTATTTTAGGATTAAATTCATTGTGTTTGTGTGATATTCATATAGCATTTTCTTCTTCTCCGTCTCGAATTATTTTAAGCTATATAAATAATAAAAATGAAAAATTATTAAAAGCTGATACATTTCATATCTTTAATATTAGTTATAAAGATATTAAAGATATTTATGATATTACTCAATTTGATATTTATAATGCAGTTCGGGATTATATCTATTTATATAAAACTATTCCAGATAATACAAATGATTTAATAATTTCATGTTAATATCAAAATAAAACATTTATTTTTATTACATTATTTGTTTTTGGACATCTAATTGTTTTAATTAGTTTACATTCAATTAAACCATTATCATAACCTTCAATTATTTTTAAATCATCTCTGATTTTATTACTTCCATAATAATCATGTTTTGTTATTTCATTTGTATTTAAATTATGTCCTAATGTAATTACAGGAATTGAATTTATAATAATTGTATCATCACTTTCAAGAACTATATTATAATAACTTTCTATAAATCTTTTATGAATTTTAAATTCAGTTGCAGGAAATACCCATTTATTAAATAGAAAGATAGGATGATATGGAGATATTAACATATCATTAACAGAACATACATCTACATCAGAATTAATATTTTGTTTAATTATACATTCAATTATACATTCTTTATTATTATGATTTAATATTTTATCACCTTTCTTCAATTCTTTAACTTTCATATATGTATTATTTGCAAGTAAAACTGTTCCATCACCATCAAAACAACCACTATCAGTTCTATAATATCCCTCCATACTTGATATTCTTGTTGTTGTTGCTCTGATTATTTTAGGTTGCGGTGGTGGAATATTACAAAATATTAATTCTATTTTATCTCTAATATTTGTAAATGGAGTTGTAATAAAATTCTGAACTCCATTATCTTTAAAATTAATACACATTTGCCTATCATATCCATGCATTAATGATAATAAATAATGTTTTCCCCATTTATTGAAATAAATATTACTATGACATAAAGCTAATTTAATTTGACCATCATTCAAATAATCTTTCAAATAATTTTGAATTAGTTCATTATTATTATTTTCAATGTTAGTATATAAATTATTCATTATTATTTCATTATTTTTAATTTTATCATTGCTTATTGGTTGGTCATCTATTAATGATAATATTGTATTAATAATATCTGTTCTAAATTTATTTGATTTATAATCTAAATCAAAACTCAAATCTGCTTTAATTAAACTATAATCAATTATATTATTATTATAAAATAATTCTATTGATTTTATTTCATTTCTATTTTCAATAATAAAATCTCTACGACCATCATATAAAATAGCTCCAGTATTTATAATTTTTGTTGTATTATCACTAAAAATAATAGTCATCTTAATATTAATTAAATATGTTGTTAATAGATTTGATATGAAATTTATAAATACTGTTCCAACCATTGAACAATCCGGAATAAATCCAAAAATACCATTATAATTATTTGCTATATCAGTTAATAATATAGAATTTATATCATAACCAAAACCAAATGTATTTAAAGAAAATGGTTTTAAATCAATATTATTATAAGTTGTCATTAATGTTTGTAAAATACCATTAGGAGGGTCAGCATTTGATACACCATCAGTTAAAAGAACAATTGAATTATTATTATCATTTCCAATTGTTTTTAGTAATTCAAATGAGTTTTTTAATCCATCATAAATATTTGTTGTTCCACCAGCATTTAAATTATTAATTACCATTTTAGCAATTGTTTTTCCATTTTCATTCATTTTTGTCATCTTTAAATTTGTATGAGCCAAATGATTAAAAGATATAATTCCAATTTCATCATTATCAGTTAATGATTCGATAATTGTTATAATACTATGACATGCAAGATTTAATCGAGTTAAATCATCACATTCTCCATTTTCATTTTTATCGGATGCAATAATATCCATTGAACCTGAAACATCTATAACGAAAATTATATTGCAATTTTTATTAATATTTTCATATTTAATTGGTTTTAATGTAATATAACTATCATTATTAAATTTATAATGAGATAAAAACATATTGTCTTAATCATATATTCATAATCTTAAATAATTATATATATATAATATTAATAGAATGCAAACTCAAAATATTCATGATGATAATTTAATTAACTTTTCAACTAGAAAAAATACAGTTAAAAAACAAGTTAATCAATATAAAAATATTGATAATAGTAATTTATTTGAGGTTAATAAAAAACCATCTTCTCGAAAACAATCAAAATTAAAAGACCCTAATATTATTAGTTCTCGAAAACAATCTCAAGTTAAATTAAAACCTTATGAAAACATTCATACAAATGTAGAAATGAAAAAACTTTCTTCTCGAAAACAATCTCAAGCAACATTAAATTTACCTATAACTTTTTATAATAATTATTTTAAATATAGCATTGCCTCATTAAAAAATAATTTAAAATCGAGAAAAAATACATTTAATTATATTGTCGAAGATGCTAAATTTCAAAATGCATTATCTTTAGTAAATACAAAAAAATTAAATAAAGATGATATTAATAATATTAAATTTATTTCATATGCAAAAGTTAAAAGTAAATTATTTATAAGTCAATTAATTGAAGATAATAATATTGACTTATTTTTTAGTAAAAATAAAGAAAAAATAAAACATGTTATTGATATATTATATCATAATAAAAATCATATTCCTAAAAAATTATCACCAATTATTGAAGAAAGTAGCAGAGGTAGTAGTGGAAGTTATAAAAAAAAATATGGTGGTAATAATTTAACTGCTTCAGGTGATGAATTTTTATCTATTTTAGCTGCATTAGATTGCAAACATGATTTTGCAGAAAAAGTTAATGATGATATAACTAAATATGTTCATTCTTTTGGTGAAAAAATTATTACATCTAAAATTAAAGATGCAAAATTTAAAACTGAAATTAATGAATTATTTGAAACTAATCAAACATTCGAGGAGGATATTATGAATAATTGCATACTACATATATTAGGAAATAAAGACCCTGATTATTTACCTGATAATTCTGATTTTATCAATTTTGCATTTATTGATATGAATGAAACAGCAACTAAATTAAATATATATGAAAAACTTAATATTACTCAAAATAATACTGTTGATGCTGCGGTTGATGTTTCAGTAGCTGATATTCATACTAAAATAATTGAATATATTCAAAAATTTTATCGTTTCAATGCTAATCCAACTAATAAATACAAATATCTATTAGATACTGATTTAAAATTATATGATAAATTTTCAAATTTAGATAAAAGACATGAAAAATTATATGATAGAATAGGAAAACAATTATTTCCATTTGAAAATGCATTTGACCCGCATTCATCAAATAAAATAGAAATTGATATAGATGATAATGTTGATGATTATATTAATATTACTAATAAAATATTTAATTATCCAGATGCAGATATTCCGAAAGATTACAAATTTGCCATAAATAAAAATGTAAATAAATATTTCCAGTTTACTATTAATAGAGACATCGCAACAAATACATATTATCCATGTATCATATTTCGAAAATATGATAGGGCAAAAATGATTACGGGTGGTTATTTACATATCAATGCAATTGAAAGACGTGGTATTAATGAAAAAAATGAATTATGTAAAAATACATTAATGCGTTGTTCAACAAATCTTGCTTTATTTTATATTAATAAATCAATAAGACAAAAACATAATATTACATTCATTGAAAATAGAGGACCATCATTTAATTCTATTGAAATATTAAAAATATTTATTAAAAAATTAATAGAAATATTAAAATCAACAGGTAATTTAAATGTAGAAATGAATGATTATTTAAATATTAATCTTGATACTGATGCATCTATCACTGATATTAGACATGCTATTGTTCATCATATGATAGCTTATATATATTATTGTTATGAAGAACCTGCTGCAGCTCCCGGTGTTAAAATTAGAAATATTATTGAAATATTATTTGATTTAAAGAAATCAGGAGATTGGGGGCAAGCATTATTTTGTTCGGAATATAATAATTTAAATAAATTTAATAATAAAGAATGTTTCTTTGTTACTGGTGATAGATTAGCAGCGGTTCGTTCTATTTTAACAAATAATGTTAAAACTATATTTCCAATTGAATATAAATTATTATCAAATATTAATACAAAAAAGAAGAAATCAATTTTAGCATTATATAGAAATAATTTTACTTTAACATTTCAGAATTTTATGGAATATATTAATGATAATATTTTTTCATTACCTGCTTTTGAAACATTTAAATATAAAATAAGTCCTCTATTTTTTATGAAACAGGAAGTTATCAATCAAGGAAAATCTGAACAAGAAATTATTACTAATGATAATTTTAATAAAAAAACATTTGAAATTTTAGTCAGACATTTATATTTTTATTTATATGCATATATTTATTTATATTCAATTGTAAGTTTAGAAGATGATAAAATAAGAAATATTAATTATGATGAATATGAAAGATTGAAAAAAGAAGCAATAAAAGATAGACACATTTTTGAATCTGACCTAGACAATCAAATTTTAAAAGAAAAAATTCAGAATGAAAAAAACCCTGGATATAATCATTTTAATTTATTATATTTTTTATCATCTGAAACATTAGAATTTGCACAACGTCATTATATAACAAAAATTTCAAATATAGCAGAAATTAATACGATAAATACAAAACTAGCAGTATATGATGAGTCAATTAAAAAATTTACCGATACAATGAAAGGAATAATAAATGAATTTAATGTCGAAAATAAAACACAAAATAAATTTAACACTAGTAAAGTATTAGAATTATTTGATAAAGATTTTGAAAAAATAGTTTCATTTAATATTGGTTCAGTTGATAAACTAAAACAACAACTTATAAATATTTCTAATTTAAATGAAACATATTCATTATTATTATGTGATGATAAATTCACAAATAGTTTTACTCAAAATGAATTAATGGTAATAGATGAAAAATCTATAACTTCTATTAAAAGAGTATTTGACGATAATAATGATTCAATTAATAATTTTTTTGATTTATTTAGCAGTATTTATTCCCAACCAGCCGAATTTAAAATATTTACCAAGGATATTATTAACTCTAAATTAATTGAGTTGACTGAATTAGCAGCAGTATATGCAGAAATTAAACATAATTTAGATATATTAAGAGAACATATTGATAATACTATGAATGACCCAAATAATACTATTGTTTATTTAAAATCATCATTTAGTATAGAAAATACTGCTTTTATTCAAAAGATTAAAGATGATTTTATTTATTATCGTTCTAATCATAAAAATGAACAAGATTTTGCAAGCAACCAAGAAAATATAATTGATTATAATTTATTTGAAACAACTAACAAACTATCACAAACATTATATACTTATTATTCATCAATTATATTACAATATATATTTATTTCAAAAACAACTCATGCAACTCAAGTAGACCAAATAAAAAAAGATAATATTGCTAAAGCATTAAATAATTTATATACAAATGAAGAAATTAATGATTTATTTAATACTGACAATTCATATTTTACTTATAATGAATTATATGTTAAACTTGATGCAGCAATAAATAAAAATAATTTAGCTATTGAACAATTAAATTTAAATTTAGCACAAGTTTATGATACTACACCTGCAAATGATACAATATTTTATGAATTTAAAACAATATATGTTCCCCGTGTAGGTGGTTCACGTTCTCCAAAATCTATTCGCGGGTCTGGTAAAAGAACAAATGGAAGTTCATCTGGACAAAATCCAGGTAAAAAACTTAGAATAGGTTCTCCTTCTACTTCTCATGTTCCTGTTGCTGTTCCTGTTCCTGCTGCAAATACAAGAAACTTATCAAATAAAATTAAAAGAATAGAAAACAACCCTCGTTTTAGACCAGTAAGGGCAAGCCGTCCTGTTATATCGGATAGACAATATACTGAAAAAGAACTCAAAGATATGAAGCATAGAAAAATACTTGCGTTATATAGAAAATTAAAAACATCAGTAAATGGAACTAGTGAAATATTTTATTATAATAAAGATGTATTTGTTGATATTATAAGAGATGAATTACCATTTGGTAAATTTTTAAAACCCAATAGTGCTCAAAATCCAGAACGAGAAGGGGTAATAAATAATATATTAGGAGATATTGGTTTTATAATGTATATATTAACACATTTTAACAATATTCTTAATGAAAGAACCATGAAAATGTTTAAAACTATTAATAAATTTTTTAATGTTAATAGCGATAACTCAGAATTAATTAAAGAAATAATTGACAAAAAAATAAAATATTATTTTAATACAAACTATATTATAATACCAATTATATATAAATATTTAAAATTTATTGTTGAAGATAAAGAAAAATATATATATAATAAATCACGAAGTAAAAGCCAATCATTAACATTTTATAATATTTATGCAAATGAACATAAACATAAAATTGATAAAATATTATATAACATGGATATATTATATAATATGACTAAAAATATTGTAGTTGCTTAATAATATAATAATAATGCAAATGCTATTGCAAATGATACCAATGATATTATTAATGATTGTTGTTTATCCATCATATTGAAATAATATGATTCAAATAAAAATACCAATCCCTCAAATATATAAGAAAATATTATTATGCTCTTTATATCATAAATAAGACCAATAAAACGCATTGAACCCCAATATAATATCAAATACGCCATTAAATGTTTGGCTGCGTTATTTTCTTTATTTTTTTCATCTATCAATATATTTGTATGTATATTTGATAATTTTGAATAATTAAATAATATTGCAAATCCACATAAAAAATCCCATATACAATTTAATAAAATTAAATAATAAAAAAACAAAAAGTTCATTTTGCTTTTATATAATAACGATATTCTTATTTATACAATGACGAGTGCTTGAAACTTTCCTTAAAATTGAAAGAATTGCGCCGTGTGCATCTGCATTCGCTATGCTCCATGTCATTTCTTCTATATTTTTTCCCGACTTCTTTCTCCAAATAACTAATGAAACATTTCTTATGCATGACATTCGATGCATGTTTGTTTGTAATTATTTCGATAAATGGTCCTGAAGTACTATGAGCCGTGATTAAATCCAGGCATATGTCGCAATTTTGCGTATTGTCCGAAGTTGATATTTCACGAAATAGAAGATTTGTAATTTTATAAGGATGGTTCGGCTTTGATATCATTTTTAGAATACGCATTCCGTTGATATACTCTGAATTATATGATTCAACGTTTCTAATGAATTCAGTCCTGCCATTGACAATATCATCAATGATTTGACTTTCAATGCGATTTTTAGCAACGAATGACATAACATCCAATTTTGTGCCAGTTGTATTTGACAATCGAATATCATAATTTCCAACAAATGATTTAACCATCACGAATAAATTCGAGGTGAAATCAGCGCAAAGGAATGGAGGTTCGATAATTTGCTCGGTCGTGTTGATAATCATATCGATTTTTATATCAATCTTATGACCCATGAAAGAGAAGGTTCGACCTGTTCGAAAGAATAATCGCACTATTTTATGAGTTAAATTATTTCCATAGGCTAATCCATGAGTTCTTGGAACATTTTGAACTGTAATGCGACCATCATATAATTTTGTAAAATTTGTGATTTTCTCAATAAATGATGTTGCGAGTTCATTCGTCTTAAAATAGATATCAATGTCTTCAGGAATTAAAGTCCGGTTCATGCTTTCCGGATGGAAAGATGTATCCCAGAATTTGTCATATGGTTTTGGATTCATCGAACTTATAAACTCATCAAATACTGATTTGTAATAAGTCGCAACGATTTCATCCCTGACCATTCCACCATAAATAATTCCGTCTTCTGCAATACCTAATCTTTTGATGCTATTGAAAAGAGCTCGTTTCTCTCTATCCATATTAATCATAACTCGGTGCATTGTTTGTTGCATATGATTTTTTTTAAATAAAAATTAAATCATTTTTTTATTAATATTCATTCATTTTAAATTAAAAATATATATAAGGATAATTTTGAATATATAATCATGCTCTTATAGCTCAGTTGGTTAGAGCGAACGGCTGTTAACCGTTAGGTCGAAGGTTCGAACCCTTCTAGGAGCGTCAGTTTATTTTTTTACTATTTATGATAAAATCATAGATTTTTTTAGCTTTAGATTTTTTAGCTTTAGAAAGTATAATATTTTCATCAAATTTATTTAAAATAGTTTTTTTAATATTTTCGTAAAAGGTTGTATCTATATTAGTATCAATATTTTCATAGAAGTTTCTTAATATATTTTTTTTAGGTTCTTGTAAATCTTTATATTTAGAAACCATAATATTATTTATATAATCATATTCTAAATCTTCAATTTCTTTTTGTTCAATTTCTTCTTGTTTGTCATCATATATATATTTCTCTTCCAATTCTTTAATTTCATCTAAATCTTCTTTTTCTAATTCTTCTAGTTTTGAAGATTTATAATTAAATTTGAAAGGTGATTTTGTGCCACCTAATCGTTGTCTTGATTTTTCTTCTAATGTTTTAATATTAAAACCATAATCTATTTTTCTTCTGATTATTGAGTGTTCATAGCAATTTTTATAAAAATTATAAAATTTTTCGGTTGGTTGTTCAAAATCATATATTAAATCCAACTGTCCTCGTGCATAAAATAATTCATCAACATTTGTTTTAGAAGTTTCAAATAAAACTGGTAATTTTATATCTGTTGCTTCTTCATCTTCTTCGATAGGTCGATATCTTAATATATATAAATTATCATCTTCAGCACTTTGAAGTTTTTCTTTTATTAATTCTTCTCCTTCATCTGAATATTTAAAAATTTTTTTATTAAGTAATTTGACAACTTCATTATATCTATTAAAATCTTTTCTTATTTTACCACCAATAAAACGTAATAGTGATGAATCATCATTATTATAAGTATTTTTCAAATCATTTAATAAAAATTCTAATGTACTAATGGGAATATCATTTGATAATACTGCAATACTTTTATAAAAATCATTAGCATCTCCAGAAACTTCTATTGTTTGAAGAACTACATCTAAAAATGCTATATCATAATTATAACTAAATTTTGTATTCATTGAAGGGTTTAGTTTATTATCCTTAACTTCAACATTTATTATACATCTATAATCCAATGAAAATAAATCTACCGGAAATGGATTTTTAAAAAGTTGTCTATATTTAAAATTTTTCTCATCATTGTCTTTTCCATTTGATAATATATAAGTAATTTTATATAATTCATTTTCATGTTTATATTCCACATCCTTAAATATATTATCAGTATTTTCAATTAAATAGCATGCCAATATTAATAATTCATCAATTATTACATTGGTAGTTTCTTTAATTAAATCATCTGATAATAATGATTGAGGAATATATATTTTGCAATCAATATCTTTTGTTACTGAGATATCATTTTTATAACGTCTTAATGCATCACCACCAACAACAAATAAACCAATATTATTATTTATTTCTTGTATTTTGTCATTTATATTTTTCATTGTTTTATTAATATAACGTCTTAATGTTTCTATTATTTCAATCTCCATATTATTTATTATCATTGCAATCGGTTCATATGATAATGCATATAGTTTTGATAAATCATCATGAAATAACTTATCATATACAGCTGTTCCATTAAATGTTTCATAATATTGGTCTGCTATCATTTTTAATGTTGGTATTTTATAATCATTTATTAATACTATTTTATCAAATATTATTTCACGTATCTTTAAAATATTATAACCTTTTGGTATAAATATTTTCTTTTTTCCTAATTGTAAAAATATATACAATCCTGCTAAATTTAAATAATTTAATCCATCATATCTTTGAATTAATTTTGATATATTTCTAACTAATAAAGTATCTTCGGTAATTGTTGAATTTTCACTATAATATAAATTAACTGATATTATTATTTTATCAAAAGGTTCTATTTTCGCACCTCCTTTTTTACTTTCACGATTTGCACTTCTTAAAGCTCTGCTTGAAATAGCCTGTGATTTTGCGATTGCTTCACTTTGTCTTTTTTCTTCTAATTGTCTTGCTAATTCTTCTTTATTCTGTTTTCTTGTCGCTTTTAGTTGTTCTGAACGTTGTTTTTTTGATTGTGCTTTAGTTGCTGCTACTTGAGCATCTTTTTTTGCTTGTGCATAAGTTTGTGTTTGTGGTTTTCTTATTTTTGGTTGAGGAACTGAATCATTTATATATAATTTTACAAATAATTGTTTTGATGGAAATAATGTATTTTTACCATTAATACATTGTTTTTCTTCAATTGTTATATAAACATTTTTTAATTTATCATCTATATTTAAATAATTTGTTATAGCATCAACAATTGGTTCAATTTCTTCTTTTAATAATTTTTTAATTGTTTTATATAAATCATCAACAAAAATTTTATTATTTATAAAATACATTAAATCACCTGTCGTATTATGGATAGATGATTTTTCATATGGTGATAATATATTTAAATCATAGAAATCTTTGAAAAAAATATTCCAAGATTTTGACCCCATTAATAAATATTCATATATTGTTTCAGGATTTGCTCTTTTAACTTTATCAAATTCAAAATTTATTTTTTCTATTAATTCATTAAATATAGTATTATATTCAGGTGTATTTAATAATTCACATAATAAATTATTTAAATCTATTGTAGATGTTAATAATTTATGTGTTTCTAATTTGATTAAATTAGGTGGTAATCTACGTAATGCCATTCTTTCAGCATTTTTTTTTCTTAAAACTGATGCTAACTCAAATTTCATAATTCTATTATATTGTATATAATATAATTTTGTATTATATTATTTGCAAATTTAAATAAAAATGATTTATCATTATTAAAGATTATTCATCTAAATAATTCAGAATTATGGAAGACCAAAACAAACTTCTTGACCGTTTTGCAAAGTTAATGGAAGAACAAACAGAAGAACCATCAAAAAAAGATGTTTCAGCTGTTGTTGCTAAGTTCTATGCTCTTAAGAAGAAAAAAACTGTTGTTGATGAAAATAAACCTAAGCGTGCACCAACCGCTTATAATGTTTTCTTCAAAGCTCAGATGGCTATTCTCAAGGATTCTGAAAAAGATATGGAAAAGGATGAATGCATGACCGCTAAAGCAAAAATGGCACATGTTGCCGCATTGTGGAAAGCAAAAAAAGAAGATAAATTCGAGGAAGCATTGTCTGAACCTGAACCGGAAACTGACGCTCATTCTGAAGAAGAAGTGGAAGAACCAGTGAAAGTGCCTGAACCGCCAAAAAAACAGGAGAATAAAGCAAAATATACTCCTAAAAATGGCGGTGGAGCTAAAGGAGGTGGTGCAGCCAAGGATAAGAAGTAATTGAATATCTTCAATATAATGACAAAGTTATTTTTGTCATTAGGATAAAAATAAAAAATAAATATAAATTTGTAGTATTATAAACAATTAATATTAAAAAATGATAATATGCTTTTAAATTATTACTATTATCAAAATGGATACAGAGATGGACCAGCATCAAAAATTAATTGCAAGAATTGCGAAATTAATGGATGAGCAAACCATCGCACCAACGAAGAAAGATGTTAATGCTGCTGTCTCTAAATATTATTCAGAGCAAAAGCAAAATAAGAAGGCAGCTGTTGAAAACTTAGGTGAAGAACCTAAGAAGAAAAGACAGTTATCTGAATATAACATCTTCTTTCAGGAGCAAATGGCTATTTTGAAGGATGAAACAATGACTGCTAAAGCAAAAATGCAACATGTTGCATCATTGTGGAGAGCAAAAAAAGGAAATGCGGCTGAAGATGTTGAAGCAGATGCTGATGATGATTTTGATGATGATATGTAAATAATCATTCAATTATTATAATGACAAAATGTAAATTTTTGTCATTGTAATGCTTTTCTATATCCTCTTGAACCATATGATAAACCATTATTATCAGGATATTTTTCTTTTAAAATTGCTTGTTTTTTGTCATTCCATAATTTAACTATATAAGTCATTTTGTCTTTTGGTGCAATTTCACTATTATCTTTTAATAATAACATTTGTTCTCTGATGAAAATATTATATTCGGTTAAAGGTTTTTTAACTTTAAAATGATTATCAATTATTTTATTAATTGATTTTTTTAATTCTGTTTTATCTCCGTCATTGTTTTCAATACATTTTTTTATATTTAAAAATAATTCTTCAGACATTGGTTTTAGTTTTGTTTTTTGTTTATCTTTATTCAAAAATATAATCATTTTTTTATGTTTAGATTTTTGAATAAAAATCATGTGCTGTCAAATCTTCAACTTCATTTATATCATAATGAGCAAAATTTTTAATAGGGTCAGGAGGTATTACATTTCTATCTGCCTGACCTCTTGAACTGATATATTTAAATTCTTCTAATGTTTTACATTTATAATGATTTAATTGAATATAACTTAAATCTACATTATGATTAAAAGGACCATTAATTATTTGTCCATTTGTATTTTTAATATATCCATTTGATAATATAACATCATGCATTGTATTAAATCTAACAAAATTATCTTTTTTAAATAAAGTTTTAATATGCACATTGCCATCTTTTTGACATAAAGTAAATCTTTTTGTTAAAGGTTCTTCAGTTTTTGCTTCTGTATGTCCTGAAGAACCAAAAAAACGCCAATTCATTCCAATTCCTTGACAATCACCAACAATAAATTCTTTAATAAAATCTTTAATATTATTGTGTTGTTTTAATACAATAAATTCATCAACATCAATACATGCAACATGTGTAATATTGGAATTAAATAAAATATTATTTATGAAATGATAATATGCATTCATTTGTTGATATTTTGTTGGATAATGAATTACTGTTATTTGATTATCACTATATTTATTTAATATCTTTCTATAAGTTGGTTCATCTTCATTATCATATATAAATATATGAGAAAATCCAAGAGCCAAATGAAATTTAACAAATTCCTCAATATAATTACCTTCCAATTTTGCTATACATAAAATAACTGGTCGAATTTCATCTGTTGACATTATATTTAAAGATAATATTAAATAACTTTAAATAAAAAAATGATAATTTATTTAAAACTTAAATTTTATTATATTAAATAATGTCATCGATTTTAGAAGCTACGTTTATTGTTAAACATGATTTTCATAAAACAATTAAACAATATTCAAAAGTTAAAATTATCACAATTATTAATAATTGTTGTTTAGTAGAAGATATTAATACCCATGAAAGATTATGGCTAATGAAATATGATATCTATCCAATTAATTATGATAATTCAGATTATTCGGGATATTGGGAAAAAAATAATTACTTTGATAATTTATATATGGCTTTAGGTTTAACTTCGTAAAAAATAACAAAAACTTTAATAATCTTTGCTATATATAAGATGATTATTTTGTCTTAATAATCGTCGAATTCTTCATATGCATCCTGATAATCATCCTGATAATCATCATAATCATCATGATAATCATCATAAGCATCTTGATAATCATCATTGATTTTAAGATGGTCAAATTTTCCGATTGCATGGTCAAGAAAAACATTCGTGCAACATTCAGGTCTATAATATTCGCTTGTCGGGTCTTCCTCCTCAAACCATATGCCTTCATCATGGAACATTAACATCTTATATGTAAAATTATTAGTATTATTACTAATCATTTTTATTTTTTTTTACATATAAATAATGACATATTTGTATTTTGCAATTCAAAACCATATTTAGCTGCTATTTTAAACATTGCTATATTTTCGGGTTTTGTTATAAATGATATATAATCTAATTCATCAGGACATTTTTGAATTATATAATTAAATAAAATTGTTCCATATTTTTTATTTCTATATTTTTCATTTATAAATATTTCTTGAATATAGAATGTATCAATATTAAATTTTTTTGTTGCATGTATAACACAACCTATTAAGATATTATCTTCTAACATCTCATAAATCTGATAAGTTAATATAAATTGCTCGATATATTCTTTAATTTGTTCATCGGATTTATATTCATCAGCGTTTATTTTATAATCTTTATATAATTCAAATACATCATTTGAATATTCAGACATTAATCTAATCATTATTTTAGGATTATCATCTAAAATATAAATACTTTCTAATACTTTCTTATTTTTTTTAATATTTTCTGCTTCTTCAAGTTTTAAATATTCATATCTTTGTTTTGCTTTATAATTTTCATATATTTCTTTTAAAGTCTCATAATCATCTTTATTATTTTTAATCAATTCAATATAATCTTCCTTATTTTCACATGAAAAATAATTAAGTTTCTTTTGATTTATTGTATAACTAAATTTTATCATTCTTTCCCATAATAAATAATTAACATCCTTATTTAGCAAATCTAAATTTGTAAATGGACAAATAAACGACATTTTTTATTTTCATTTTAAATAAAACAAAATCAATTTTTATATTCAATCCAAGTTTTTAAATACGGAGGTGTTGAATAAGGTAAATAAATTACAGTATTTTTATTATATAATGCTGCAATTATACTTAAGGAACTTAGACCCATAACTAAGACATCGGCTTTACATAAATGATTAAATGTATCGAATAAATCTAAATCATCAAAATGAATATTAATATTTTCTATTTCTCTTAATTTTTTAAATTTAATATCAAAATATTTTTCTTGTGAAAAGATATGTATATCTGAATTAGGATATTGTATTTTAAGCTTTGTTATCAATTTTTCATACATTTCACATGTGAAATAATATCTTATTGAGGAATTACGGTCTGATGATGTATAAGAGTTAATATTTTCGCAAATTGTATCATTGTCATTAAAAACTCTTATGTGAATTGCGATATTAATTTTATTTTTGTCATATATTAATGTTCTGCTATTATTTGATTCATTATATGCATTTATTAAATCATCTTGAATTTCTTTCAAATAATAATCAGGATTTTTATCAACAATTTTAAAAACATGAAAATAGAAATATAATTTTTTTGGATTTCTATTATTTAAAATATAATCAAATGATATATTATCTCCCATAAATTCTTTTTCAATATTATTAATATCAATCTCATCATTATTTGAAAGTTTCTTAAAATTAAACATCTTATCCCATTTATTATTCCATTCATCATCATTATTATCATTATGACCTACAGGAATTGGAACATGTATATATTTTAGATTATGTTTTTTTGCTACCGCATATAATGTTATTATTTTCTGATATTGAGACCCAATACCCTCCAATTCTTTTATATTACATGTATTTAAATAATTATAAGTTATGTACATTTATATAAAGACATAATTATCTATCTTTATATAAAAATAATTTTTTATAATTGAATAAATGTCAGTAAATAATAATGATGATGTTTTAATTATTGAAAATCTTATTAATTATAAATATAATTTTTCAACACGTAATATAATAGTTAATAAATGTTATGATATTTCTAATTCTAATTATAAACCCGAAAAATCATATTATTTTATTTTAGATAGTGGTTCAAATGATATATATCATTTAATTTATGAAAGTTTTATTTTTATTAATTTATTAATTAATTTGAATATCGAACATAATATAAAAATACTAACTAAAGTTAATAATAATGAAATCTTAAAATCATTATTATCAAATTTTTTTCCTGATATTAAAAATGAAATTGTTAATAATATCGATAATTATAATAATATATGTTATTCACCTTTAATATATTCAATATATTATCACCATCGATTAATTAAAGATGATTATTATAATCATCATCTAAATTTTTATTTAAATACTATTAATAAAAATTTAGATTTAACTGTTCCTAAATATAAAAATGTTTATATTAATAATGATAATAATAATGATAATAATAATGAAGTTCATAAATTTATTCATCAAATTGGTGGAATAATTTTTCAAGATACTATTGAAAATATTAAGAATAATCTTAATATTATTAATAATTCTGAAAATATTTTTTTAAATTATAATTCATCTTTTTATTTATATTGCATGGTTCTCAAAAATAAAAATATATATATCATTGAAAACTTTATTTATCGTCCAAATGGTATAAATAGCCAAGTATTTGGAATGCCATTATTTGGCTATTTATATAATATTATTAATAAAAACAATAAAATTGCTTGTATTAATTAAAAAAATAATTATTTTCTTATTAATTATTATAATGATTAAACATAAATCTAAAAAAGGTGGAAGGGCAGCAGAGGTGGCTGTGAGTTCACATAGTAGTCTAAACGTAAATATTGGAACTCAACCGAAAATGGGAACTGATGTAGTATTATCTAATAAATCTACTGATATATCAATAGAGAAACATTTTTTTGATATAAAACTTATAAATCTGAATGCTGCTAATAAATTAATATTAAATAATAATTATCCTAATATTGAAACAGAAATTGTTGAAATGATTAAAACAATTAATAAAAATTCATTAGGTGAATTAAAAAATATAGTAAATGCAAAAATAGATACAATAGATACAATTGATGATAATTCTACTGATGCTGATATACAACAAATATATCAGAAAGTAATTCAAGATTATAAAACAAAGCTAAATGATAATTCTTTAATAATAGAAAAAAATTTAAATGAATTTAAGAAAAAGTTGACAAAAGGAGGAGGTGTATTACAACATCTATATGACAATACTGGCCCAAATTTAGAGGCAGTGGAATATATTCAATATGTAAAAGACCGCGGTGATCCTGATGTAATTGCTGATTATGAAAATAAAGATTTAGCGTTAATACAAACAATAGTCCGAAGTAAAAATATAAGAGAAATAAGAACTAATATATTAAATAATATAGATGCGCTACATATTACTCCTAATGATTATAATAAATATGATAGTTTTTTTAAATTTATATTTAGTAATAAAGATAAAGTTGGAGAACAAAAAACACTCGAAATTCCTGCAGAAGAAAAATTTGAAATAACAAATTTACAAACGAATGGAGTTAGGAAATTTAATGGAAATCGAGGTAATATTTTAAGATATACATATGATGCATATAACTATAATGAAGATATTGTTATAGATTTTGAAAGAAAATTATATGAAAATCAAGAATATATAACAGAGTTTATGACAAAACAAAATGATTTTATTGATACAAACTTAACACCAGGGGAAAGATGGACTATTCGCGATTATACATCTTATACTGCAAATCCTTTTTATGGAGCTTATAAAACATCAAAAATACTAAAAACTAGCGATTGGTTTAATAGATATAAAGTAGATGCTAAAAATTATATAATGAATTTTGATAATGCATATTTACCACAAATATTAAAGTATATAAAAAGTAAGAGGGAATTTAATGCTCTTGAAACTTACATAAATGATAATTTGGAAACATTGGTAAATATTGTTAGTGATTATGGAGAACTATCTCTTGACGAAAGATATAGTAGAGATGTCGCAGATGTCCGAAATAAAATCTTGTTTACACAAGAAGATTGGGAAAAAATTTTAGATATATTTGAAGAAGATGTAAATAACATTATTAAAAAAATGCCAACTCCTGAAAAGCCAATTTATTGTTATAGAGGTGTTACATATCATTATGTTTCTCTTGATGCTTGGGATGCAAGGGTGGATGCAATGGGGGGAAATCCTGATTATTCATTAAATTGTTATTATTTATCAAGAATAACATCATTATCTTTAGATTTTGATAAAGCTAAATTTTTTTATGAGTCTCTTGATAGTGGAAGACATGTAAATCCTGATAAGCATTTATATAGAGCAGTTATTATGCCTGGATGTAATATGTTATTTGTTTCTTCTTTATCAGCACTTCCTGAAGAATATGAAATAATACTTCCAACATATTCATTAGTTCTTGATGCTAAAGGATGGAATGATCAACTAACTACACCTGCTTTGAAAAAATTAGATGAGTATCAAAATGCTTTTAATGTGCGTACATTAGATAGAATTAAATATAATAATAGAACAAACGTAAATGGTATATGTGGTAGAAAACAAGATAAATTAATATCATCGGATATTGTAATTATTGGTACTTTTGAAAAAGATCATCCTCAACATCGACCTTTTGGTGTCTAATAAAAAAATGAATTTTTAAATTATTATTTTATTTTTATCAAAATGAATACAGATATTTGTTCATTAATTGCTTCTTTTATAATTAAAGATAAATATGAATTATTAGATTGGATTAATCCTAATAATTTACATATTAATTTATTATCATTAAATAAATATGGTGTTGATTATTTAGAAAATGACAATGAATATTATATTAATTGGTCAAAAATATCAGGTAATAAGAATGCAATTCATTTAATAAATAATAATCAAGATAAAATTAATTGGAATTTATTATCTTTAAATAAAAATGCTATTCATATATTAATAAAAAATCCAAAAAAAATTAATTGGGATATGTTATCATTTAATAAAAATGCTATTCCTATTCTTAAAGAAAATCTTGATAAAATTAATTGGGATATGTTATCATTTAATAAAAATGCAATGCCTCTTCTTAAAGAAAATCCAAATAAAATTTCATGGTATAATATATCTTTAAATAAAAATGCAATTGAATTATTAGAAAAAAATCAAGATAAAATTAATTGGAATGTTTTATCAATGAATAGTAATGCAATTGAATTATTGAAGAAAAATAAAGATAAAATTAATTGGGATAATTTATGTATGAATAAAAATGCAATTGGATTATTAAAAGATAATGTTGATAAGATTAATTGGGATTATTTATCTATGAATAAAAATGCAATTGAATTATTGAGAGATAATCAAGATAAAATTGATTGGAAAATATTATCATCAAATACAAATGCAATGGAATTATTAAGAGATAATCAAGATAAAATTGATTATTTTAATTTATCTAAAAATAAAGGTATATTTACCAAAAAAATAAATATTGAAAAAAGAAATATAGTTTCTAACGTTTTATCTATAATTTTAAATTAATAATTTTTTTTATTATAATAAAATAGTTTATTATAATGACTACTTCTGAAAATCAATGTACTCCAGGAAATAATACGCAATATGCACGTATATTTAGTAATATTAGTAAGGTGGATGATAATATTATATATATTAATGATTTTAAAGCTAAGATAGCAGAATATAGAATGAATGATGATAATTATGATATTATGAATATTATTAATATATTAATAAATGCTATAGAGATATTTAATATTAAAGATTATGAATATAACTATAAATTACACATTAAATTATATGAAAATATCAAATATTTTTTAATAAATATTAAAACTAATATTGATATTGATAGCTTAATAATGTCTGATGTAAAGTCGTATATAAGTTCTTATTTATTTTTTGAAAAATGTTTAGCTAACGATATTTTAAAAAAAGAAGCGGAATTAAAAACAGCAAATGGACAACCCAAAAAAGAAAATATAATTAAACAAATTAATCATTTAAATGCTAGTAGCGAAGGTGTAAAAGAAATTATTAATCATTTAAATGCTATTGAAAAATCTTTAAATATAATTAAATATCAACCTAATATTAAAAAATTTAAAGATATTATTACAAAATATATTACAAAATATATTACAATAGAAGATAACAATAAAATAGAAGATTATTGTTCAAATATTATTTTATTAATGAATAAAATAAATAACTATCAAATTAATGAGAATTTTGAACTATTAATTAATACTCCTACGATTATTGAAGGTAAAAAAGTTAAAGAAGTTAAAAAAAAATCACTTAGTACCATGTTTTCAATATTAAATTTTTCAGAAAAAACTAAACAATCTACCAAAGATAAAACTGACAATTATTTTCTAATGTTTTATAAAAATATATTAGAAATATATAAAAATGAACAAAAATGTGTCTATAATAACGAGACTGATAAATGTATTAATATTAAAAAATTATTATTTTATATTGCAAAATTATATCATATATCTAAAAAGTTAAATGAAGATATAATTACATATGACGATGAACCTCCAAATATAGATACATTAAATGTGTTTTTAGCAATTAAGTTTGGTGGAAAAAATAAAAATGAATTTATTAATTATAAATTTGAAAATAAAGTTTATAGACGTAAGGTTAGATATGATGGTAAGAAAAAATATATAATTTTAGATAAAACAAGGATTTATATTAAGAAATAAATCCTTAATTGATGTTTTAATATCTTTAACAGCTGGATATAATTTTTGTAATTTTTCAGTATTTAAGATATTATTTGAACGTTCTGATAATAATATCTTATTTTGTTCTTCTATTGTCATATTTTCCCATTTAAAATCAGGATTTATATTTTCTTTATACAATTCTAATATCTCATTATGTGATATATATCCTGGATTAGTTAAATTTATTGTTCCAATCTCTTTTTTCATTATCATATCTATCATTAATGGTAATAAATCAGGTAAAACTGTCATTGAATTATTCATGCTGCAAATTTTTTTATAATTAATGATTTTATTTATAAAATTTCTATTTGAAGTTATATCATCTGTAATAGGCATTCTTATTCTTACATTCAAAGTATTGTCAAATTTTTTCATTATTTTATCTGTAAATCCTTTAACAATTGAATAGGAAGAACCAAAGAAATTTGGCTCATTATTTTCGGTATATTCTTGTTCATAACCATTAAATATACATCCTGTGCCCATATAAGTAAAATGAATATTATATTTATTTGAAATTAATGCTAAATTAAGAGGTGAATAAAGATTATCATTTATATTAATCTTTAAATTTCCTTTCTGTTCTAAATAATCAATAGAATTCATATTATCACCATAAGTTCTACCAATTACTGAAATAATTCTATCTGGTTTTGTATTTATTATAAATTTTTCTATTTCATCATAATTATCAACTCTAATATCAGTAGTTATAATTTCAACATCCGAATTTAATTTTAATAGTTCGAATAATTGCTTGCCAATCCAACCCTTATGTCCAAATAATAGAAATTTCATATAAAGATTATTTATTTTTATCTTTAAATAATATTTGAATAATATAATACCTATTTAAGGAAAAAAAGACATTTGTTATTAATAAAATGTATATATTACTAGTAATATTGATAAATTTTCAAATGTAAATAATTTATATTTATCTTATTTAGAAACAAATGATGAAACATTGAAAGCTTTTCTTATTATGAAAAATCATGAACATTATTTTATATTACCAAAAATAATTGATTATCTAAAAGAATTATTTGATTCATCTTTTAGAAATCCATTTGAAGCATCCAGTATTATAATTATATCTTTGTTTATAAATGTAATTTTATCATATAAATAAGCAATATTTTATAGTGAATTTATTCTAAAATTGTTTTTTCTATTCAAGTAAATTAAATTTTTCTGACATATCCATAAATGAAATTTGATTTGGTTGAATAACATCTTTCATTTATATTTGTATTTTTATGTTTTTCTTCTATTAAAGCATAATGACATTTATTTGAACAGTAGTTTTTATGTTCTTTATCACTTATCCATTCTTTTCTAACTAAAGGACATGGTATTCTAATTGATGCGTCTTTGCAATTTATTTTTGTTATAAAATGTTTTGAATCATAATGATATTGTTCATTATTATATCTAATGCAACTTATCATATGGTCAACGCCATCACCTGTATTTAAATCAGTCGCTGATATAATAAGATAATCCAATATATATGTATTTCTATTATAACTAATTTCTTCATCTCCTAAATGTTGTAATAAAGATGCGTCTTCAAAAACATTATAACTATTTTTATAAATTTTGTTAGTTATACCAAAAACAGATATTAATATAACATCTGGATTTTCAGAACTAGTTGTGTCAATTGGAATATATAAAATATTATTATGTTTAATTAAATAAAAACAATTAATATCTAAATATTTATAAAATAATTTATAACATATTTCATCTTCAGAAGATATTCCAATATTATCTTGTTTTGTTAATTTTGTTAATTCACTTGAATCATTTCCTTTATTTAATTTTTGTATATATGCATTCATTAAAAATGAATATTCTAATTCAATTTCTGTTAGCTTAGGAATTGTTTCATAAGGTTCTATTTCATAAGTGCCTTTTCTTGATAGTTTTTCTATAAATTGGCGTCTATAATTCTCCAATAAATGATTTTTAAATCTTTTAATAATATCTTCTTTTTCCTTAGGAATTTTATCAGATAATGCATTTACTTTTATTTCCATTTTGTCTAATTCTTCTTTGTAAGAATTTATTAATGAAGTATTTATTATTTTTTCAAGTAATGACCGAATTTCTTCATTATAGCTATAATAAATATTTTGTAATAAATTAAAAGGTTCTGATTGTAAAGTTTTATATAAATTACATTTATAATTACTATCATCCGAAATAACATCTAAATTTTCATATTTTATAAAATTAGATGTTATATTTGTTAAAATATTATTAACAAATTTAATAAATTGTATATCAGGGTCAGGCATATCATAATATCCATCAATAATACTTTTCATCTTAGCGTCTTTTAATTTAAATGATAGTAATTTTTTACTATTATCACTATAACAAATACATGTCAGATATGCAATAAACCAACAAATACCCTCATATTGAGGTATTGTTACATAATCCGTTTTTTCTACATTATTAGAATTTAAACTTTTGATTAAATATATTAATCTTAAAATATCATCATTATTAGTCGTAAAAGAACCAATCTCAAAATTAGTAAATATATCATACATTAATTCATCTGATAAAGTGTTTGTATATATATCATAATTATCTAAATGTGCAGCATTTTTTATATTATATTTTATAAAATTACGTAATGTAAATTTATATAAAAATTTATTAAGTTTTTGTGCATTCATATCCTTATTAATTGTAGGTATTGGTGTTTTTCTTGCATCATTATAAATTCTGAATATAAAATCATTATATTCAGTAATTACATCATCAATGAAATCATCATATGACACTAAATGAGGTTTATCATTAATTTTCTGAATATAATAATGATATTGGTAATAATAAATAACTGATTTTATTAATAATAATATAAATTTATTATTTAATGTAATATCAAATTGTTCTGAATTTGTTCTAACAAAACTAATGAATTCTTCATATTTTGTTGCTAATATAAAAATATTAGAAATATTAATATATGTATCATTTATTTTTCTATCTTTTCTAGTATGTTTATATGATGGTTTTAGTGGTAAAAGACGTAATAAAGAACTTCTTGGTTTTTCTGTAAAAAATTTTTTAATATTATATTATCTTCATATGCTTGTTCTCCAATAATTAACTTGTTATCCTCCAAATAATTGTTTAACAAATCAAATATATTTTCAAATTGTTTTTTTAAAGAACTTAAATCATTAGATCTATTTATTTTAAGTTTTATTATTTTATTAAATAATTCATCATTTTTAGCCATTATATATTAATAAATATATATATAATAAAAAAATTATTAGATTTTTATTAAAAGTTAAATATGAATTTCTCTTAGATAATCATAAGTTTCTATAGTTTCTGTTGTAATTATACAATAACCAACAGGAGTTTCGCCATTTTCATGAATATTATTACAATCCGGATGATTTGAATCATAACAAGGCATATAAATTTTTAATTTGTCTTTATTTTTAATATAAGGAGTTATACTTTCAATTGTAAAACCATCTCCATCATTTCTAAATTTATCATCATAAGGTATGCGAAAATCATCAATAAACATAGTAAATTTTTTAAAATTTTGTGTGATATAATCAATTTCATCATTTAAGGGACAATATTCATAAAAATGCGCATCAATCCAAAATACAATATTTTTATCAAATAATGCATCATCATTATAATGTTTATTTAATTCATATAATGCTAATGGAGAACAAATTAATTCTGTTTTTAAATTATCAAGTTCTCCAATATTATTTTTTGCCAAATCAAAAAAATGTGAATTATTATCACATGAATAACATTTAACATTTGGATAGTTTTTAGCAACAAAATATGAAGTATAAGCCAAATATAAACCGGTTTCGATAAAATATTCAGTTTTTTCTAAACAATTTAACATAATTCGCATCATAAATAAATCATTATGAAAAGGAGTTACAAATACATCAATCCTTTTATCAAATAATAATTCATAATCTTTATCGTTATATTTTTTAAGCATTTATTGAAATGCCTAATGATTAAATCTTTATATAAAGAATTTTTTTATATAAAAAATAAGAATGAAAAAAGTATTTTTAACTTTTGGCAGTGATAATAATGAACGACAACATATATATCATGCTAATTGTCTATCAGAGCAAATTAAAGAATTAGATATTTTTGATGAAAATAATGTTTATACAGAAAATCATTTAATTAATGATAAACCTTTTTGGGATAAACATGGAGAATTTATAAAACAAAATAAAAGAGGTTTTGGTTATTGGATTTGGAAACCTTATTTAATTATGAAAGAAATGGAAAAATTAAATGATGGAGATATAATATTATATTTAGATGCAGAAACTAAAATAGTATTGGAAGAAAAACAATATTTATTAGATTATTTAGAAATAGTTAAAGAAAAAAAATTATTATATTTTTGCCTTCGAATTAAATCACTACCTGAAATAACATTAAATAAAATGGATGTCATTCATAAATTAAATATGCAAAATAGTGATTTATTGTATACCGACCAATATCCTTCGTGTATACAACTTATATATGTATGTAAAGAAACACGAGATTTAATTAAATCAATTTATGATTATATGTGTGAAGATTATCATAATATTGATGATACACCTTCAATTATTCCAAATCATCCTAATTTTTATGAACATAGACATGACCAAAGTTTATTAAGTTTATTAGTTAAAAAAAATAATTTAATATCTAATGTTAGTATTGATAAATGCATTTATTGGAGAGAAATGTATAAAATGAAATTTATACATAAAATGAATATTATAAATAATGATTGGAGTGCATTTATTTAATAATAAATATCATAATTTGTTTCTATTGAATTTAAATTTAAATGTTTTCTTATTTCTAAGATAAGTTTGCTGTAATTTCCTTTACCTTGAATAAATAATTTAGATTTGATTGCACAACATAAATCTATATCTGGATTATTTGAATTAAAATGAATTGCATTAAATCTAGCAAGACAATCATTTAAATATTTATCGGATAATAATTTACATTCATCATATTTATCAATATCAAAACTACTTGAACCATAATGAGATTTACCAATTATATAAATATTTTTATAAGGTTCTTTAATAGAATCAATAATAGATTGTAAAAAATCAATATCTAATGGTCTTTTACTAGTTTCGCAATTATTTAAACCTGCTAAAACATCACCTAATCTAATATGAATAACAATACTATCTTCTATATCAGAAGGAAATAAATCATTATTATTGATAAAATTAGAAACAATTGATGTTATATTTTTAATTTTATTTTCAATTTTATTAGTAAAAATAGTATTAGGTAAATTTAATTTAATATATTCATCTCCAAATGAATTTGGATGTTCTAAACATAATTTTTCTTTTTCATATTCAGTTAAATTGGATAAAATAACTAAATCACCTAATCTATAAGACGATAAAATAGGATTAGACATTTCAAATATTTATATAAAGAAATTATAATATTTTCTTTATATATGATTTAAGATTGATTATAATTACTAATTTATATATTTATCATAAGAATTTAATATTTCTTCTATTATAATATTAACATCTAATTTCGAATTATCATAATAATCATATGTAATTGTTGTTCCTAATAAATCGGTCCAATCATTTAATATAATCATTGGAAAGTTATATTTTTCTTTTATAAATCTTATTAAATTATTATCTATAACAATTGGTATTACTTTAAAATAAAAACATTCCCATAAACGATATGTATCTACACCATTACCTACTGGACATAAAGCAAATTTAAAAGTTGCTAAATAATCAAAATAATCTTCTTCCATTTTTATATCAGAAATTGGAATATAATCTCTTAATTTCATATAACAATCATTTCTTTTTTCAAAATTAGTTTGTATGCAAAAATGGAAATATATATCATTTGTTTTTTCAATATTATCTAAATTTTTAATAGTATTTGATATTGCTGTTGGATTTCCATGTTTCCAACGTTCATTTGCAAATCCTATAGGTATCATTTCTATTTTAGGATGTTTCCATAATAAATTTTGCGCAAACCATCTAATAACTTTAGGATGATTTGCAATATAATTACATTCTATGTTATCATCTACCGAATTATCAGAATTATTAGAAAGTAAAACAAAAGGATTATTAAAAAATTGTAATTTATCTTTAAAAATTTCATAACAATCAGGATAAACATAAATATATTTAGGATTATCAAAATTAGAATTTATAGTATTGATATCTAAAAAATGATTATTTTTTGCACATATCCAAGGATGGTTATATATATTATCTGGTAAACATATAATTAAATCTGTTATTAATTGAAGCTTATCTCCTGTTATAAAATTAATATTATTATATTTTTTTTCTTCAATTAATGCCATAATATTGATATAAGATTATTGCATTAATCTCTTTAAATAAGTTTTGATTTTTTATAAAAAATGATAATATGATGAAAGTTTTATATTTATCATGTGTGAAATAAATTTATTAAAATTTAATTGGTCATATTTATCTAGAAATCCAAATGCAATTGACATTCTTAAATATTATCCTAATAAGATTGATTGGTCTCAATTATCATCAAATCCAAATGCAATAGAATTATTAAAAGAAAATCCAGATAAGATTGATTGGAAACAATTATCTAAAAATCTAAATGCTGTGGAATTATTAAAAGAAAATAAAGATATAATTAATTGGTATTATCTTTCATCAAATCCAAATGCAATAGAATTATTAAGAGAAAATCCAAATATAATTAATTGGGGTCAATTATCATCAAATCCAAATGCAATAGAATTATTAAAAGAAAATCTAAATAAAATTAATTGGTATCAATTATCATCAAATCCAAATGCAATTGAATTATTAAAAGAAAATAAATATAAGATTAATTGGAAACAATTATCTAAAAATAAAAATGCAATTGAATTATTAAAAGAAAATAAAGATAAGATTGATTGGTATTTATTATCATCTAATGAAAATGCAATTGAATTATTAAAAGAAAATAAGAATAAAATTCATTGGGATTTATTATCATTTAATCCAAATGCAATTGAATTATTAAAAGAAAATATGAATAAAATTAAATGGCATTTATTATCATCTAATCCAAATGCAATTGAATTATTAAAAGAAAATAAGAATAAAATTCATTGGGATTTATTATCATCTAATCCGAATGCAATTGAATTATTAAAAGAAAATATGAATATTTTTAATGAACAACCTATTTATTCAATGCAACTAATTTTTAAAGAATTAGATGACTTAAACAAAAATTTAAAAATAAAACTAGAAAAACATTTTGATGAGAAAATTAAGAATGAAGAACAAGTAATTAAAGAAATTAAGAAAGAAGAAGAAGAAGTAATTAAAGACATTAAGAAAGAAGAAGAAGTAATTAAAGAAATTAAGAATGAAGAAGTAATTAAAGAAATTAAGAATGAAGAAGTAATTAAAGAAATTAAGAAAGAAGAAGAAGAAGTAATTAAAGAAATTAAATATAAAAAAAGAAATATTCCAATTGCTGTAAAAATATCTGTGTGGAATAAATATATTGGTGAAGAAATTGGTAAAACTAAATGTTTATGTTGCAATGATAGGTTTATTACGCAAATGCAATTTCATTGTGGTCATATTATATCTGAAATAAATGGTGGTAAAACTAATATTAATAATTTGAAACCTATATGTTCTACATGTAATCTTTCAATGGGCAGAAAAAATATGGATGAATTTGCAAAAGAATATTTTAATTCTTGAATAAAGATAAAGAAAATAAAAATTTTAAAAGATGATTATTAAAGATTATTTACCTTTATTAAATGCAGTATTAATAACTGATTTAATTTTTCTTTTTTTATCAAATTTAGGATTATTACAAAGTGAGGTATTAAAATATTGGTATAAAACATATCATTTAACTGCTATAATTGCTGATGTATTAATAATTGTTATTGTATTAATAATAACAATTGAATTATATTATTATATATTTGAAAAATTTTCATTAATTAAATTCATAATATTAGCGTTAATAATACAAATTATACATGATATACTATTTTATTTAATGATAACAATAATACCAAAAGGAAAAAATAGAATGATTGATACTTTCAAATCTTATGCAAATGAAATATCATATAAAGCAATAATTGGAGATAGTTTAATGATAATAACAGCATGTCTTTTATTTAATTATCTACAAAAAATGAATACAAATACAAATATAATAATATTAATAATAGCAATGTATCTATTACCATATATATTAAATAATTAAATCATAATATTAAATGACAAAAAATTAATTTTTGCCATATATTCCTCCCTTCTGAAGACTGTTTTAATAATCTCCCCACGACTTCGCGAAACCTTCCTCCCCCAACTTAGCAATCTCACTTTGGATTTTATCCTTCATGTTCTTCGCCTTAGTTTCTTTCAAAAACGTCTTTCTTATTTTCTTCCTTGCCTCTATAGTGAATGTATGCGCAAATCCGCATTCCACTTCATAACAGAGACAATTATGTCTACAAGTTCTCGTTTTCTTAGGGTCGTATTGTTCCTTCAAGTCTGAAATCTCAGGTAAACTCTTGATGATGTTCTCAATTAACTCACAATTCTCTTTAATATGATGAAGAGGCTTGGAGGAGTTGGAGGAAACACGAACAGCAGTTTTGGCGTTGTTGGACATTGCAATGACACTATCAATTAATCGAATATTCTTTTGTTTGACAGGGTAAAAATAATTATAAATGAAAGTATCATTTTTTATATAAATAGTAAAAAATTAATACAAATTTATTTATTCTAATGGTTTTGATAAACCTTTTATTAAATCTTTAGAATGTATATGAAGATTATTTATTAATAACCATTTATTATTAATTGTATCTAATAAATACGGAATTAATAAACCATCATTATTTTTTTCCCATTTATATTTAATAGTATCATCTAATTCATTTATATATAAATCAGTTAATGGATTTTTATGATAACTATCTCTTCCAAATAATTTAATACCATGTCCATTACCATCAAATATTGTATCATTAAATTTATCAATGTTTATATAATTTTCAATATGCATATTTGGTCTATTAAAAAATTGAGGTAATAATACTAATTTATTATATTTTGCATGAAATGCATGTAATGCTTTCATTTCACTAATACCACCATATTTAGTTCTATAATTTATATCTGTAATAAATTCAATCATAAAATCAAGTAATAAATTTACATTGTCTTTAATATACATATAACATATTCCATAATTATTTTCACTTGTTATCATACCGGTATAATCACCAGCTTCTCTAAAATTTTTTAATAATGTTTCAGGATTACTATATATTAAATTATCAATTTCTAATGTTAATACATCTTTTAATTTAAATTTTTTAATTAAATTATTAACTAAATATAATCTTTCATATGACCGTATTAATAATAATTCTCTACCTTTTAAACCTTCTATATAATCATAACCATACCAAAAATATTTATATTTATTATATGTATCAATAAATCTATTATCAATAACATCATTATAATTAATTATAATAACATTATAATCATTAATTAATTTTGGTAAATATTGTGAATTTAAATCATCTATAATTAAATAAATATTACCTTTAAAAAATAATCTTGTTTGATAAATACTTTCTATTGTATAAGATGGTAAAGTTCCAATAAATGAATAAATTAAAGTCATTTTAGGTTTATCATTATCATTATCATTATCATTATCATTATCATTATCATTACCATTATCATTATCATTAAAAATTTCTTGTTTTAAAATATTAAAATCTAAAATAGAATTATCAAAATCTTCATATTTAAGTTCCATTCCAATTAAATCATTCCAATCATTTATTATTATCATTGGTAATTTATATTTATTTTTAACAATTCTTATAAATGTATTATCTAATACTATAGGTATTACTTTAAAATAAAAACATTCCCATAATCTATGACTATCTATTCCATTACCTTCAGGACAAATTGCAAATTTAAAAGTTGCTAAATAGTCAAAATATTCTTCTTCAGATTTTTTATCAGATATTTTAATATAATTTCTTAATTTTTCATAACAATCATTTCTTTTATTAAAATTAGTATGTATATTAAAATAAAAATATATATCATTAATTTTTTTAATATTATTTAAATTTTTAATAGTATTTGTTATTACATTTGGATTTCCATGCTTCCATTGACTATTGGCAAATCCAATTGGTATCATTTCTATTTTAGGATGATTAAACATAACATTTTGTCCAAACCATTTAATAACTTTTTGATGATTTGCTATATAATTACATAGTTCATTATCAACAATATTTACATCACTATTATGAGATACTAATACAAATGGATTATTAAAAAAATTTATTTTTTCTTTAAATATATTAAAAATATCAGAATATAAATATATATATTTAGGATTATTAAAATTAGAATTAATAGTATTTATATCAATTATTTTTGGATGATTATTTTTTATACTTGGATTATTATTAAAAAATTGAGGTATTACAATAAATAAATCTGTTTCTAATTGTATTTTTTCTCCACTAATATAATTTTCATTATTTAATATCATATTTTTATTTAAAGATATTATTTAATTGCTTAAATAAAAAATTTCTTATTAGTTTTATAATTATATACAAATATTAGAAATAAAAATTAAATTGTTATATAATAGTTGTCATCTTTTATTGAAAGATGTTTTTTAATTAAAAATAGTTTTTATTAAATTATTATAATATTAATACAAATTTATTTTTAAAATATATAAACATTTATTTTTTTATTATATTTATATGCATAATAATTTAGGTATTGTTGGTGTTGGTAAATTAGGTATTTGTTATGCAATTATTTTAGCAAAAGCAGGTTATAAAGTATACATATATGATATAAATACATCAATTTTAGATAATATTAAGAATAATACATATAATTACAATGAACCTAGATTAAATCATTTAATATCTGAATTTAAGTCAAATATTATTTTAGCATATAATTTGAATGATATTTATATTAATTGTGATGTAATATTTACATATATTCAAACACCATCATTAGATAATGGTTTATATAATCATGAATATATTAATAATTTTATTGATGAAACTTTAAAATTTAATAATGATGATAATAAAATAATTATTATTAATTCTACAGTTATACCTGAATATTGCGATAGTATTAAAGAAAAACTAAAATCTAATAACATTTCATTATGCTATAATCCATCTTTTATAGCTCAAGGAAGTATTATTGATAATATTATTAATCCTGATATAATTCTTATTGGTTTAGATGAAGATGAAAATGAAAATGAAAATATTTATAATACCATAGTAGAAATATATGATAAAATTGTAATAAATAGTGATAAAAATAAATATAAAAAAATGAATTTATTGGAGGCAGAAATAACAAAATTATCAATTAATTGTTTTATTACAACTAAAATTACATATGCAAATATGATTGGTGATTATTTAGTAAAAAAAAAATGTAATCCTGATATTGTTTTAAATGCAATAGGGAGTGATGCAAGAATTGGAAATAAATATTTAAATTATGGTTTTGGATATGGAGGTCCTTGTTTACCAAGAGATAATAAAGCTTTATATGAATATGGAAATCAAAATAATTATAATTTTAATATATGTAATATCAATGATGAAAATAATTCAAATCATTTATTATTTCAATTTGAAAATTTAAGGAATTCAAATGAACCGATTGAATTTAAATATATAACTTATAAAGATACATCTGATATTTTAGAACAATCACAAAAATTAGAATTGGCAATATTATTAGCAAATAATAAAAATAAAGTTATTATATATGAACGACCATATATAATAGAAATTCTTAAAGATAAATATAATGATTTGTTTGAATATATAGAATTATAAATTTGGTACAATAATTAATTCTTCATCTATTAAATTATGTTGTTTATATCCTAATTCATTTATATAATTTAATAATTGTTCAGGTTTAATATTACATTGTCTCATATTAGTTTCATTGTATTCTAATTGAATAATTGGTTTAAATGTTTTTATTGTTTTTTCCCCACCTTTTAAAATATGATATTCCCATCCTTCTGTATCAATTTTAATAAAATCAACTTTAATATTATTATTATAAAAAATATTATCTAAAGTATCTGTTTCAACCTCAATCGGAAATGGATCAGTAAATCTTAAAGGAATTGCACCCATTGTATTTAAACCATCTCCTGGTAAACAAACATTTAATATTGTTTTTTCTTTTTTATCGGATAATCCAATATTATAAGTTTGAATATTACTAATATTATTAAGTTTAATATTATCATTCAATAAATCATAAGTAAATTTATAAGGTTCATAACTGTAAAATTGTGAATTTGGAAGATATTTTGCATATAATGAATATAAACCAACACTTGCACCAATATCAACAATATTTACTTTATTATTTTTATCAATTAAATTATAAAAATAATTTAATGATTTTTTTTCCCATATTTCAGTATTTTTTTTAAATGAACAACTTCCTCCATAATCAACAGTTTTACTTGTAACTAATATTTTTTCATTTTTATTATATTCACATATGTATGAATCTGACATAATCCTATATTACTATAAATTAGTATGTTTATATATATTTATATTTTTGCAATAACCATTGTATGCCATCCTAATTCTGGCTCTAATTCTTTTATTTTTTCATTTGAAATATTTTTCCAATATTCATCTTTAATATAAATATTATTTTTATAATTAAGGATATCATATATAAAAATATGTTCTTTCCAAATTTTGATAATATTAAATCTTTCATCTAATAAATTATTTTTAATATCATCAAAACTATAAATATGTGTCATTGGACAATTTGATTGAGCTTCTGATTCATTTAATATTATTTTTTCATCATTAACCAAAATAATTTATATGATATTTTTGAATAAACCATAAATCTAAATTCTCCATCATTTTTCAATAAATTAAATATACCATTAATAACATTTGTTGGTTCAATAGTATGATGTATAACTCCAAATGAATATATTAAATCAAATTTTTATCATTGATTAATTCATTAACCATTTCAATATTACCGCAAATAAATGTTGCTGTTAATCCATATAGTTCAAATCTTTTTTACAAATATTTAATGAAACTTCTGATAATTCGATTATTGTTAAATTAGCACCTGCTCTAGCAAAATTTATACTATCTGTACCAATACCATATCCTAATTCCAAAACTTCTTTATCTTTCCAATGATTAAAATTAGCAAAATTAATTATATGAGGTTCTATAAAATATTCTTTTGTATTTAAAGGAAATAATTAATATTACATGGTTGATTATTGAAATAATCTTTTATTTTATTAATAGACATATTTAAAAATATATATTAAATTTATCTTTAAATCTTTAAGATAAATAAGATAAATAATATTAACTTATATATAAGATTTTCAAAAATAAAATAATTATAAATGAAGATATTTGTGATACATTATAAAAAATTAGTAGATAGAAAAAAATATATGTTAGAACAATTTGAAAAACATAATATTACTGATTATGAATTTATTGAAATTGATAGAGATGAATTAGATGTATATGATTTATCTAAATTTGAAAATATATCAAATCCTGTAATGGCAATTAAATTAAGTCATTTATATGCATATACAGAAATTAAAAATAAATATGATGAAGCACTTATTTTAGAAGATGATGTTATATTATGTGATAATTTTATGACTGTTTTAGATAATTATATGAAACAATTACCAAAAGACTATGATATGTGTTTTTATGGTTCTTGTTGTAATTTACATATTCAACCTCATAATTTAATACCTGATAAAAATATTTATAAAAAATCCGTAGAAGTAACAGATTGGTGTATAGGTTCAACGAGAGCATTATATTGTTATACTGTAAGTAAGAAAGGTGCTTTAAATGTATGTGATTATGTTGATAATATTACATATAAAATAAATATATTAACTGACCAATGGATGAATATAGTAGCAAGAGATATTAATTTAAATATGTATTGGGCAGAACCAACAATAGCAATACAAGGTTCAGAAATAGGTTTATTTAATAAATCATATGTATATAATTAATATATGATTAAGTATAAAAAGAATAAGAAATCTAAATTAAATGTTACATTTTTCTTTTTTTGATGACTATTTTTTTCATTATTAATGTATGTATATAAAGCAACATTTACCTCATAACAAAGACAAGTTCTAGTTTTTTTAAGTGTATTATTGTTCATTTAGGACAAACATTTTTATAATGGTATTATTGCACTATCAAATAATATTTAATATATATTAAGCAGATAACAATACTTTGAGATAATTATTAATCATAAAATAATTATAATATAGTTGAAATCAACATTATTATTAAAAAATAGATAAATATTTAAATTTAGGTGTTTAATAATAAATTATTTAATACATTAATATTAAAATAACAATCAGGATATTTTTGAAAAAAATCATTAATTTTTAATTTCATAATGACTAGATTAGAATTAAGTAATTCTTCAGTTATATCACTCCATTCATTAACAACTAAACAAGGAAATATATCATAAAGTTTATCAAAAACACTATTTGTTTTTTTAACTATAGGAATAGATTTAAGATAAATAATTTCAAAAAAACGATGAGTATCAACACCACCACCAACCGGTGCTATAACATAATTTGATTCATTAATATATTCATAATATTTATATACTGGAATTGTACCATATTTAGAAGTCATATTATAAGGAAAATTTAATTTTGATATATCATAAACAAAAGATTTATCTTTAAGAGAGTTATAAGCAATTAATCTATCCTCGTGATTTTGATTAGCAATACCACCAATTAGACAAAGATGTTTTTTAGAAACATTTTTTAGACCTTCATTGAATAAATAGCTATGATAAAAATTATCATGCATTACTTTAGCAATAGTTCCACAATCTCTAATACCTATAGGCATACAATGAACTAATGGATGAGAATAATTATTATTTTGACAATAAATATGATATGCTAGTGGTAATATAATATTAATGATATCGTGTGGAACAAAAGGTTCATATTGTAAATAAAATATTAATTTAATATTTAAAGATTTTATAGCATCAACAATAGTATTAAAATTTTTAATAATTATTGGTTCACCTACATCAATAAAAATTTTATCACCATCTTTTAAAAATTTTATTAATTCAATACATTTATATATATTTATTTTTTCTAATCTATTAGAAAATAAAAGATTACAATTAAGAGCATAACCAAGTTGAGATAAATTAAAAATAATTGATGATTTATACCATTGAATAATCTCTTTATATTCTTCCATTATTTATAAAAATAGTATAAATAATGTCTTTATATATATTAACTTATATTTGGTTTAGTATTATTAATATTAATATAATTGAAAATTGACAGATTTTAGGTTGATTAACATTATTGAAGATATTATAATTACCGAACTACATTTATTTATAAATAAAATTAATAATAAATATCAAGATTATTTTTTTTAATTTAGTATAAAATAATCCTGATATTTAAAGATAATATTATATATAATATTAAAAAAATGTCTATTACTTTTTTAACATATGGTAGTCATTCTTACTTTATTGATGCTTCTAATCGTTTATGCAATCAAGCTAATAATTTAAATATTTTTAATAATATTTACAATTATAATTTAAATGATTTAAAAAATGATAAAGAATTTTGGGATAGACATGGAACTTTTATTGAAAATAATGCAAAAGGTGGTGGATATTGGTTATGGAAACCATATTTAATACATAAAACTATTGAAAAATTACAAGATGGAGATTTATTATTATATTTAGATTGCGGATGTGAAATTATAATTGAAGAAAAAGAATTTATGTTTGAAAATATTAATAATGTAAAAAAATATAAATTATTAGCAGCAATAACAGAAAATTCAAATGAATATAAATATAATAAAATGGATCTTATTCATAAATTAAATATGAATAATAATGTTGAAGAACTAGAAATGCTTCATATTCAAGCAGGTTTTATATTTTTAGAAGTTTCACAACAATTTAAAAATATAATAAAAGAATGGTATGAATTAGCATGTAATTATCATTATATTAATGATAATCCTTCTATAATTCCAAATAATAGTAATTTTATTAGACATGCACACGACCAATCAATATTTAGTTTATTAATTAAAAAAAATAAATTATATCAAAAATGCGTATCAGAATGGACAATATTTTGTATTAAATATGCTAGAAATAAATCAGGTATATCAAATTATTATATTAAATAATTTATTTTTTTATTATAATTGTATTTCATAAAAAATATTATTCCAATTACAATCTGGAATAATATTTTTTATAACATTATAATTATTATTTATGTAATATTGTAATTTTTTTAAACAAACTAAATCATCAAATATTATTTTAAATGTATTATCTGATGAATTATTTAATTTAAGACAATATTCAAATTCTTTTGTAATATAATTTTCATCATGAAGTCCATCAATATGAAAAAAATCAAATTTAATATTTAAATCTTTTAATGCTAATAAACTATCATTATGAATAAATGTAATAGCATTATTAAAATATTTATTTAAAATTTTAACTGCAGGTTTTGCATATTCATCACTAATATCAATACAAGTTATTTTTAAATTAGGATTTGATAATAACATAATTAATAAAGAATGTCCCATATATGTTCCTATTTCTAATACATTTTTAGCATTTTTTACACTATTATATAATAATAATTGTTTATCATACATTAAATTACAATATTTATATTTTTGTCCATCAAATAAATATGAACCACAACCATTATAAAATTTATTACCACATTCTTCATATATTTCATAAAAAATATGTATATTATCTAATAATTTAGAAGTAAATTCATTACTATTATCCATTGTATTTAATATATCGATTTTAAGTTTTTAATAAAAAACGCGAGATAAAATCATTTAGCAAAACATCATCTGCAAAAATAATAAAAAAATGCCAGGAATGTTTAATAGGCTTATAATGACGGTAAATTATTAAATCCTAAAACAAATAGATGTGTTAAAATAAATGGTAAAAAGAAAATGAATTTAAATGAGTATTATTATTATATATATATTTAATAAGAAAATGAATTATAATTTTGATGAAAAAAAATCAACACCATTATGTGAAATAATGGGAAAATATGGAAGTGATAAAGGAAGAGATGATATTATTAAAAGTTGGCATAATTATACAACTTTATATTATAGTATATTTAATGAAATAAAAGATAAAAAATTAAGAATATTTGAATTAGGATTAGGAACAAATAATATAAATATACCATCAAATATGGGTATATATGGGAAACCATGTGCATCAATATATGGATGGAGGGAATATTTTCCAAATTCATTAATATTTGGAGGGGATATAGATAAAGAAATATTAATAAATGACGAGAGAATAAAAACATATTATTGTGATCAACAAAATCCTGAAATAATTAAAGAGATGTGGAATAATAAAGATTTAGAAGATAATTTTGATATAATAATAGAAGATGGATTACATACATTTAATGCGAATGTATGTTTTTTTGAGAATAGTATTCATAAATTAAAATCAGGAGGATATTATATAATAGAAGATATAGTAATAACAGAGAAACATTTATTTATAAATAAAATAAATAATGAATGGAAAATTAAATATCCAGAATATATATTTAATTTAGTAGAAATACCATCATTAGTAAATATACATGATAATAATTTATTAATAATTTATAAAAAAGATATATAAAGATTTCTTATTATTTTCTTTAAATATAATTTTGAATACATCATTTTTATATAAAATTATAAATATTATGATAATATAAAAAAAATAGATAAGTCAATTGATTTATTTGAATTAAAAGATAATAATAATTTACCACCCGAATATGATAAATATTTAAAAATTATATTTCAAATGATTAACCAAATTTTGTAAATATAAAAAGTAATTACACATTGTTAATGATGATATTAATGGTAATAATCGTTTTTATTTGAAAATTGTGAATATTTTTTAATTATAATTGAAAAACATATTTATAATATTTCATTAGTTTTTTTAAAAATCTTAATGGAAAATCTTTATCAGTTAAATTATTTTTATTTTCTGTATTAAACCATACTGCAACTATAAATGGAAATATTGATAATGAATTTTTTAAATCTTTAATATAATTATTATAATCATAATTAATATTATTAGTGATTAATATATTATAATAATATTGGATTATATTATTATATAAATCTTCATTAAAATTAATACTTTCAACTAATAGAAATATAATATCACTTATACCTTTATTTAAATTAATATATTGAAAATCTAAAAAATATGGTATATTATAGTCTTTATAAAATATATTAGGACTTTTTAAATCACCATGACATAATGATAATGGATATGTCGATAATTCATTTATTATAGTTGAAAAATTATTTTTAATATTATCGAATAATTTAATAAATGAATTATCAAAATATTCTTTATTATCTAATATAAACTTATCATATCTATCTTTAATTAAAATATTATAATAATTAAACTCTTCAATTGTTCTAACTTTTTGTAAATAAACTGGAATATCATTATAAGAGTTATAATAATTTTTAATATGTAATTTAGATATATTATTTATAATATTATAAATAAGTTCAATGTTATTATTCAAATCCATATTGAAACATCCATTATAACAATTTAAATCATTTAATATAATTGATTGATTTATATATGAACCATCATAACAATAAGGAGTATTAATAATATCTTTAATATTTATATATATATTTTTATAAAAATATATTTCATTATTGTATAAATCTAATTTTTTTGCCGTTATAGTTAATGAATTATTAATATTTGCAATTTTTAATATTATATCAATATTATTATCATCATTTACTATTGAATATTTACATATATCACATATATATCCACCTCCGCGATTATTAAAATCATATTTAATATTACTTGTATTAAAAAAATTGGTAATAATATTTTTATTATTAATATTATTTATAATATAATCTATATTTATTTCACTATAATTACTAAATATATTTTTATAATCATTTTCATTATTATCAATTTTCATATAAATATTATGAATATCAGCATTATAAGCACTTAAATATCCAATATAACTATCTTCAAATACTATATATTTATTATATTTATTCTCATTAAAAAAATATTTAGCATTTAAATAAGGTTCTTTATCTGGTTTTCCATTTATGCAATCATTTGCACTAATAATTAGATTGATATATTTATAAATATCAAAATGATTTAAAATATTTAAAACTGTTAATTTATTACAATTAGTTATAATGGCAGTTCTAGAATTATTTAATTGTTGTAAAAAATCAATAACACCATCAAATAATTTAATTTTAGTAATATTATTTTTAAATAATTCATCTTTTTTTTGTGATATCTCATTAATTTCAGATATTGTAATATTATGTATAATTGATTTTAAAAAATCATTATCACATTTACTTTTTATATTTTTAATATAATAATCTTTATTTATATTAATATCAGTTAATAATTCATTCCATATTTCTATATATAAATCATCAGTATCAACTAATGTACCATCTAAATCTAATAAAAATATATATTCAAATGTTTTAATTTGTTCTGGTGTTCCTAATGAGAAATAATCTTTATTATCGATTGTTATATTATTAAATTTAATACCATCATTAATCATATATTTAATTACAGATGATATATAATATTCATTTTTAACAATTATGTTATTATCAATAACAAGTTTTGAATATTTATATAATTCTTTATATGATGAAAATCCATAAGCACCACAACATGCAATTTTATTATAATTATTGAAAAAATCTTTTTCTTTAATATCTATTATTTTATTATCATTATTAATTTTAACATATGAAAATATTGGATTTATATTATTTTTATAATCATTAAATGTGATAATTGAATTAGAACCATTCCATAATTTTATAATATCTTTAGTATAAAAATTATCAGCATCTATACATATTATACTATCATCATTTTCATTATTATCTATAAGATTATTTAATCCATGCAAAACAGTATGAAGTGCACCGTTAGTAAGAAATGTTAATTTTAAAAACTTGAAAATAACATTAGAATATCTATTAATAATATTATTTTCAAAATCATAATTTACATATTCCTCATTATAAATTATATATACAAAATTAATATTATTATAATTTATATTATCTAATAACCAATAAATAATTGGTTTATCTTCTACTAATATTAAACCTTTAGGATTTTTAAATCCATTTGCTTTAAATCTTTCTCCAATACCATTTAAAGGTATTAAAATAATCATTATAATATATAAGTATTAGATTATTTATATATATTTATAAATATAATGCTTAGAAATAAATGTATATTTTGTGAATCATTAAAATTATCAATATTTTTTGAAAATGATTATTCTATTCCTGTAGGATCATATAATGTAGATAAAAATGATGAAAATATTAAAATAATACCATTTAATATTTTATGTTGTGATAATTGTAATACATTTCAAACTAAATATTTAGGAGATTTAAATGATATTTATAAAAATAACCATTGTGATGGTTGTGGAACTATTAGAACAGAAATGCATGATAGATTTGCAGAAATTATTTATAATAATTTACCTAATTTATTAAGTGTTGCAGAAATTGGAGCGGGAAATGGAATATTAAGTGAATGTATTTTAAATAAAAAAAAAATAAATTATACTATAATTGACCCTTATTATTTTGGAGTTAAAGAAAATAGAAATATTATTAATGATTATATAGAGCAAATTAATTTAACAAATATTAATACAAATACTATAATTATGTCTCATGTATTTGAACATTTTTATGAACCATTAAAAATTATAAAAAAAATAGAAGAATCAAATAATATAGATTATGTATGTTTATGTTTTCCAGATTTAGAAACATATATTAAAAATAATACATATAATGTATTAACTCCTGAACATACATATTATATTGAAAATAATTTTTTAAAACAAATATTTTTAAAATATGGTTTTGAAATAATTATTGAAGAAAGTTTTAAAGAACATTCAGTATTTTTAATATTTAAAAGAACAGTTAAAAATATTAATTTAACTATTAAAAATGAAAATTCTATAAATGATATTAAAAATTATTATAATTCTATATTTAAAAAAATAAATAAATTAAATAATTTATTATTAGCTAATGTAAATATGGATACATATATTTTTCCATGTTCTATTCATACATTATATTTATTTGCATTCGGATTAAATACTAAATTAATTAAATCAATATTGGATAATTCAAAAAATAAAATAAATAAATATTTATATGGTTATGATTTAATATGTGAATCATTTAATGATATTATACATAAAGATGAGAAATCTATTATAATATTAAATGGAGGATGTTTTAATAAAGAATTAAACTTAAACTTAACATCAAATATAATATATATTATATAGATTTTATAATATTATCAATTAATTCTATTTGCGTGGAATTAATTATTTGAACACTATTTTTTGAAGTTATATAATCAATTAAAAACCTAATATATGGTAGCATTTTATAATGACCTTGTAACATATCTGTATTATCAATTACATATATTATCTTATTTTCTAAAAAAATACAATTAAATAAAAAACTTGAACCAAAATCTAATACTATTATATTAGAATTATTAATAATAGAAAATTGATATTTAATATTATTTAAATGATATGTATCTAAAACAACACCATTATTATTAACAATAATTTCTTTAATTTTATCTGTATTTTCAATTATTCTATCTGTAATTATATTATTATCAAAATTATTTCTAGGTAAAAATAATAATTTATTATTAGTAGATAAATTAATTAAGTTATTTTTAATATAATCAATATAATAATTAAAATGATATTGAAAATATACATCAGTATTATGATTTATATTTTTATAATTTAAAGATAATATAAATGGACAATATGTGATATTATTATAATTATCAATATTATAAACTATTTCATTATCAATATTAAAAAATGCTAACATATTTTTTACAATTCTTTTATTATTTTTAGTTAAAACTTTTATATTATTATTAGTGATAATTAAGTTTTTTAGAATACCAACACATATACATGCGTGATATATCCAATGTGCTAATCCATAATCATCACCATCTAATATAAAATAATAGGTTTTATTATTTTTATAATTATCATTATAAGTATCAGTATAATTATTAACTATTACATTTAAATTACCTAATTTATCATAATATTTATTATTAATAATATTAGAAGATGTATTATATATATCAACATATATATATGGGTGTTCTAGAATATATTTATAATCTATTAAATTATTAATAATTAAATAATCATTAACATCTATATTCATTATATTATAATTACCTAATTTATAATGATATTTATTATCAATGATATTATACACAGTAAAATATATATAAACATATAAACTTAACTAAAATATTAAAATTGCAAATATATTGATAGTATTTTAATGTAGTATAAATATACTTTTTATTATTATATTTAAAACTTTAAAAATAGGATTTTGGAGTAATCAATTATGTGAAAGAGGAACTGATATTGCTTTATATGATTATGCTTATTATAATCAAATAATATTAAAAAATAAATCTTATATATTTTATGAAAAAAATAATACTAATAATAATCAATCCTTTATAGATAAATTTTAAAACGAATTTGATATAATTGGGGGTCAATAATTTTGATGAAATTGATAAATATTTAACTTAAAATGATATACATATATTATATAGTATTAAAGGAGGTGTGATAATAAATTAAGTAAAGTAGCAAATAATATAATTCATTATGTTTTTACATGTTCTGAACCACATGGAGAAGTATATGCAGCTGTTTCATCATCAGTATCTAATTATAATAATAATATTACCTCATATTGTAGATTTACCATATCATGAAGAAAAGAATTAAATATTCCGGAAAATGCGGTTGTATTTGGAAGACATGGCGGAAAAGCACAATTTGATATTAGATGTGTTCAAGAGACTATATATAATATAGCTAAATCAAATCCAACAATTTATTTTATATTTGTAAATGCTTATACTTTTTGTGAAACATTACCTAATATCATTCATTTAGATATAATTATATATTCAAATTTAAAAAGAAGATTTATTAATACATGTGATGATATGATTTGGGTAGAATTGAAGGTGAAACATTTGGATTATCTATTTCTGAATTTTCTATATGTAATAAACCGGTTATAGCTGCCAATATTGGATATGATGCTCATTATAAATTATTAAATAATTATGGTATTTAACAACAGTAAAAAGAGAGATTACAAAAAAATAATTGGAATGCTTATAAAGAATATACACAAGATAATGTTATGAAAATATTTCATAAAAATAAAAATTTTAATTTTACCTCATAAACCTGATGTTATTTAAAAGAGAAAAAGGATAATAAGGATAAAATGATTTATTATTATCAATGTTATTAATTATTATCAATGCTTTTTATTAATATTCATGATGATACTTCCTTTATGTCTAATAAAAATAAAATGAT